AGTTTCCAAATAGATATGGTAGGGTTTGCATAAGAAGATACAAGTATAAAAACATACTTGGAAAGATGTTAAGAATACCACCAGAGCATTGGATGAAAGCGATATATCTCCCAACATATCAATTTGTAGGGGCAAGGCCAAACAAGGTGTGGAACAAGGTGTACAGAATGATGAAGAGAAACGGTATGCCAGAAGCACCAAAGGAATAATAAAATGCCAGATCCACTACCATTTGTAAGTAGAAACTCAAACTCACCTCAAGATAGTATTGGTCTATTGCAGGGTGGTGCGAATAGAGATGTTTCAGCACAGGCAACTGATGTCTATCAAAATCAATTGACCTTGACCAACATATACTTAAAGAGAGCAGAAGAACAACTTGAGCAATCTGTTGGTTACACAAAATACAAGACAGCGGTGCGTAGTAATATAGAACAACAAATGGCCCATATCGTAAATATGGGCGGTTATGCAAGACCCACAAGATTTCATCTTGAGTTCACCGAGTTCAATCCGTATGTAAATGAGAGATTGTCTAGGAACTGCATGTCAACTAATCTGCCAGGTAGAGGACTTCAATCTCAGCCACTGAAGATATATGGTCCTCCTATGGAATATGTCTACGAAACCAACTACCAAAATGAACTTCAAATGACCTTTAGAGTTGGTTCTGACATGTTTGAACGAGTATTTTTCGAGGATTGGATGAACACAGCCTATTCGAACATAACGGCTGATGTCGAATATCCAGATGTCTACAGAAGAAGCCTTAAACTATATCAACTAGACATGCTTGATAAAAAAGTTCTGTGTATGAGGCTTGATGATGTTTTCTGCAAGTCTGTTGGAGACATAGAACTAAGCACAGATGCATCTGATCAGATTGAAACAGTTACAGTAACTATGGGATACACTCAGTATCAGATAATAGGAAAAATGCGCGTTGCTCCAAAGGGAATAGCACCACCAGAACAATCGATACGCAAACCCATTTACCCAGGATCGATGCCACAGATACTACCACAACTTGGAAAAACAGATCCGACACTCACGGGAGAGCAAGAAGAAGTAATGGATATATTGAAGAATGCACTTAATGGAATATAATTGAAATGGAGTTACATTATGGCACTGCCAACACTTAGCGTACCGAAATACCCAATCATAATACCATCAACAAAGAAGAAGACTAGATTCAGACCGTTCCTAGTCAAGGAACAGAAATTGCTGTTCATGGCACTTGAAAGTGGAGATGAAACACACATGATAGATGCCATGTGCGATATCGTCTCTATCTGTGTCGATGGAGTCGATGACCCAAAGAAAATGCCTATATTCGATCTTGAATATCTGTTCGCAAAGATAAGATCGAAATCAGTGGGCGAGACAGTCACTCTCAAGGCAACATGTCCAGAGTGTGATGCAAAGCAGGATGTGGAGATAAATCTAGAAAATGTGGAGGTGGAATTCCCGTCAGAACACAACAATAAGATAATGTTGTCTGATGATGTTGGTCTGATTCTGAAATATCCAGCCTTGGGTGATGTAAAGCCAGAGATGAAGGAGATGAATTCTGAAAATATAGTCAACTTCATCTGTGATTCTATAGATGTCGTATTTGATAAGGAAACGACATACACCAGAAAAGACTTTACTGATGATGAGATAAAGCAGTTTGTAGATTCAATGAATGCGGCACAGTTTGAGAAGATATCGGGTTTCTATTTGAACATGCCAAACCTGAAGAAGGAAATAGAATGCAAATGCAAGAGTTGCAGCCATGAGTTCAAAATAGTCTATAAGGGTCTTCGCGATTTTTTTATCTAATACTCTGTCATGACAATGTGGGAAACATGTATCGGTGCAACTTCACCATGATGCAAAATCACCACTACTCGCTGACAGAGTTGGAAAACATGATTCCGTGGGAGAGGGAAGTATACATGAGTCTTCTCATTCAACACATAAAGGAAGAGAATGACAGACTCAAGCAACAGCAGGAAAAAATGAGAGCAAGGTAAATCAATGGCACTACCATCACTTACACAGCAAAAAATGCAGGAAACTGATGACATAGAACTCATGAAGTATGTGAAGTATAGTCTCAAAGAGTCTGTATCTACTTCATTGAAGTCAACGATGCTATCTCTACAGTCCATTCCAGCAAAGTCTCCATTGCTGAGAATGCTTGGTGGTGGAATACTGGCTGAAAGAGCCGATATAAAGAAGCGAGAACTATTCGCAAGCCAAGGACGCGATCCAAACACTGGTAGAAAACTTACAAGAGCAGAAGTAGATGAAATAAACAACAGAAGAAAATCATATGGTGTGATGGGTGAAATACGAGATTCTGTGATAGCAATCTATGATATTCTTGAAAATGAAGGACCAAAAGAAAAAGACAAAAGCATACTTGCAGCGGAAGAACAAGCCAGTGAACTTGCCACACAGAATGAATTAATCAGGAAATCAGAAAGAAAGTTCTGGGAGGAGTTATTTGACAAATACTTCTCTATTGGCGGAAGCGGTTTCGTAAGTCTGAGGTCTGGTATAGAGGCTGGTGGCGGTGGTGGCGGTGGTGGATTACTTTCAAATCTCTTCGGTGCTGGCATAGTCGCTGGCATAGTTGCTCTTACTGCCAGTGCGGCAGCAGCGGTTCTTCGTAGGCTGGGTATAAAAGTTCCAAAATCTATAAGTGATAGGACAGTAGGAGCAAAAATAGGAAAGACTCCTAAAACAGAACCTATTGAAGCAAAACCAAAGTTAACAACGACAGAGCCAGAGGCAACAAGAACAAAAACAGCACCAATAATAACAGATGATGAAGCAAGAACATTGCTAAGAAATCAGATTGATGCTCAGAACAAAGTAACCACAATTTCTAAAGAATTGGAGACTGCAACCAACACGGCAAACGCTAAACCTACAGGTCCAGATGTTCAAGATCAAATAAGAATCAAAAACATTGAAGAAAGACTTGGTTTTGCTAAAAATGAGTTGATTGCTGCGGAGAATGCAGCAAAAAACGCTGGTGTGAGTGCAACAGAGGCAAGTCTAAAGGTAAGACAAAAGATAGTCACACCAGAAGGAAATATACCGCTACAAGGAGCGGCAGAATCATTTGAACAAGCGGGAAAAGCAGCAAAGATGCTGAAATTTCTCGGCAAAGCAGTTCCATTTGTTGGTCCTCTACTGATGGGTGGTGTTGGTGCTTATCAAGCGTATCAAGTAAGTCAGAGCGATATGACTGATGCTCAAAAAGCAATTGAATATAAGAGAATAGGAATATCAACGGGTAGTGGAATCGTAGGGGGTGAAATAGGTGCTGTACTAGGTGGATTGGTTGGTGCGCCATTTGGAGGGGTCGGCGCAATACCTGGAGCAATACTTGGTTCATATATTGGTGCTGAACTTGGTCTTGCAGGCGGAAATTATTTTGCAGATGTATATGATTCATTATTTGGACCAGATGCATCAGAGTTGACACAAGAACAACTACAAAGAAGACAAAAACTACTTTTAGATACTGTCGGTACTCCTGGTGGCGGTGGTGGTATTAAGTACATTTACGATGAAGTTCTTCAATCACTTGATGCACAGAAAGACTTCTTCAAGTCTCTCGGCAATTGGTTTATTGGAAACGGATTTGTTCCAGATGCATCTGCACCCCAAACATTAGGATCAAATGCCTCATTTGGAAACAAACCAATGATGGCTGCATCCTTTACATCACAGATGCCATCAAGTCAACAGATGATAGCAATGGACTTCATGCGTAGACAAAGTCAGGGAGTTGGTGGTGGAGTAAACATAATTGCTCCAACTACCGTAAACAACACCAATGCAACATCTAATGCGGCAATATCTACGAACCCAAGCGTAGAAAGAACGGGAGCAGATTTACAGGGACTGATTTTCAGAAATCAATCAGCATATGCATTAGGTTAAGAATAAAGTTCAACCATGCTCATGTCAAACTCATGGATGCCATCATCCATCGTGTAGTAGATCTTGTCAAAGACCTTTGCACACCATGGGAGACACTTTGGACAGGGACGCGAGATTCGCATCTGCCCAAAACTATTGAACCTGAAGTTCCATAGTTCAAGACCTTCCTTCCTGTCGCATTTCAGGAAAGCATCAAGTTCGGAGTGAACCTCTCCAAAGAGATAGCCGTGCTTGACAGCCAGCGGGTGCGTCTTGAATCTATTGATGCCTACTGCGAGGATCTTGTTCTTGTGCAGGATGACGCTGCAATGCCGCTTCCGACGCGGGATCTCAAGACACTTGGCCTGAGCAAAGTCGATCAACTTGCGGTGTTTTTCGGGATCTATCATAATAAAGATCTTCATTCAATCCCGACACTCTATTTATCGGGGTCGATTACAGACTCATCGAAAGATTCTTTTCGATTTCAAAAGAATGTTTAGAGCCACCTTGCCATGAGTCCGATCAATAGTAGCGTAAAGGCAGCAATGGCAATCACCCGCGCAATACCTAACGCAACTATTTGTGTCTCATCTTCCTTACGCTTTCGTTCCTCAAGCCATCTATCGTAGTCTTCGTTCATTCCCATGAGAATACCTCCGTAAGATATAGGAGTCAAGCAAGTCACCAAAACAAATCTTTTGATCGTTTGTTTCAGAATCATATGCGTTCACCCTCAAAACATTTTTTCATCGACTTCCTTGACTTCCCTAAAGTAGACGATACTCTTGTGTCGATGAAGGTCATGGTGGCCTTCGAAGAGAACTTGTTGAGGGAGGGAGTCCTCGACGCATACATAATAGGAAGATTGGTGGTTTTGTGAAGTTGTTTCGCATGACGATAGATACTGATTCCAACCCAGATGACGATGCCCCCATCGTCAAAGGAAAGGATAGTACTGTCATGGAAGAGAAGGATGACTATGTTGGGCGTGTTTCCAATGAGAGGAAAGATGCTCTTGTGCATGACCTGATCCTTGTGGTCAAGTCTGCAATGACAAAGGTCAGTTCGCGGGATCAACTTTGGTGCGACATCATCAATAAGACCGAGAAGGACATCCGCCGCGTGGTGGATCAAGCGATCAAGTGAAGGAGATTCGTAATGAAGATGGAACTCGACCACAGGTTCGTGGCTGCATTCAAGACATTCATGGGCAGTCTGAACGAAATCGTAGGCAATGCAACGCAACAGAGAAGCACAGCCACCTATGAGGAGGGCTACAAGTATGTGCGGATCGTCGTTGCATCCGACAACAACGGAACCCCGTCCAAGACTGCATGGGGATTCATCGACAAGCGTTCGGGAGACATCTTCCGCGCTGCAAGTTGGAAGGCACCCTGCCTGAACCACATTCGCGGGAATCTTTATGACGAGAGCAATGGCCTCAAGCACTGCCATTGGACTGGTCCTGCGTACATATGGGAGATCAACGGGAAGGAGAAGGACGAAACCGTGGTTGTAACGACTGGCCCCGCAACGGAGGTTGTCTAATGTTTCGCCTTCATATTGATATTCCCATTCCCGCTTCTGAAGAAGAGGCAATCGACAGCAGCAAGAGGATCATGGAACTTTTCCATTACATGATTCGTTCCAAGTCTTTCGGAAACTTTGACATCGAACAGATCAACTATCGTCTTGGTCACGATGAAGATCGTCAGAAGTCAAACTATCTCGACAAGAATGATAATGGACATGTCAGCAACAAGAAGTCAAAGATTGTTTTGACAAGACCATTGACAGCGGACGAAGCCGAGATAAAGTAGTGGGGTCAAAGAAACGCGCCGTGGGAGGTCTTGGCATCCTCAGTTCGATTTATAACCGAATAAGAGTTGGTTCGAATCCAACACGGCGTACTCAACATCATGAGTGAAACGAATCGCCACTCAGGTGTTTCAAACTTTGCGATTCAAAGGAGCATGTAGATGTTTGGTTTCAATAGCAATAGCGTGTTCAAGTTCGTGGGAGCGGCAAGCGCAGCGGGTTTCCTCTGGTTCACCTTCCTTTCTCCCGAAACTGTCAATGCAGAGCAGAAGGCAAACTACTGCCTGATCGCATTCTTCGCGTCACTCGCTGTGTATTACTACTCGCGTTTCTCGCAGGAGTGCAAGCACATCGAACAGGACGGAATGTGGCGGCGTTGTGATGACATTGAGCGGGAACAGAGTCAAGAGATCGGTCGCCTTTGGGACAAGATCAACAATCTTGAGTCGCAGTGTGATGGTGGTGCTTGCCCAAGCAAGCGTGGTCGCTGACATGTCGGGTGGGGTCTGACCCCCTAGCGTCAGCAGAGGGTGAGCGCATTCTGCAAATAACGCTCGTTCATGCGGGTATGATGTAGCGGCAACATGTGAGTTTTCCAAACTTTCCTCACGGGTTCGAATCCCGTTACCCGCTTCTGCGTGTTTCAGTGTGTGATGCTGACTAGGATTACTGTTGTGATTGAGCATGGGTGCAAGCCCCACGACACGCTTTATTGGAAGGTTGTCCGAGTGGTTGAAGGAGCAGCATTGGAAATGCTGTGTGCGCGTTAGTGTACCGTGGGTTCGAATCCCACATCTTCCGTTTACATTGGTCTGTAGCACAACGGTTGTGCAATCCGCTGTTAACGGATCGGTTATAGGTTCGAATCCTATCAGACCAGTTTGGTTGTGTACTCAAGCGGCAACGAGGTTTGACTGTAAATCAAATGCCATTCGGCTTCAGGGGTTCGAGTCCCTTCGCAACCACTAGCCACTTTAGCACAGAGGTAGTGCGTCATATTTGTAATGTGAATGTCGTGAGTTCGAATCTCACAAGTGGCTTTCACGGTCCTATCGTCTAAGGGTCAGGACAGGACACTTTCAATGTCCCAATCGGGGTTCGAATCCCCGTAGGATCATTCTTCCATGCCATGTTATGCTATCTCAATCCGTGAAGACAAACAGCACCTATTGAAGGACAATGGAGGTTTTTTGTTTTTCAGGAAGAAAAGCCTTGCAGACGGAGTGTGTGAATCGATGAACATGCTCAGAAAAAGCATGAAACTTGACCAAGTATATTCCGTCTGCAAGGTTGATGAAAAAGATTGGAAAGGTCTTCCAATAATCTACGATCAGGAGTACGAAAATGACACTTCCGCAGGAAATGTTTCAGGCTATACGAAACGCGCGGCACTTCATGGTGGCTCTGATGGATCCGACACAGACACCAAAGGTTCCAAAGGCAGTAAGACAAAGAGCAAGGGATCGACTCAAGCACTTCCCTTCTGAATACGAAATCAATGAGTTGGAAAAGATGCACTCTCTGATGGGACGAGATCCAAACATTCTTCTCAATGAGTGTATGAAGGGTCTTGACTCCATCCGTGGAGAACTTACCATAGTGAACAAGCGAGTGAATGATGTCGGCAACGGCATCATCGAAACGATCAAGAACACAGCAAGGAGTTGAGATGCCAAACAGCAAAGCAAAGAACGCCGCACGAAAGCACCGCAAGTCTCGCAATCGTTGGAAGGCCAAGCACCGCGAGGGTCTTGCTCTCGCCAAGGACAAGACTCCGAAGCCGAAGAAGAAGGTTTCTGTCTTTGAACGCGCAAAGGCAGCAATGGAAATATCCTCTCTGTCGGGGGCATCCCCGTCTGCCGTATCTAACCCGACAGAGAGGACTCCACGCCGCACCGCATCGATGATGACATTCGATGAACTCAGAGCCAACAAGGGCTGAAATGCAAAGAACACTCTACGCTTGGAACAAGAAGCCGACTCATGCATCCGAAGAGAATCGGGGCGTGAAGACCAAGGCATGGAACGGAACAATTGGGAGAACAAAGATGCTAGACCGTACACAGATCGTTGAATCACTTCATAGCGGAATCTGCGAAGTTGCCTTCACCAAGGCCGATGGCACCGAGCGTGTGATGAAATGCACACTTTCAAAGTCATACCTTCCACCCGACACTCGACAAGTTCTTACTGAGGATGGACCAAGGAATCCAAACATCGTGAATGTTTGGGATACTGAAGCCAATGGTTGGAGGTCTTTCGCCATCGACCGCGTGAAGTCCTTCAATCGTGTCGGCTCACTGCTGAACGGATGATTTACTGCCCCTCTAACTCAATTGGCAGAGTATCGAACTTTTAATTCGTCGGTTGTGGGTTCAAGTCCCACGGGGGGCATTATGCGTAAGATGAAGCAGAAGAAGGCAGAGACAGAGAAGGTCGAAGTTGAGGTGAACATCTCAGACGAGACTATGCTTATCATTGCAAGATACGCACACTCGCGAGATATCACAATCAACGAAGCCATCAATGAACTTCTATGGAAACACATAGAGTCTTTGGAGAAGAAGTGAAACAACGGCGCGGTAGACTTTCTCGGATTCATAAATAAGCATGGAGGTTTGAATCCATGCCATATAAAGATCCAGAACAAAAGAAGAAACATCGAAAAGCATACTATGAACGGACAAAGGCGCAAGCACACGAATACTACCTAGAAAACAAACTCAAGTTTCGTGATAGAAATCGTGTGGCTAGAAGAAGAAATACCGAATTTGTCAATGAATACAAAGTAAAACACGGGTGTAGTAAATGCGGATACAAAACCCATGCTTGTGGCATAGACTTTCATCACACGGAAAAGAAGAAAGAGAATGTAGCAAGGATGGCAAAATCATGCCTTTCGATAGAAAGTCTTTTGGGGGAGATGTCGAAATGTATTTTGCTTTGTGCCACTTGTCATAGAGAAGAGCATTACGCCAATAGATCGTAGAAAACCTCGCCAGCGTGGTGGAATGGCATACACGGTTCACTCAAAATGAACTGATCGATAGATCGTGCAGGTTCGAATCCTGTCGCTGGTATTATGAACAAAGAACGCTACATCGAACTCGACCGATCAGGAACAGGACTCACCAAGGAAGAGTGGGAGCAGGGTTGGCATTGGTGCAACGAATGGGATGGAATGCTTGTCGGTCCCAACACCGATGAAGCACTTGTCTGTTCTTGCAGCCATCCTGCCATCGAAGCATGGAAGGAATCGGAAGAGGGCAAGAAGTTGCAGAAGAAACTTGACGAGCGATTCGAAAAACTCACCGAGAAAAACTTCTTGATGGAGGACGGCAAGTGATCAAAAAGAAGGCTAAGACCACCCGCACCACCAAGATGGAGCGTCTGCGTATTGAAGCAGAGAAGAATCGTCCCGTGGGTGTGAGGGTTGTGTCGGAAGGACGATGCGAGGTGGAGATCACCACGCTTTACAACTCCACGATGCACAAGCGCATGGGAGGAGTTCGTGCTGACTATTTTGATACCTCTGAACCTGCGTCACCGACCGTCTACATGGACAATCCGCACAACTTGCGAATCCTTGCACAGGCTTTGCTTGCGGCAGCGGATTGGATGGAGGACGGCAAGTGAGCGGAAAGCAATACGAACCAACCTACGAAGGTCAACTAGACAAGTGCCAAGACGAACGACACGCACTTCAAATGCAACTTGAGGAGTATCAGGAGTGTTTTGCAAATCTCCACAAGGAACACCATGAATTGTGGGATGATTTTGAGCGTGTCACGAAGGAACGGGATGAGGCTCGTAGGAGAATCTGCGAAACCACCGACATGACCAATCCCAGCGATGATTGCTATGTGCGATTGACTCCGAAGCAGATTGCAGAGCATTATGGTTGGGATTGCTACAAAGAACCATATTGCTTTCGTGTAAACGGCGTTGTCGTTTCCAAGGGCAAGGCAGTCCCACCGAAGTTTGAACTTGGAGAGGATGACAAATGATTACAGCACTCTGGATCTGCATCTGTGTTTCTCTTGCCATGAATATACTCATGGTGTTTTCTTATTACTTCCTCAATAATATTCCAGAGAGGACTGATCTGCTGAATTATGGATATACTCACTGGAAGCAATGGACGCAAACTGAAGTCGATGAACTCAAACGGGATAGACTATACCATAGTTCACGATTGGGGCATCAGGGCGCGGCAGTCCATCAGCACGATGAAAAGTTTAAGACATTGCAGCCTCTGATCGACTACATCAACCACAAGAACAATATGCAGAAGAAGGCAGACCTTGATGCAGCAGACAAGGCAAAACTCGCTGAACTCAAGAAGGCAGTAGGAGAACTACTCAAGTGAACTACGACAATGTGACAAACGACCCTTATCTTGATGAATACTACAAGATTCATAGAGGTTTTGGTCAACCTGAGATCATCGACAAGATGATCTATGAACGCCACGATCAGCGCAACTGCTCACCCCGTGTGAGCGATGAGATTTTACATGCGGCAGATCGGATCAGAAACAAATGGGTGGAAGAAGAGGTTCGTGAGTTCGTGCTGCGTATGTCGTGGCATATCATGCACCTTGAGGAAACGCTCAAGCGAAACAACATTCCCCACGAACCCTACCGAAGTTACTACAACATGCCAAAGGAGGAAAATACAGATGTGGCAGGATGATGATCATCTACATATTGACTACCGTCTTCGTGTCGCAACGAAGCGCAGCGATCTTCCTCCTGATGTTCTGACCCTGATCGGGCTGGCATATGGGAAGATTTGCCAACTTCAAAGGGAACTGAAGAATACGCAAAAAGAACTCAGCAATTACGCCATGGACAGGATTGCTAAGTTTGATGAGGAAAATGGGCTTATATAAATACCTCCATACAGGAGATATTCAGATGAAGTCATACAGAGAATTCGTAACAGAGGCAGCATCCCGTTCCCTTTCCCGCCTACACAGCCATATTGAGCGTGGGCATATGGTAGGTTTCATCTCAGCAAGCCGTGGGAATCTTTCTCCCGCCGAGAACAACAAGCGGACGAAGGCACTCAAGGCAAGCCTCAAGCAGCATGGATATACTCCTGTTCCTGTAAAGGGCGAGTACATCGAAGACCACAATGGAGAGAAGAAGAAGGTGAAGGAGAAGTCCTTCATGGTCCATTCAGGACAACCTGTTCAATGGTCAAGCAATCCAAACGCAGGACATGCCATCTTCTTGAAGAATCTCAAGAAGCACGGAGAGCAGTTTGGTCAAGACACCGTTCTTTCTGTTTCAAAGAAGCATGGTTCTGTGTTCCATGGAACGGGCAAGTCTGATTGGGTTCCCAAGGGTAAGAGAGCGCGTATTGGCGGGGCTGGTCTGAAGTCTGGTCCTGAGATTGAAAAGGGTGAGTTCAAGTCCCGACTGAAGAAGCGACCCTTCATCGTCGGTGGAGGTGACTGATGAGTTTCTATACAGCATGGATGAATAGTTTTCGTGGAAAGTGCAAGTTTGATGTTTCACTATTCGCACTTTCTGAAGAAGAGCGAAAGGCAGAGTTCGGAGAAGACGACCCCGTCGATGAACTTCGCAATATGACAGCAAGTGAGAGAATCGCAATGTACGGAACAGACTTTTCTGAATACTTCAACAAGTCTGTCATGAACCCCGACCACGGCATTTGATTCAGAATCATTAGTCAACGATCCAAAGATTCTTTTCAAAACACGATCCAAGGTAGTTGACAGCGAACGAATCTGCCATATACTTGTAGCACAACAGTTGAGGAGCGCACGGGACTGCGGTGCGCGGCCTCTTTCAAAGTGAAGCAGTCAATGTAGGAGTGTAAGACTATGGCAACCGCCACCAAGACCCGTTCGACCCGTTCGCTCTCCAAGACCCGTCAGGTCATCAACTATCTCTCGTCAGGCAAGACCCTGAGTGCGGCTCAGGCCAACAGCAAGTTCGGCGTGAAGAACCTCCGCGCGATGATCTCCAGCATCCGTGAGCGTGTTGAGGCGCACGGCAACTGGGAGATCCTCACCGAGTCGAACAGCCGTGGTGACACGCTCTACCGCATGGTGGACATCCACCCTGGCACCCGCACCTACGGGTTCGACAAGAACGGCAACCGCTACTCGCTGTAAACTGACAGAATATATTGTTAATGTCCGCGTGGGAACGGCGGTCGGCTTCAGCGGATGAGCCGATACTGAAACTCTAGTACTAGTCTAGAACGACGGCAGGGGCTAACACCCCCTGCCGTTCCCTTTTTATGGAGAGACATATGGAAAACCGAAGACACAGCGCGGGGAAAGGTGATTCCTACAGACCCGTCGATCAGAAGAAGTGGTCGGACAACTGGGACAGAATCTTTGGCAAGAAGAAGCCGAAGAAAGATTCCAAGACCAAGAAGCCCAAGAAGGCTTGACAGCCCATACCGCCAAAGTAAAATCACCACACGCACCTGTAACTCAGTTGGATAGAGTAACGGATTTCTAATCCGTCTGTCGCAGGTTCGAATCCTGCCAGGTGTGCTTATGACAAACATCCACAACATTGTTCAAGGAGCAGACCGATGAAGGATCTCATGTCACGCTACGGACAGGTTCGCAAGGTAACTGACAACGGACACGGCATTTTCACAATCGAAGGCGAGTCTCGCTATTGGAGAGCGGGAATGTCCGAGGACAACACCAAGGTTGCATATGTCGATCCCGAAGGCGGTCCATTCATTCACATTGATGAGGACTACGGATTCGGAAAGATCCGCGAAATCCACATCGATAAGTCCGTGAAGGAGAACTATTTCAAAGTTCGTGTCGAGGTGGATGTCTGATGCAACCGAAGAAGCCAAAGTATCGCACACATGGTGAAATTCACAAGATCATCCATGACTCTCGCAGAGAAGCAAGCAGTCCACACGGTCCCCCACTAGAACCGACATACATTGACTTGCTTGAAGTAGCAGAACAACTACTCAGAGACAACGAATTTTTGCAGTCTTCACTCGCTTTGTATGAGATGGTGGAGGAAGCAAACCACAACACAGCGGAATTTAGGAAAGCACACAAGTTCTGATAGACAAATGGTCATCCCGCGACTGAAATGACCAGGAGCCTCTTTTGGAGGCTCTGTCTATTTGTGAACTTTGAAGTGCAAAAACACACAAATTGGCCTAAAAATCAGAAATGGGGTCAATTTCTGGAAAAATCTGAAAAAAATATCACCTTTTTTGGATTTTTTTCCGTTTTTGGTGGCTTAGGGTCTTGCATTTGGACGATTTACTGTCATACTCATGTGCATGGTGATCAACAAGACCAAGCGTCACGCGACCAACCCAGCAAATTGCGTGGAGTCATTCGTCTTCTCCTACCGCTGCCACACTGCCAACAGCAGCAAGGCATGGCCCATGGAGGGAAAGACGGGACATTTCCTGTTCCACAACGGGTACAACGATCAGACGCGCCTTCGTGGGCGTTGGCATGACCAGTGCATCGGCTTCTTCGATCTTGGCAACGGCATGGTGCGCTGCATTGGCGGCATCTTCTCAGTCGATCCGAAGAGGGGGCAGTGGAACACCTTCTCCACGACGGATCTCCCGAAGGAAGAAGCCCGTGCGCTCTATGCGGCCTCGCGTGATTTCACTTGGCGCGGTCCCGTGACGGTTTCCCACAACCATCAGTTCATCTGAGGAGACAACTTCATGAGCAAGTACCAAGGCGACCCCGATCTTGAGCGTCTTTGCAACGATGCAATGACCGAATGTGAATCGATCAACACCGAAAGGACGAATTGAACATGAGCAAGACCACCGTTGGATCGTCAACTCTCGCCTCGCTGAATCAGACTCTCGTCAACATGACTGCGGCCTCTCGCAATGAGGCCAAGAGCAAGCCGCGTCCGTCTGCGATCAAGGACGGCATCACCTACGATGGGCTGATTCGCAGGAGCGAGAAGAAGGAGACGCAGACGCACACCCTTGAGGACGCGCTCCGCAGCATCTCCGACATCCGCAAGCGCATCGGCAACCTGTACGCGCAGGGCAAGTTCAACAGCAACAGCCTCGCAAGCATCCTGACTCAGGTTGACAATGCCATCTTCTTCAAGTCCTGCGGCGAATTCGACCGCGCGGTCGCTCAGTGCAATGCATGTGCGCTCGACCTCGACAATCGCAACTTCTGAACAAGGAAACACATGAACTTCTACAGCGAAAACGACCTCCCCGACCGCCCGACGATCTCCGCGCAGGAGAATGTCAATACGCTCGACCTCATCGGCAAGATCCTTGTCGCATATGCGACAAAGGGTGTTCCCATGGACCCCATGACCGCTTCGTCTCTGGCAATCCTCGCATCGGACTGCCGCGTGTACAGCACGGTGCGCGATCAGGAATCGCTCACGGACGAGAACAGCAAGAGCGTCCTGTCTGTCTTCGCAGCACAGAAGACCTATGAGAAGGATCTTTCTGATGCTGCTGACGCGATCATTGCCGATCTTCGCAAGAGCGGCATCAACATCTGAGGAAACTCACAATGACGAACACCGACAACATCTCCGATACTCTCAGTCGCCTCAATCTTGTCGCGGATCCTGTCAATCGTGGCTTCACGATGACCTTCAAGAACCGCGTCACCGTGTCCATCCGTTGGGGAAACTTCAACTACTCTGACCGCAAGACCACGGCAGAGTGCGCGGCGTGGAATGCGGACACCCATGATTGGGTCCGTGTTCCCGATTTCGGTGACTACGATTCTGTCATCGGGCATCTGAACACCGATGATGTCGCCAAGTTCATGTACAACGCCTCGACCATGACTCTCTGAGGAAAAACTCACAATGAATTTCACCAATCTCACTCTCTCGACCATCGTTGTTGCTGTTGCTGCCACCTCTGCGGTCGCTGTTCCCCCGCCGAAGGGTCACGATACTGATAAGATTCTCGACGCGATCCGCGTGACGGAGACTGGCGGCGAGAAGGATCCCGCGAATGCAGTCGGTGATGGCGGCAAGGCCATCGGTCCATTCCAAATTCACTACTCGTATTGGAAGGATGCAGTTGAATTTGATACTTCCATCGGTGGGAAGTACTCAGACTGCAAGGATGAAGCCTACGCGAGGAAGATCATCGTGGCGTATTGGACTCGCTATGCACCGAATTGGTCATTCGAAACCCTCTCGCGGACGCACAACGGGGGACCAAAAGGTAGTAAAAAGTCCTCAACTCTGGATTATTGGTCGAAAGTGCGGAAAAACCTCGACTGATGGCGTTCGTAAGTCCTTATGGGACTGCGATTTACAGAAAAATGAACTTTTTTCGCCACTTTTCGTCCGACCCCGTTGACGGCACGGCCAAAGTATCAGATACTCATGGCATGTCGATGAAGAACACCAAGACGGCTTCCACCTCCCGCAACACCAACAAGGGCAACAGCATGAGCGCATACAGCAACCTTCAGACTCGTCAGCGTCGTTTCGTGGATACCATCGTCAACCTCTTCGCCAACGGCGACGGCGAATACAACTACACTCGTCCGCAAGTGCTTGCCGCCGCTGAGGCTTGCAGCATGAGCGGTGCGCCAGTGTGGGTCACGAACGACAGCAAGCGTCGTGCGGGTCGCGGCCTGTACAGCATCCCCGAAGCGGCTTCCGCCAACGGTTCCGCTGCTCCCGCCAAGCCGCAAGTCCGCGCCGCTGCTGTCGCTCAGGTCGATGAGGCGGCACCCGCTCCCGCGTCGGTCGCGGCTCTCGTCACTCACACCGAATCGTTCGTCCCCGCGATCAATCCGATCTATGTGCCGTGGGGCAACTTCTCGACCCTCCGCAGCATCGTCAAGTCCAAGGTGTTCTTCCCCGCTTGGATCAACGGCCTGTCGGGCAACGGCAAGACCCTGATGGTCGAGCAGATTTGCGCGAAGGAAGGCCGCGAGTTCTTCCGCGTCAACATCACTGAGGAGACGGACGAAGACGATCTCCTTGGCGGCTTCCGCCTCATCAACGGCAACACCGTGTGGGTCGATGGCCCCGTGGTCGAAGCCATGAAGCGCGGTGCGGTGCTGCTGCTTGACGAACTCGACCTTGGCTCGTTCAAGACGATGTGCCTTCAGCCCGTGCTTGAGGGCAAGCCCGTGTTCCTCAAGAAGGTTGGCCGTCTCATCAAGCCTGAGCGCGGCTTCACCGTGTTCGCCACTGCGAACACGAAGGGCAAGGGTTCGGACGATGGTCGCTTCGTCGGCACCCGCGTTCAGAATGAGGCTCTGCTTGAGCGGTTCAAGGTTACGGTCGATCAGCCGTACCCGCCGCTTGCGACCGAGATTTCGATCCTCACGAAGGCGTTCGATGCGCTTGGCGTGGACGAGAAGGTCTACACTCCGATTGCTGAGAACCTTGCGCGTTGGTCGGATTCGATCCGCAAGGCGGTCGATTCGGGTGCGGACATTGATGAGGTTGTCTCGACCCGCCGTCTCGTCGCGATTGCCGAAGGTTTCGTGATCTTCGGTGATCTCAAGGTTGCGATGAATCTCGCGCTGTCGCGGTTCGATGAGAACACGCGCAACACCTTCCACGACTTCTACAACAAGATCGCCGCGACCAACGATCAGGCGAAGGAAGAGCCGAAGGCCGCGAAGGCCGCTGCTGATGCGGCTGTTCCGTTCTGATGCGGGACAATCGGGGGGCGATGCGACCGCCCCGTTCGCAAGTTCGACTTTCAGAAAACTCACACAGAGAAACACACAATGAGCAACACCAACATTCCATCGTTCAACGACATCTGTGGCACCGTGACTCAGGCTCTCGCTGAAACCATCATTAACCGAGAGGCTCTCATCACGCAACTGCGCGAGGAAAATGCCAACCTCAAGTCCGCTCTCAACCGACGCAACAACCGCGCAGACTTCCGCTGCTGCAATGAGCAGAAGTCAGATTCCGATCCCGCGACTGGCGTTCAGTACGGTGATCTTCACTAATCGTTTCATCGTTTCACAAGTCTCACTTTCACTTTCTCACTTTTCACACTAGGAGAATCTCACAATGGCCCGTAAGCCCATCAACCCGAACATCATTGATTGGAACGCCGTCGAAGCGACCCTCAACAACGGCAAGACGAACTTCAAGACGCTTGGCAAGTTGAACAAGGTGTCCGCGTCCACGATCCGTCGCCTGATGCTTGCCCGTTACGGCACCCGCATCACCCTCAAGCGTGGTCGAGCGGTCGGTGGAATCTCTTGGAGCGTCAGCGTTCCCACGGCGGCAGTGCCGTCGAACCCTCCGACGACTGAGGACAACAGCAACGACAGCAACGCCTGAGTACGAAAACTCAAACACGGAGTCTCAAATGACCGAAACCGAAAATGAAACTTACAATGGTTGGGCGACCCGTTCCACTTGGAACATTGCCCTGTGGATCAGCAACGATCAGAATCTTTATCGTTCTGCCACCGAAGCGGTTGACACTCTCACTCGTCGCGGTACACTTAATGAGTCGCTGACTCCATCATGGGCGAAGGCGTTCGCATCGGTTGCGTTCGACAGGTGCTTCGGGAAGGAAGAGACTCCCGATGGCTACAGCGTGAACGACAAGAGCATCGACTGGACAGAGATCGCCAAGATGCTTCGTGAGATGGGCAACTAAGAGAAAGGAAACACACAATGACCGACGATAGCAAGTACGACATTCTGTTCAGCAACGACGAAGCCGTTCGCCCGTGGAGCATCACCGCATCCTCCCTTGAGGAGGACTACGACGATGATGAGGACTTCGATGATGAGGAGGAGTTCGAAGACGAGGACGAAGACTTCGATGATGAGGAAGAGGAGTTCGAAGAGGACGAGGACGGCGAAGAGTGGGAAGATGACGAGGGCGAAGAGGAGGAAGAGGACTTCGATGACGAAGACTTCGAAGATGAGGAGTTCGATGACGAAGACTTCGAAGATGATGAGTTCGATGATGACGATGAGTGAAGTTTGAGTTTCGCCACGGCGGCAGAGGCAAAGTATGAATTACGAATATGACTACGAATACACAAACGAAGTCATCAGGGAGCAGAACGAACTACTCCTAAACTTTTCCTCTGCCGCCAAGAAAGAGTATGAACACAAACTCATTGAAGAACAGCAGAAGTTTGCACACACAATTGAAACATTGAAAAAACAAGTTTTGGCGGCGATGGCAGAAGTCGCCAAGGCAAAACAGGAAGCGAACGAGTGGCGCAAGGCTTATGAAGACCTTGCAAAGTGTCTCTGAAAACCAACAAAGGAATCTCACAATGAGCAATCTTGACAATGCCCGTTCCGTTGCAGAGGACACCATCAACCGCACCATGAACACGGAGGTCGGTCGCAAGATCATCACTTCCAAGTTGATTGCGTTGACGCAGGAGAATGTGCGGCTCAAGCGCAAGGTGGCAGATGATCGCATTGCGGTCTTCACCCTCAATGCACTCTCTCGCATTCTCGTCCGCAAGATTGAGAACAACCATCGTCTTCTCAATCAGCACAGCGTTCCGATGGACGATGTTTCCATTCGGCTCTCGCGCGAACTTGAGAACTTCACTCGCGAGAACTACGGGAACGAGATGATGGATCGCGTCGAGCGCATCCTCAAGGACACCGAAGGAGACGATATTCTTCTCCGCGACCTCATCGGCAAGGAGGCCGAAATCAACAATGCCTAATATCAAGTTCATGCTCGTTTGTGAGAATCTTGTTTCGTACATCGTCACCACTCCGTTCACCGCGGTAAGCGAACTTCAAGAATGGCTCGACACGATTGCGGGAAATGCAAAGTTCGTGTGTGATCCAATCGCACATCTTCCACCGCGATCATTCGCAAATCTTCTCATTGCAGAAGATGAAGAAGAGGAAATCGGTCCCGTGAAGAACTTCGCAAAGATCGAACACAGCAGCACATGGAAGGATTGCCATGGAACACTACTTGTCGATGACAACGATTCTGTGTTCTATTGGGTGCGAGACAAGAATGAGTCTGGCAACTGGACACTTCCCGCGATGCTGAAACAGGGAGTCTAAAAAATCACACTGCCCCCGTAGCGTAGTTGGATAGCGCGGGTCTTTCCTAAAGACCAGGTCATAGGTTCGAATCCTATCGGGGGCGTTGGAGAACACACAATGCAGAATGATGAAACTGACATTTGTGAAAAGACATACTACGAAGTTCGCATTGGCACTGCGATGCTCGTACTCATACTCATCACAAACATTCTGATTCTTTCCATGGGACTTCTAGGCTTCCTCTATTGGCTTGACAATGCCACTCCGACCAAGTAAGATGGTGCCTTCGAAAGGAGCAACCGATGCCGAAGCGAGTTCTAGACAGGTTCGATCTTGAGGCAGAGCGCGAGGGTGCAGCCGTCAGGCAGCACAGCAAGACCATCTGCAAGCCGTTTGGTCATGGCAAGACCATAACCAAGCAGCGCAAGATGCAGAAGGACGGAGAGGCTTTCATCGAACGCAAGACTGTGAAGTTCTCATTCGAAAGGATCGCATATGTGTAAGTGCATCGACTGCGGAGACACCATCTCACCCGCTCGTCTTGAGTTCCTTCCCGATACTGAGTGGTGCGTGAAGTGTTCAGACAAGCACACCTTCAAGTACGCTGCGTTCACAATCTATCCGCACAAGACGGGTGGAGAACTGTTCGTGGCTCGTACCAAGGAAGGTGCGCGTCGGCTTGAGCGTGAAGCGGTTCGTGGGCGGTAAAGAATCTACGAGAATCGATCATGACCTTCACACACAAGACATTCAAGATCGTTCGCAAGGCTCAGGCTGGTCGAAACTTTGACAGCGTCTTTGTTTTCACCATCTTGTATGGTATGACGGGAACTCCCGTGTCGGGAACCGTCTATCAGATCATCATCAAGAATGGCATTGTGGAAAATGATGATTGTCCGTTCCAATGGCCGATCTCCGATCACGGTGAGGAACACTTTTCATCTAGTCACATAAAGAGTATCCATACTCTCCGCAAACTCTGGATGTCAGCAACCAACAACGGGTGTCCATACATTCCCGCAGAGGAGTAAGAACATGCACAGTGAAAAGCAGGAAACTCTCGTCTCTCGCTATCCCGAAATCTTCCGCGACTACAACGGCGATCCTCAGCGGACTTGCATGGCATGGGGCATTGAGTGCGGCGACGGTTGGTTCGATCTCATCGACACCATCTGCAAGGCGATTCAGAATCAGACCGAGCATGTGAATCGTCTGTGGCCGAACCTGAAGTTCGGCGTGGTCGCTGCTCAGGTCAAGGAGAAGTACGGGACTCTTCGTTTCTACAACGAGTTCATCTATGCCGATGGACTTGAGGAGCATGACAGAGATAGGTTGGAGAAGTACATCACTCAGGTCAACGGCATGGTTTCGTTCGCAGAGTTCATGTCGGGTCGCATCTGCGAGGTCTGTGGTCAGAAGGGTTCGCTCGACGGCAGTTCATTCCCCCGATGCCGCTGCAAGGAATGCGAGAACAAGCAATGACCAAGACCATCAAGGAACACAAGATCATCGGCAACATTGACATCTCCACGAAGGACATCAATGCGAATATTGAGAATTCCCAATCGCTCACGATCTACTTCCGCGAGATCTCAAAGGGCATCATCGACATCGTTGTGTATCCAACTTCATTCGACAAGGCAAACAAGTTCTTCTATGTTCCGACAGATGATACGAAGTGGCTCATCAATGTCGGGATGTCGAACATGAACTGGGTCGGCAGAAACCGAGCGCGTGACATCTACAAGTATCTGGTTCTAAAGCACAAGTTCAAACAGGAGAATTCATAATGATTTCCGAACAAGCACTCTTCATCATCCTCATTGTTTCTTCCTTCATGACGGGCTGGTACATGGGACGCATCCACCTCATGGCAAACGATTTCAAGAACCGAAAGTGAGAAATGCAAATGAGCGATTCTGAAAACACCGAAGGCAAGGAAGCATTGGAATACTTCAAAAACCTCACATTGGAACCTCATGGTGCGATCATGTCTCTTGCAGACATGGAGAAGACCATCAAGTTCCACGAAGACGAACTTGCAGCGGAGGACAAGCGAGTTGAGGGAACTGATGAGTATCCAAACTATGGAGATGACTTTGCCGACATGGTGTACATTGCTCGTCGGCTTCTAGATCATGTGAAGACTCAGAAGCAAGAGATCGAAAAGGTGGTTCATGATTCATCGGCACTCGCTGCAAACCAATGCCATGCGGGATATGCTGGTGTGATTGGGGTTCGGAGGCGGCGGTGAGTGATTTCATGGAATGGTTTCTGATCTTCTTCATGCTCTATGTCTTCCTCAGCGTGTGGGTCTTCACGAACATGCTTGAGAAGATTCTGAAGTTGCTTTCTGAGATTGTCGAGGAAATGGAGAAAGGAAGGATTCGATGACGAACAGTGCAGACCAACTCATCTATGAACTTGAGAAGAAGGTTCGTGATCTTGAGAACTATATCCGCTTGCTTGAGAACAACATCGGAGATGCATCGTTCCTGCTGATGGATTGGGACGGCTACTACGATCCGCAGACGGGCAAGGGCAACACGAAGGAACTGGCATTGTTGGTGGAGGATGCCTACGGCCTGTTGCAGGGTAGGTCATGGAGGGATCCCGATCCTCCGAAGAAGCGAAGGAGCGGCGAGGTCGAGGGACAGTTGCTGCTGTGGGAGGATGAGGAGTGAAGAGCCGAAGACCGAAGGTGGGGGACCGAGTCCATTGGGATGACGATGAGGAGGGCTTCAGCGGAGTCTATGAGATCACCGCGATACGGGGAAGGAAGAGGGATGACATCTGGCTCTACTCATCGGAACTAGGAACAGAGGTACAGGTCATGCTCTGTGAGATTGAGAATCGCATCATTGAGGAATGAGGAGACGAACGATGGACAAGACCATATCCTCGCAAAGGACGGAAGACTTCCGTGGGGGCATCCAACTTGGTGCAACAGCATATGATGATCTTTCACGGGAAATGAATATCCGCCTAACGCGGATCAAGAAATCTCTTGCAACGGAACTCTCACAGAGCGGCTACTCAATGAAGGTTAAAATCAATGAAAACGATCATGCAGTGCTTCACAGGGGGTGTTCCCCAGATGGCGGGATATGGTTCGATGCCACAGGCAAGGCGATTGTTGCATTTGAATCAAAGAAGCAAGGTGTGCGTGGAAATGCCCATGAGAGATGGTTCAAGAACTTCATGTTCATCTCGCATATCTACAATGGAATCAGATATGTGACATTTGTATCGGGGAAAGGTTGTGACTCTAACATGGGAGACGACTTTCGGAGTTTTCTCGAAATGCAAGGTAGAAAGACCGACATCCTCTATCCAGATGGAGCATCTTTCTTCCTCTCGCAATCGGGGTTTACCGACGATGAGGTTCGGGAAATCATGAGAAAGGCAGTTGTGCAATGAAGCCATTGTTCATGTGGGCTGGTGGAAAGTCGAAGATGATGAAGCACTATGTGCCTTTCATGAACTTTGGGAAGGTGGACACCTATTCGGAACCATTCTTCGGCGGTGGGGCAATGCTCATCAAGGTCATGCGTGACCATGCTCCGAGAAAGGTATACATCAATGACATCAATGCGGACATCATGAACATCTACTCCGCGATCAAGAGCAGTCCGAATCTCTTCATCGGGGAGATGGATGGCTACTCATCGGTCTACCTACCACTCTCCAAGGAGGATAGGAAGAAGTACTTTTATGATCTTCGTACTACACATGCTTTCGAATACGAGAAGTACGATTCAGTCCCCCGCGCTGCCTTGCTGTACTTCCTGATGAAGACTGCCTTCAATGGAATCTGGCAGATCAACAAGAACACGAACAACAGGTTCGGGACTCCATCGGGACTTCTCAACCAGCGGGATGCGGTCTATGATCGGGATAATGTCCTTGCATGGTCGCACATGCTGAACTCCACAGATACGATACTGACATCAACGGATTGGTCGAATGTCCCGATCTCAGACTTCACATTCATGGATCCACCGTACAGGGATTCATTCGCGGACTACAATGAGTCCTTTCCCGATGCAGAACTTCTGAAACTCATGAAGGTGGTGGAGGATCACAAGGGGGTATGGTTGTGCAATCGGGATTGTGGAGATGGCTTCTTCGATGGCATGAAGGCAACGGTGCATAGGTTCCCCGTGACCTATACTGCGGGAAGAAGAAAGAGAACCGAGGATGGGTATGAAGCAAAGAAGGCAATGGAGATACTTGCATACAACTGAGAGACACATTGCGAAGTTTAGGAAATCGGTTTGGTGAGAAAAAATTGCCAAGCCGATTTTTCATTTTCGGCATAGGGCAAAATAAAAGTGGGGGTAGGGGGTAGGGGGTAGGGGGTCTTGGAGAAGATGAGAGGAGAGGGATGGGAAGAGAGGGATGGGAAGAGAGGGATGGGGAGTTTGGGAAATGTGTTTGGGTGGAAAATGGGGGAGATGGCATTGCCAAAATCTAGCCCCCATGTCAAGCCAGAAATCACTGTTCCCGACAAGATTTCCAAAGATTCTTGCCCTACCCCATAGGCCGATAATGGCTCCGCAATGCCCCCGAAACCACCCATATTCCGTAAGTCCTGATATTTCCAAGACTTACAATCTAGACATTTTTTTCCCGCATGGATCAAGTGGCTTGCCGCAAGTGCCGATTTACCTTATACTTACAGCATGGCTAACAGCACTATGAACACCGCGAACACCTCCCGCAACTCGCTCCTGGCGCAACTCCTCGCGTCTGAGGGCATCACGGTCGAGCATCGTCCCGATGCCAAGACGGCATGGTTCGAACTCGACTCGCGTCGGCTTGTCCTCCCGCAGTGGGAGAACAAGAACCAGTCTGTCTATGACTTCCTTGTCGGTCACGAAGTCGGCCATGCCAAGTACACTCCCGCTGATGAGTGGAAGAGCGAGAGCATCCGCATCGGTGGCGAGGGCAACAGCATGATCGCGAAGGACTACATCAATGTGGTCGAGGATGCGCGTATTGAGCGCATGATCAAGCGCGAGTTCCCTGGCCTTCGCTCTGACTTCGTCGCGGGGTACAAGGAACTCGCTTCGATGGATGCCTTCGGTCTTCAGGGTCGCGATGTCGCTTCGCTTCCCCTCGTTGACCGCATCAACCTCTACTACAAGTTGGGTGTCCACACGGGCATGGTGGTCCCGTTCACCGCTGAGGAGCAGGTCTTCATCGACCGCATCAACGCGGCCAAGACCTTCAAGGATGTCACCGACATCTCTGCCGATCTCTATGAGTTCGCGAAGCAGCAGAAGAAGGAACGCGAGGAGCAGCAGGGCAACGACGGCAACAAGGGCGGTGAGGGTCAGCAGGGCAAGGATCGCAAGAGTGGCAAGGGCGAAGCCTCTGACGGTGGCAAGGAAGAGCGCAAGGAAACCGCCAGTGCCAACGGCGAAGAGGACGGCGACAGCGACAAGTCGGAGACTCGCGAAGGCGGCAACGAAGACCAGAGCGGTCGCAGCGAGTCGCAGGAAGATGGCGAAGGTGAAGAGGAGTCGAGCGGTTCCAAGTCCGACAGCGCGGAAGACGCGAACGATGACGGCTCGACCGCCGACTCGTCCGACGAGACCGATGAGGGTGGCAACATGGAAACCGAAGCCAAGCAGAATCCCGACTTCGCTCCCGATGCTTCCTCGACCGTGAGCAACCTTGAGAAGTCGATGACCAAGTTCATCAACACCCACACCATCGAACAGACGATCACCGTCCCGCAGATCGATGCTTCCAAGGTTGTCGTGACCGCGAACGAGTTCGTTGCTCTCATGGACCAGTGCAAGGTCGGTCGCTACCACGGCAACAGCATCGGCAACGATGTCCTTGCTGCGGGTGGCATGAGCAAGTACATGGACGGCCTTGCTCTTGAGGCTTTCAAGAAGATGACGCAAGAGAACCGCCGCGCGGTCGATCTCATGGTCAAGCGGTTCGATACTCGTCGTGCTGCGCGTAACTATGCGCGTCAGTCGAGTGCCAAGACGGGACGCATCTCGACCCGCCACCTCGCCAAGTACAAGTTCAGCGAGGACATCTTTGAGCGCATCACGATCAAGAACGATGAGAAGAACCACGGCATCGTGATCCTCCTCGACTGGTCTGGTTCGATGGGTGGCATGATTCAGGACACCGTGAACCAGTTGGGTGCGCTTCTCAACTTCTGCCGCCGCGTCGGCATCCCCGCCGAAGTCTACTTCTTCAGCAGTGTCCACAGCAAGATCGCTGACGAATTGTTCACGAAGAACAATCCGAACCTCAACGGCAGGAAGAACAGGGACGGCGAACTCATCAGCCGCCAAAACTGCGCTCGTTGGGGTGCGGTCGTTGAGGGTGTGAATTGGAATCTGCACGACGAGTGCTTTGCATTTACCGATGCGGTCTGTGGTCTTCCCTCTGGCACTGCGGGAAAGACTGCTGCGGTCTACAAGGCGTTCAGCCTGATTCAGGTCTACCATGCCAACATGGGCAACAAGGACTTTGCGCGGACCATGGGTCGCCTTCTCGTCCTCTCGCAGATGGTTGGCGGTGGCTATGTCTCGCTCACGAACCCGCAAAGCCTTGCTCTTGGCGACACCCCGCTTGATGAGTCGATCCTTGCCATGCGCGACATCGTCAACAACTTCCGAAAGTCCAGCAACACCAAGGTGACTTTCATCAGCCTCAGCGATGGCGAGGGCATGAGCATCATCAATGCGGTCAGCAGCAATGCTCTCCGCGATGCCAACCCGACCCGCAAGGTTGCGCGTGTGATGGTCGATGCTTCGAATGGCCGTCGCTATGCTGCGGACGATGGTGGTGGACACCGCAACACCCATGAGATCGTGGTGCAGATGTTCAAGGATGCGACCAATGTGGACATCGTGGGCGTGATGATGGCGGGTCGCCTCTCCTATTGCAGCACCTTCTCTTCGGCTTGCTATGCCCAGAACAAGAAGATGGACTACCAGGCTCGTCGTGAATTTGAGCAGAAGTTGGTTGAGAAGTTCGAAGATGACAAGTGCATCTCGCTCCCCTACGGTGCATACAGCCAGTACTTCTTCGTGCAGATCGTCAGCCGCATGAACACGGAGTACGCACAGCGCAAGGAGCAGAAGAAGTTGGACAACATGAAGAACCGCAAGGTTGCCCTGACCCGCGAACTCGTTGCTGCCACCAAGCGTGACAGTGCGAACCGCGTCTTCATCAATCGCCTGATGGACATCGTGGCCTAAGTCAAAACTCAAACTTCCCAAAGGAGAGAACACCACAATGAACCAGAACAAGACCGCCAACTTCACCACCATCACCACCCACAGGATTCAGGGAGGTCAGTACAACAGCCTGATGACCTTTGAGGTGCAGGATGGGAAGGACATTGTGAGGATTCGCAGTTACTTCAATGCCAACGAGAACAGGTATGTGGAGTCGTTCAGCATCAATCCCCCCGAAGCCGAAGGTCGCGAAAACGGCTGGGTCATCGATGCCGAAACCTGGTACGACATCAAGATCGGCAGGGCAATCTACAAGTACATGACTAGGGACGAGAAGAACAATCCCGATTTCATGAACCATATCCCCTTCCTCCCCGTGCCTTAAAAAGCACGGGTTTTTTCTAGTCGAAACTCATAGATACCGAAGGAGGACTCTGATGATTCGTACACTCAGTAGAACATCCCCCGAGGTGAAGGACTTCCTGAAGTTCATAAAGGAAGACCTGAAGAACCACAGAATCCACTTGAAGTTCTCAAAGAACCGCAATGTAAGGTTCAGCAAGACCACCACCACAGCAGCCTACTTCCATGAACCCGCGTCCAATAGATGGGGTTCTATTCGCATTGGTACAGGCAATAGGAAACCCATTACGATACTCACAAACCTAGTCCATGAGTATTGCCATTTCATCCAATGGAAGAACGGTGACAGGGACTGGCTCAAGGGCAGTGGGGATCACATCGAAGGATCCCGCTATGTGCTTCTTGAGGAGCGTACAGAGAAGGAAATGATTTCCCTCATGCGCTCATGGAATCTTCCATTGAACTTCTCAGGAATTCGTAAACGCTCTCGTTCCTACATTGCATGGCTTCGATCAAACGAAATAGATATCTGATACCCCTTTAGGAGATTTCATTATGCCAACCTATGACTTCAAGTGTGACAAGTGCGAACATCTTTTCGAATCATTCAGAACCATTGCCGACCGCGATGCTCCTTGTTCATCCCCATGCCCCCATTGCAAGAAATCTGGTGGTGTCCGTCGTGACTTCATCGGATCTCCCGCAGCAGCCGTGGATATGAATCTTACCCCTGGTGCAGATTTCAAAGAGGTCATGAAAAAGGTATCAAAGGGTGTTCCGAAGCGGTATCGGGAGAACCTCGACCAAGCCGCATCTCGTCGTGGCACCGTATGGGGTAATGGCTGATCACACGGTCAATCCATATTTTTTCTACATATAAATGTCTTTCTAAAGGTAGAAATACCACTCAAATACAGAAACTTCAATAAGAAAATGGCATAAAATGAGATACACAGAAGCAAGAGCAATCCTATCAGAAGCAATCGAACAACTTGATGAGACAAAACTTTTACAGAGACAAATATCTCCAGGACAACAAGGAGGCTCAACAAAGTTTTATCCGCGAGATGACCCGTCTTCTCCTTATCATTGGTACCCGACGAATGATGAGCCATTTGGACCATCGAAGTGGTTTCCGTTACCAGCCTATCCTGGTGATGCGCCACCTCCCCCAATAGATCTACGCAAGCCACCACCACCACTAAGGAGTCCAAAGGAACGACTACAGGATGAACAAGATAGAGCAAAGCGCAAAGACTATAATGATACGCGACAGAGGGATCGATTAAGAGACTTTCGCAAAAAAATACAGGATGGATTAAACCAGAAACCATATCAAAGACCTTATGTGGCACCTTCTGGACCTGGTGCGGGTTGGAATAATCCATATAGCCGCCCTTCTGAGCCTCCTCACCAAACTAGACCAGACTTTGACTAATCAAACTTCTCAAAGGAAACAGGAAAATGAGATACGAAACAGCAAGAGCAATCCTATCTGAAGCCATCGAACAGTTGGATGAGAAAGAACTCCTACAAAGACTTGTAGACCCAGGTGATAGCACATTTGAACGCTCGCGTGGAGGATCAAAAAAACCATCTAGCCCAGGCATATGGGGACCGCAGTATCGACCGTTAAGACCAGATCCATCGGAACCAGTTGTATACCCTCCAGCCAACCCTCAACAAAAACTTCCACCAGTTTTTAGACCAGATTTTGAGGACAGTCCACAAACTCCAAGACCAAGAGATCCAGATCCAGAGTATGGCAATCCTTTTAACCGCAAACCTTGGGGGTGGCAACCAGGCAAGCCTCTTGAAATTCGTCCACCTGTTTATAGCCCCGATGGTGATCTTATAAAACCTGCAATATTCCCGTGGACAGAACCACATAGACCTCTACCCCCACCTGAGAGCAGACCAGAAAGACCTTCAAGAATTCCCCGCCCACCCATAGGTGGGCAACCAAGAGTTCCAGGTGTAAAGTATCCCAATGATGCGGGTGGTCTGCGTGGTCCATTAGATCCTATTGAAATCGAACGAAGACGCAATAATCTACAGCGTGATCGTGAAAGGTTGAGAAGATTCCGTGATCAAGTGCGAGATGGATTAAACCAAAGACCATATCAAAGTCAACCGCGATTCAGATAATGTGGATAGCCTAGCATGATAAGAAAGAAGCAAAAATGAGATACGAAGCAGCAAGAGCAATCCTATCTGAAGCCATCGAACAGTTGGATGAGTACAAATATATGCAGCCAGTGGACCCCGTATACCCATTTGATCCTGCAAGAGATAAGTTCAATCCTAAGAAACACATGCATGATGTCTGGATGCCCGTTCCACCCACAGGAGTGGATCCAGGCTTACCACGCGTTCCACCAATAGACATTGGAAAACCACCACCACCAATGATGACTCCACAAGAAAGAGCGGAGGAAAGAAGGCAGGAAGGTATGAGGCGTTATCGTGGGGAAAGAATACTCCGTGACCGACTGAGAAAATTCGGTGATACAGTACGAGATGCATTACGCCGTTAGAATTAAAAGATAATACAGAAACTTGACAAAGAGAGAAAAGATGAACAACCTATTCCTAAACCACCTAAACTCAATCACACCTCAAGGAAAAGCCAAAGATACATGCATCTTTGTTCCTGCAAGTGATATTAATGAAGCCCCCAAGTATGTCCAAGATGCCATTCCCGCAGTCCCAAATCTTTACATGCTCACCTACAGTCCTGGTGAGAAGAATGAGACTCAGGGTGGAAGGAGGAAGTTCGTTGGTAAGATGAAGAAGAATCCTTCTATGGTCTATGAGGGTGCCTACAAGGGTGCCATGGAGGATTGGCTAACTGATCTTCCCAAGCCAGCGATTGCGGAACTCAAGGCAAAGCACGGGAAGGAACTTGCCCATACGGGTGGAGCGGGATACCGAGACATTGCCACCAAGAAGACCCTTCCACTTCACAAGTCCATCGTCGGCATCCTGAAGAAGCACAAGGTCAAGCCATTTGCCCAAAACATCCATGACTCGTCCCATGTCATCCAGATGTCATTCCATACCTTCCATGGTGACATGAATGAGGAGAAGCATGTGGATGATGAGGGTGGAATGGCAATGGGTGAACTCAAGTCTATTATTGCAAATGCTAATGACATCATGTCGATGCTAAAGTCTGATTCTCAACTTGAGGGATGGGTTCAGTCCAAGATTACGAAATCAGCAGATTACATTTCTTCAGTGAAAGACTACCTTTCCAATACTCCAAATTCGATATCTGAAGAGGAGAAAAAGAAAGAAGAAAATGAAGAATCAACCAAGAGCATGATTGCTCGTCTTGTTGCTAGGGGTCACAAGAAACTTGGTAAAAAGATTCCCGATGATGTGATCCGCGATGTCGATCCAAAGTACAAGACCAAGGATGACATGTACGAAGCCGCACAAGAGATAGACAATCTTCCTCCAAGCGACAATCCATTTTGGCAAGGTAGTAGAACTAGAAAGCCATCTGATGGAAGACCAAATCTTTTTTGGAGAAGGAAAGTAAATCCTGGTAATGAAATAGATGCTCTTGAGCCAAGAGGATCAAGAGATATTCGCTATTTTGAAGGACAGAGGCAGTTGAGAGATAGGCTTCCTTCAAATCCTCCTCCAAGTGTAGCAGAGGCAGCACCCGACATTGGACAGAACCTCAAGGGGATGCCAAAGAGGGCGGGTAGAAAACTTGCATATGCTTCCAAGAGGTGGGGCAAGGGCGAAATCCCATACAGCGAGTACAAGGTTGCGGATGAAAGACACACCCGCAAGATGGGTGGAAATGCAAGACGAATTGGAAAGAATCTTGACCAAGCCGTGACAGACTTCATCTCAAGGAAGCCAAGACGAAAGCGAAGATGAGTTAGATGAAATCATTCAATCAGTTCATTTCCGAAAGTTCAGAAAGACTTGTGAAGATTAAGCAGTCTGGTCATTCTGCAAACATCCGCAAGATTGATGACAACACATCCATGTTCTCTCATCGTGGTGTGGTCGGTCATGTGACCAAGGCATGGAACCGCATGGGTGGTTGGGGGTATCAGGCGGGGAACATCCGCGTGAATGGTAAGGATGTCGGTCTTCCCGTGATCCATGGAACACACAAGACCATGAATGATGCCATTCACAATGCCTATCAGCACACGATGTGGCACATGTCCAAGGGGAAGAAATGAAGTCCTTCATGCAGTTCATTTCAGAGCAGAATGAGAACACGATCAATGACTTCGTGCAGTTCGCTGCACAGGAACTTGGCTTGCAGACCACTCCAAGCATCAGGTTGTTGCAGTCGCGTGAGAATGGCATGACCACGGCATCCTATTGCCCCGAGGACAAGAGCATCAAGGTATTGTGTGGCAACAGAGCCACATTTGACATTTGCAGATCCATTGCACATGAGTTGGTGCATCAGATGCAGGATGAGAATGGCGATGAACTCGACGGAGAGACGGGATCACCATGCGAGGATGAAGCCAATGCACTCGCGGGTAGGTTGATTCGCACCTATGGCGGCAACAATGCTGGCTTCTATGAGGAATAAGAGATGAAGACCTACGAACAGTTCATTGCAGAGGCAATGGAAATAAAGAATCTTTCCGAGAATTGGTCATATGCTCATGATTTTGATGAGATGCCGAACTCAGAGAAGCAGAAGTATGTCTACCATGTCACAACGGCAGCAAGGGCAGCAAAGATTGTCAAGCATGGTCTGAAGCCACGCAGTCCAAAGGGTCGCACCAACTACCCAGGCAACAAGGAATACACCCAAGGTCATGCATTCGTGACCAATCATCAAGGTGTGCGCTATTGGAAGGATCAGACGCTTCATGCAGTGAATCGACGCAAGCGCGAGGTGGATGAAAGAGACTACGAAAACATCCATGTGGTAAAGTTCCCAATCTCAAATCTCGCAAAGTCCACAAAAAGAAAGTTCACGACCGATCAACTTGGCACCAAGGATGCAAGGAAACATGATGATGATCCACTCATTGATCCATCAAGTCATGAAGGATCCACCGCATTCAGGATTCGAAAGAAAGTCCGCTGATACCAAGCCTCACACCATAGATGGATTGATTGGTGGATTTGATGTATCAGAATGGTGGTACATATCCACCATTGATGATGAATAACCCAGTCAAGCGCAGACAGGAGAGGCTAACCCCTCTCCTTGTTGTTTTCCTAAATATCACATATGAATACCATTACAATAACCAAGATAGAAGAAGCATCCGCACCCAATAAGGGCAAGGCATTTCTCCTTGCTGGATCGTTCAGTCCATACACGGTTGGACACCATGAGGTTGCACGACAAGCCGCTGAACATGCTAAAGGTACAGGTCATACGCACTTCTACCATGGCATCGGTGGTGCGGCAAAGCAGACGCACGACGATCCATTGACACACGCACAGAAGAGATCCATTGTCCGTGCTGGTCACAGAGAACTCGCAAAGGAACACAAAGGGTTGAAGTTCCGTGCGATGGGATCGGAGCAAAGAGATCCATTCAGGCAACTTGCACACCTCGCGCAGAGGGGTCACAAGCACATCACGGTTGGTCTTGGCTCCGATCAGATGAAAGGCAAGTTGAAAAGGGAAATAGAGGGCAGCATTGCAAAAAAGGGTGGCATTGAGGACAAGACGGGAAAGATCCACAAGGTCAGGGTGGACTTCCATCAACTTGGTGGAGAGAGACACGAAGGAGAGATGCCACGACATGAGGTGTTGAGTAGATTGAGGAAGGGAGACATCAGCGTTGCAAAGGCTGGTCGTCTTCGCAAGGCGGTTGCATCTGGTGATACAGAACTAGCACATGAACTCATGCCAAAGCACATGAATAAGCCAAAGTACTTCGGCATGATCAAGTCCGCACAATCGAAGATAGCAAAGCCAAAGAAGAAGGTGGTGAAAGAAGGCTACATGTCCTTCGCTGAGTTTGTTTCGGAGGACATCGAACTGATTCCCGTAACTAGAGATAGAGATGCAGGGAAGCCAAGGAAAGCAGAGGTTGTCCACAAGGACTATGGAACGAAGACCTACTCATCCGACAAGGTTGTGACTCGAAAGAATCATGGAGAGATTCATCCTGGTTACGAACTTCATCAGCACTCCGTCGAGATGGACAACAACAGACCGAGTGGACCACAAAGGATTGTGAAGCACAAGTTCACGATAGTACACAAGGCAAGCGGAGATATCGCTGGAGAAATGCACGCTTGGGGTGGCAAACTTCATCCGAAGAAGGGCGTTGTGTTTGGGTCAAAAGGCAAGGCACTGAAGGTATCTCATCTTGAGATGCATCCCGAACACGGCAGCAAGAAGGTCGGAGCATCTTTGCCCGTTGAAATGTACAGACATCTTCATAGAAGAGGACATGCCATTCAATCTGATTCAGTACAGAGCCACGGTGGAGCGCATGTGTGGAACACAATGCGTAATGATCGTGAACTCAAGAAGCACATGATGATCCATGATGATGACAAGGTAGACACGAAGCAAAAACATGCATTTCAGACTCGCGCATATAGAAGACCAGAGAGACACATTTGGCACCAGTTCAGCAGAAGTTGGAGTGGCGGAAGAGATAATCCATCAAAGGTAGAACCAGAGTATGGAGTTGATCCCGACTTCAAGAGGACATTGATTCTTGCTGGTAAGAAGCGCAAGAAGAAGCCCGCTGTTGTATCGGAAGACATTGAGATGGCTGATATTCTTGTAAAGCCGAAGAGCGGTGGACTGAGTCCACGAAACTTTGAGAAGATGGTCGCACACAAAGGGTTGAAGCCAAAGAGATCTGGTAAGATTGCAAAGGGATACACTCTCTACACATCGGTTGATGCAACACATCCCGAATTTGAAGATCACCATATCGTGCATGATGCAACAGGACATGTTGCGGGTGAAGTTTCGACTCGCACATCTGGCAACGACCACACGGTCATTCACACAGATGTTCATGGAGATCACACACAGAAAGTAATAGGAAAATCCCTTGCCGTGCTTGCATATAAGCACCTTGCAAAGAAGAAGGGAAACCTACACAGCAGCAGTCTACAGAGTCCTGGTGGTGCATCCATATGGAATAGACTTCGCAAGAATCCAAAGATGAAGGGTCAGGTCTTTCATAAGATGAGAGGACAGGCAGAGGTTCCTGCACACGATCTACCCGATAAGAAGATATGGGCAACAGATGTCAAAGGTGGAATGTCATCATCCAACAAAGATATTCCAAAGCCTCTTCCTCCATCGAAGCATCATGCCGCAGAGCATGAAAATGTGATAGGATCGCGTCTTGTGATCAGACCCATAAAAAAGACTAAATATAAAAGTACCAAAACAGGAGAAACAAAATGAGCATTCCAAACATTCAGCAGCAACTTTACCTCAAGAAAGCACTCAATGAGGACACCGATGGGATGTTCGATCATCCAACTCTTGATGAAGGTTCCTATGTTCACTCAAAGAAGCAACTCAAGAAAGCCGTCAAGGGTTCAAAGAGAGAGATTGTCAAGGCACTCAAGCGCGGCAACAAGAAAGATGCTGAGTTTTGGATGCAGAACAAGAAGGACGCAGAGTCACAAATGTCTGAATCCATTGCTGAAGGTTCTTATGTTCACTCAAAGAACCAACTAAAGAAGGCTGTCAAAGGTTCAAAGAGAGAGATTGTCAAGGCAATGAAGCGCGGCAACAAGAAGGATGCAGAGTTTTGGATGCAGAACAAAAAGGATGCAGAATCACAAATGTCTGAATCCATTACTGAAGGTTTGCTCCGCAGATACAACGAACTCACAGAAGGATCACGCGGTCTTGCTCGTTATCAGCGCATCGTAAAGGCATTGACAAAAAAGGCCGCTTCTTTGAAATCCACCCCAAAGCCAACAACAATGGCTGGTGATGAAGCACTTCATAAGAGAACTATGAATAAACTAAAACTTTCAAAGGGTCAGCAGTTGCGTGACCGTGTGCAGATTTCTCGCGAACGCATGAGGGCTGGATTGGCTCCAAGCATTCCATCAAAGACCGTGAGTCCCGCTCAAGGTGATGAGACAGGAACATGGAGAATCAAGTCTGGTGCTGATCGCGCGCCAAAAACAGTTTTAAAGTATCGCGCAGCATCGGCAGCAAAAGCAGCAAAAGGAAAGGCCAAGTAAATGAACAATCAGTTTCTACAACATCTCAAGTCCATCACTCCTCAAGGCAAGGCCGAGGAGAAGAAGATATTCATCTCAGCAGAACGACTCAAGGAGTTGGAGGCAGAAGAACTTGATGAGGCCACACGCTCCAAGTATCTAAAGGTATATGGTAAGCACAAGGTTGGAACTGATACAGGCGCACTTGAACTTGCAAGAAAGAAGCACGATGCTGCCATCATGCGTCGCGGTGGTGCTTCTCCAGAGGCAGTTAAGAGGGGACTAGCCAATGAATATGGCATAGACCACGAAGTTGATATGGCAAAGTATAGATTTGCAAACAAGAGGGCTAAACACTTAGATAAAGCGATTGCCAATTATAATAGAAAAGCAAGCAAGTCAACGAACGAGGCCGTATCAACCAATGACCCAAACAGAGGTCGCATGGGAAGAGCAAAGCCAAAACTACCACCTGGTCTAGATCCTTATGATATGTACAGCAAGGGTGAGATTCAACCATATGGTGGCAAACTTCAGAAGAGACTTCGCTCAATGAGTGCAGAAGATCGCAAGAGATACTATCAGCAGATCGGCATTCGTTCACGCGCTGCAAGCCGTAGTGGAAAGACTCAGAGATTGTTTCCTATGACTGAAGGCGTTAAGAGGATGCGTAGGCTTCGCTCTGCGCGATTTGGGCAACAGGGAACCACGAAGGAACTTGATGCTGCCTATGATAAGGAACTCTCCAAGGTGAGCGCAAGCCGTCTTCGTCGTGGCGGTGCGCCAAAGCAGACCGTTCGTGCGTTCTTCACAGACAAGCCAACCACAAAGGCAGCGGACAAGGCATATTCGAAGTTCTCCAAGGATGCAATGAACAAGGCAAGTGCCAAGGGCAAGAAGATCTTCGAAGCAACTAAGGTTGGCAAGAAGATCAAGCGCAAGATTGTGAAAGCAAAAAACAGGCTTCGCAACATCGGAAGAAGAGTAGTAGATACACTTGGAACTCCCCAAGATAATACAGATTACATGCTCACTGGTAGGAAGTTCTAAAAGGAAATAACAATGAAGACTAGAGATCTTAAATCACTATCAGAAACAATCGCATCCGTGGTCGATCCAATCGATAAGGAACGCGCACAGATGCTACAGGAAGGCTTTCTCAACTCGTTGACCGAGAAGGCTCGTCAGATCGCTTCCAAGGAAATGGAAGATGAAGGCGAAGAGGAAGAAGACGAGGACGAGATGGAGGATGAAGGCGAAGAGGAAGAGAAGCCAACCTCCAAGAAGAAAAAGGCCAAGATGGATGAGGCTTATCCAACGACTTATGTACCAGAACCAAAGCCAGTAAAGCCAGAACCAAAGCCAGTAAAGCCAAAGAAGAAATTGAGTGATTATAGATCAAAGCCTTATCCAAAACTCACCAATGAGGACATCGAACTTGCAGAGAAGGCAGCACCTGGCTATGAGGATTGGGCATCCGATCCCAAGGTCAAGGCATCCTTCAAGAAGCAATACGGCAAGCGTTGGAAGGAAGTCATGTACGGACACTCATGGAACCTTGCCAAGCAGGAAAACAAGTTGGGTTTGGATGAAGAAGAACAGTTGGATGAATTGACTGATGCCCTTATTAGCAGGGCAAGGAACAAGGCAATCCTACGAGGTCCAGAGAAGCGTGGTTTTGTTAAGAAAGCAACAAAGAGACTCCAATCAAGCGGAGCAATGGCTCCACGACCAAGCACTTCGACGGAACGCGATTCACAGTGGAACAAAGCATTCAATGAAGAAACTGATTTGGATGAAGCAGTATCCGCCAAGCGTATGCGTATCATCCGCAAGTATGTCAAGGGAAATAAGAGAGTTCCAGAGCATCTGAAGGACTACATGGAGAGATCCTTCAAGAAGAAGAGGTTCAAGGACAAGCAACTCTCCGATGGTAGAGGAGCAGTCGGTGCATTGGAGACTCGTATGCGTAGGAAGTCTGCTGCACTAAGAGCAAGAGGCATTGAACCAAAGGGTGTTGCACCAGGATACCTTGAAGAAGGCATCCTCAAGAAACTTCGCAGGGCCAAGGGAGCAGCATATGCTGCCATGCAAAAGGGAGAGGGAGACAAGTATGCCAAACTCCATGGAGTGGCATCTGGACTTGAGTCAAGGTACAAGGCAAGTATGGCTCGTCGTGGTGAAGCAACACAAGAGACAGTAAGGGGTGCGGGAAGCCGCCTTTCCAAGAAGGGCAAGTATACTCTCAAGGCAGGAAAACTAGCCACACAGCATGACAATGCAATCTCCCGTTTCCGCACGAAGGTTCGCACGGCAGAGTTGTTTGGCAGGGAAACCGATAAGGGAGCAAAGAGAGAGCGTCAACAGGCACAGGCCAAGTTCCGCATGGATGCTCGTCACGGAGATTTTGGTTATAATGACATAATTACTCCCGAGATCAAGAAGGCTGGCCTGAGAGCGCGTTACAACTACGAAAAGAGATACGGTAGACTAAAGGGAAAGTAATAAAAGGAGATAGATCATGGCAAAAGTGAAGACACCCGCAAGACCACGCATTCGGGAACTAAAGCATCAGTTGTACATCAAGGCATTGAACCGCAAGAAGAACCTTGATGGGTGCAATGGTAGAAAATACTAAATATTCAAACACGCACTGATATTCTAGAACCTATCAGCGCACTCACATAGTTTCGAAACTACGAAAGGTAAGAAAATGGCAATCAATAGAGACGCATACAAGTCACTCGTAGAGTCAGTCAATGAGGCTGTCTCTGCACCATCAGTGGGTGCATCAAAGGGTGCAGCCCGTGTAAGAGGCGGAAGAACTTCCTCGACTGCATCATCCAAGCCATCGAATCTCCAATGGGGTTCATCGGCAATCGGTGGAGCAATGAACGCAACTGAACTTGCACAATGGCTTGCATCACAGCAAGGAAGTGGAAAGCAAGGCCCATCAGTCGGCGTTGCTGACACAGCAATGGGTGTTGCGAAGGGATCGGCAGCAAAGAACCTCTCCAGCGTATCTGGAAGAGGTGGCTCAAACACACAGCGTGCAGCAGCATCATCTTCTGGGTGGGGTGGCTCTGGTGTCTACGGTGCAAAGAATGCAGAAGATCTTGCCCGTATCCTAAATCAAATGCAGAATGATGGGCCATCTGTTTCGACGGGTGCATCAAAGGGTGGCATGAAGTCACGAAACAATCCACTCTCAAGTCGCAAGCCAGGATCAACGAGTTCATCTAAGCCAGCAGCAAAGAAGCCAACCGTTTCCGTTGCTGATGTTCAAGAAGCACTTGATATCCTTGCAGAGGCTCAACTAAACGAGTGGCCGATCAATATTGGTGGCCGCACTGCAAACAATGCATCTGAACTTGCACAGATCCTAAACTCAATGCAGAATTCAGGAAAGCCATCGGGTTCAACTCCATCTGTTTCTAAGGGAGTTGCTGGTGCTGCCCCAAGAGGAAACCTCCTATCAAACCGTAGACCAGGTACAACTACAACGGCAAAGCCAGCACCAAAGGCTCCAACAGTTGGAGTTGGTGGCATAGGAGCAATGTCTGAAGAATGGGACATCCTTGACGAGATCCTCGCAGAAGGTCTTGAACTCTACGGGGAAGAAGGACTCGCAGAGATCCTTGCTCACTTCGCAGAGACTGGCGAGATGTCCGAAGAACTCGCTGATCTTCTTGGCGAATAATCAAACTTAGTTAAACTTAGTCACAAGGGGAGAGGGTAAAACCTCTCCCCTGTTATTTCATAAATACATCATGGAGGATTATCTTGGAATGGCCGATTCTTTAACATCAAGCATCACTAGAGTTCTCATGGAGAGTCATGATACGGACTTGTCTGGCAAGTTCTCATTATTCACTCTTTATTCGGACAACAGTTCAGTTCTTCACATCTTCGAAGACGAGGAAACCTTTGAAGCCATGAAATACAAGTTTTCATCAGATGACAACATCAAGCGTCTCGGTGCCTCAAGGTTGCCAGAGAACACTACCTTCAAGAAACTTTCAGAATCAATAGAGCGCAAGTTCGATGTGCCAAGAGAAACAATCTCAGTCCGCACACACGATCCCATGCCCAAGGAACAGCCACAGCCCAAGAAGGTTGTGAATGAAATGAGGAAGGCTCCCATGCAGCCCAAGAAGGGTTCCGTGGTAGAGAGCGTCCTCAAGGGCAGAGAAAGATTCTCAAACCAACCAAGACAGCAGATGCCTCAGATGGAGGCACCCAAGGAAGAGCCTACAATCAACTCCTTCCGCCCCGCAACGAACCAAAAAATAGATCTGTCCAAGTTGAACAGCGGCGACAGACCAATGCTAGGATGAACCATGGCCGAAAAGAAAGATAAAGAATCAAAAGAGAAGTCATCATCCAACGAGAAAACATATCTCGTCAAGTACAGGCTCAAGGGCGAGAAGGGAAGGACTCCTCGCAAGATCACTGTACAGGCATTGAACCAAGCCGATGCCAAGAAGACTGCAATAGCAACCATTCCTGGTGCAGAAGTTGTCGGTGGGGCAAAGGAACTCAGCGAAGGTGTGCTTGACTTTGCGGGTCGATTGGGTAAGTTTGCAAGTAGATGCGCTGGTAGACTCTGCCATGCCTATTCAAGTAGCCCAATCAGGGACAAGGGAAGCATCTCCACCACAAGAAAGATATTCACAAGAGAACTAGCCCACATGGCTGGAAACAAACTCATGGATATTGGTGGAGAAGATGCAAGACCAATGTCAAAGATGCGATTCTCAAGTGGCAGAAAGAAGAAAAAGACAACTACTAGAAAAAAGAAACGATCACCATAATACTTGAGGTGAGTAATGGCATTTGAATACAAACCAAAAGACTTTGGATTTTCTGGTAAAGAAATCGCATTTGAGCAGTATGTAAAAACTGTTAAGTCTGTAGTGAATAAACTATCAAGCAAAGATCATCCTGTAAGATACATGATGTCACTTGTTGAACATGCCAATGGCGAGATAAGCAATGCAGATCTTAAAAAAGTCTGCGATGCAACTAAACTCAGCACCGCACAAAAAAACAATATACAAAAATACTTTGCTGAAGTTGTTGGTCCTATTTGGTCAACGCAGAACAATGTATTTGGTGATACGCCAAATCCCAAGAAATGTTTTGTGTTTCATCCATCTGCGGCAAATACTCCATTGACTGATTATGAAGTTCGTATCGTTGGTAGCGATGGTAAAAAAACAGCACATGCTAGACAAAGTACAAAGAAAAAACTAAACGAAGCAAACTCTGCTATGCGTTCGATGAGAATATCGGCAAAGTCTGGCACCACTACCAACACAGTAAAAGCAAAAGACATACTCAGTGTTCTTCGTGAAAGAAATGGTATAAACGAAAAAAACTGGAAGGGGTCTGTGGAAGAACAATTACTTGAGGTTATTGCAGACTCAAGCACTTCAGTTGGTCCATTGAGTGGTGCCATATTACTCACTCAGAAGAAAGTAATTACCAACTATACTCCTACCACAACTCTACAAAAACTTGTGGATACTTTGTCTTCGGGCGGAACAGCAAAGACATTACTAGGAAAGTCTGTTGATACTGTGCTAAATGACAAAGAAGTTCAGTCTCTAAAGCCAATAGTAGAGGCAGAAAAATCACTGAATCACTTCATAAACAACAAAGGAAAAGTAGTTACTCATTCAAACAAGGATTCATTGATTGTTGGATATATCTGCGTTGCAGTAGAAAGATATCTGCAAAAGATATCACAAAAATCAGATAAACTCGAACTTGATGGGATTTTTTCAGATGCTATTGGTGGCATCATAAACTATGTTGAGTTCACCATTGATTCTTCCAATTTTCCAAAATGGAAATATTATGGAATGAAAGAATTGAACAACATAGATGGTTACTTGCGTTCAAAGAATAGTCTATCAACTCGTTTGGCAAAGCGAGGAATGGCCGACTCACTTGGATTCCAACCTGTATTCAAATAACCTAAATATTTGCATGGGTCATGAACTACACATCATCGCGGGAATCGACTACTCGTTGTGTGGTCCTTGCATCTGCGTCTTTGAAGGTGGTGCAAAGTTCTCGTTCGATGACTGCTGCTTCTACTTCCTGACAGATACCAAGAAGTATGCAAAGGTTTTTCTTGGAAACATCCACGGAGAGTTGTTCTCTGAGTGGGAACAAGACATGGAGCGGTATCAGAGCATCGCTGATTGGGCTGTGGATATCCTCAAGAATGTCAAGCAAGTCGCACTTGAGGGATATGCATACTCAGCCACGGGAAAGGTCTTCCACATCGCTGAGAACACGGGAGTCCTAAAGTACAAGTTGTTCAGTGAAGGCATTCCCGTGACTATCATACCACCAACAGAAGTGAAGAAGTTCGGTAGTGGCAAGGGCAATGCTGACAAGACCGCTATGCATGAGGCATTTCTAAAGGAAACGGGAATCGACCTCAAGGCCATCATGACACCCGACAAGAGAGATGTTGCATCCCCCGTGTCTGATATCGTTGATGCCTACTACATCTGCAAGAAGATGCACGGCGAGTTGATCCTATCGTCTATTTGACGAGTTTGGATCTAATCTCCTTGACGATCTTCTGAGTCGATGCCTTCTGAACCTTACGAGCAATACCATCATCACCGAAGATCTTGTTCTTGACCTCTTCGGGAACCTCGGTCTTGATGCTCTCAAGCAACTGCACATTGTCGGCAACTGCTTCCTCTGTCTTCTTGGAGCGGAAGATGAGATATCCAACTGAGCCAGCGGATACAAGGAATCCTATGATGAAGACCACAAGACCAACGGTTGCGATCTCCTGATAGTAGTATTGATTTGCGGCAGCAAGACCAACAGATACGAATCCAGCGCATAGAATCATACCACCGATTATTCTGTGGAAGTATGCGACGATCATGCCAGCGACGATCATGGCAAAGCCAACCATCCAGAAGATGCGAACGATCTTCTGAATCTCTGCTGTGGAAGCAGCCACAAGATCATCGTATTTCTTCTTCCAATCGCTGTTGGTTTTTTCAAGTTCTTGGATCTGATTAAGCAATGGCTGAGTCTTCTCTGCCACTATCTCTTGCTTGACCATCTCTGTTTCTTTCTGTATTGAGATGGTTGCATTCTCGACCTTGTTGCTCTCGACAACGATCTTAGATGCCTCTTCGGTTATCTTTGGATCATCCGTGCTGTCCTTGATGATCGTTGCTGATTCACTTATAGCAACCGCAGATTGCTTGATTTGCTCTGTTTCGGCAGCAATGTTCTCAGTAGCAGTCTCAACCTTCTCAATGTTTTGATACACGGTTGTTGCAACTGGTGTGGTTGGCTTCTCTATCTTTGGTGTAGATGGTGTAGATGTACACTTGACACCCATCATCATGACTCCAAGTGTAAATATCGCGGCCACTCGCATCATCATGTTGTTCATATCATCGCACCATCGACTTTCTTTTCTTCAAAGACTTTGCTCTCTTGCGGTTTGCTGCTGCTCTCTTCTTCTTGGACTTGCGAGCAGACTTCTTTGCTTGTCTTGACCTCTTGGCTTTCTCAGCCCCACCCATCTTGATGCAAGCCTTGCCACCACGCTTTGCCAACTTCTGTCCCTCTGGACACTTGAAGACGATGCGCTTCTTTCCACCACGAATGACGATCTTGCGCTTTGCACCCTCGGCAAGCATCTCAAGTTCCTCGACGGGAATCAAATCAACTACCTGATCCATGGTGATGTCATCAACGCCATGAATGATGTAGTGTGTCTCCGTGAGCGAGGTGTTCGTGATGTCGAGTGACAACTTCATCTCATTCACTGGTTCGGACTGCTGTCCCTTGGCGAACCTTGGATTCTCAAAGTTTTTCTTGGGGAATCCCTTCGGACCCTGACGAACCAACTTGACCTGTGTGGCATTCTTACCCTTGCCAAGCGTGGATACGAGTCCCTCATGCTCCTCGCCATCATGTGTCTTTATGTCGAACTGATGCTCATGCCCACGGAACTCATCAAGCATGTGGTGAGTTGCCTGAGCGATGTGATGGTGTGCCTTGAACAATGCCTTGAAGTGGTGGACATTGTCATCGATGTCCTTGTGCAGTTCACCGAGTTTCTTTGCCCTACCCTTCTCGCTCTTTGTGGTTCTGTCAACCCACTTCTTTGCATGAGCCTTCAACCCTTCGACGCTGCGGAGTCCCGTTGTCCTTGCTGCGGTGTTGGAGTAGTTCCTCACCATGTCATGCATCTGCGAGTGAACACCTTCTCCACTTGCAAGCCTACGGGAGAACTCATGCACTTCTGGAGTCAGGTGCTTCTGTGCGGCGGCAAGATGCTTGGTGATCTGCCTGTCGCGATTCGCTGCAAGGGACAACTTGATCTTCTTGTTGATGGCAAGATCGGGAGCATGGACTCCTTCACCCTGTATCTGACTCACATCTGGATGGCTTGAGACTTTCTTCATGCCTTTGTTCCTGTCTTGGGAAGTTTATACTGCGAGTGAGCGGCAATGGTCAATGTCGCACCAGGCTTTGTCTTGTAGGTGATCGTATTTGGCTTTGCTGTTTCCGATTTGGTATCGGTATGATGGACGAGATCAGCCTGAAATGCATGACCAGGCTCGATGTTCATCTTCTTGACATGACGCAGAGCGGGTATGAGGTCACGGACATAGTGTTCCTTGCCTGTCTTATGAATGTCTTCCTCGCTTGTGAAGGTGGCATCCTCATTGCCGTGCTTGGAGCGGACAAAATGAGTTCCATCATGATGGCGACCTATCACGATGCTGTGACCGCCATCGACCTTGAGGGATGGTTGATGTCCCTTGGTGATCTTGCCCTTGAACCTCTGATGCATGGCAGTCATGTGCTTCATGGCAACCGATGGATCACCATGGTAGAGATAGTCCGCGACATGTTCAAGATGTCCCGTGGTGGCTTTCTTGCTCCTCTTGAGTGCCATCTCCATGAGATCGGACTTTTGCTTTGGCTTCCTGCGCCAGATGCCTCTACCAAACTCTCTTTGCTTGTACTTGGGGGAGACAGGCTCGCCATCCGAAACCATGGCAAGACCAGGAGCAGAGGCCGTGTTTGCAACCTCTTCATCAAAGAACATCTCAAGGATATCCATCTTGTCTTGGTCGAGCATTGCCTCTGCAACAAGAAGCCGTGCCTCGGCTTCGATGCTCTCAACAAGGAATCTTTCGTAACTCTTGCTCATATTTTCCTCAGTTCCTCCAGCAGTCCCTGTTCCATGGGAATGGCCGCTAGATCTGCTTCTGGTATCTCAAGGTGAAGAACATTCAGAAAATATAGAAATGTCTTCAATCTCGGGTAAAACTTCTCTTCCATTCTGTAGAAGAGTATTCTATTTCCCTCTTCTATTCCAAACACATTCGTCATTATGATGAGATGATTCAGTATCAACCTGTTTCTCTGTCCAAGATCGCCATCTTCACGATTCATCAGCCTCTTTATGTACTTGATCCTGTCTAAATCCTCATAGAACTCCTCAAGGGAGCCGCATTGAGGATTGTCATAATGTTGAAGGGCGAAGGACAGGAAGTCCTCATCACAAAGAGGCTTTTCACACATGATGGATTAGTCGTGCTTGCCTTTTGAAGATGCCATATAAAGTTCGGCATCGATCATGTAGAGTCCACCAGGAACCATCGATGTCTTGATCTTCAACTTGCCGTGCATACGAGAGCGGAGGAAGATCTCGTCATCGATGTACTGATCACCAGTGACTGGATGATCGCTTGTCTTTCTTCCATACTGATACACATTGTATGTTCCGTCTCTTCCATTCAACATGAAGTTTTCGTCTCCGTCATCGACATGAAGACCGATTGTCTGCAACTGAAGAAAGAGGCGATTCAATCTGTCGCTTGGATCAAGATGGGTACCAGATACGAATCTCTTGATGAATGCATTGATGACTTGCATATTCTCTGGCTTCTCGACATAGAACAAGGCGCGGTCATCGATAGCAGACCTGTGGTTTGTGTTGTATGTGGACTCAAGAAGAGCCTCAATAAGGGTCTGATTGCGACTCTTGTCCAAGGTATTTGATGCTACATCTGCCAACGAGTCTCTGCGCGTGAATGGGTTCATTTGAATCTCCGTGAATTTATAAAAATATGTATAAAAGAAAACGGTGGCATTGCTGCCACCGTATCCCTGATCCTTGCTTGTGGTCAGTTGTTCACTTGTTCCAAGGAAGTTTGGTCGAAACCCACTTCCAGAGTGGCGCACCGATGAGCGCACCAGCAACGAACATTAGAACACTCCACCAAGCCGTACCTAGAAAATCTGCCATTTGTTTCTCCTTTGTAAATAGAAACCCTATACATCTATATATGGTTGGATTTCGGGATTTCCTAAATCGACCCCATGCTAAATATGATTAGGAGGAATCTCTATATGAATATGCAGTACACAGAATCATTCAATATCCCAACTGGAGGATGGACAGGCGGGGCAAGTGGTATTCTAAATGGAACAACCGCTGGCATCACCGCAGACATTCGTCTATGGCGCGACAATTCCGCCACAGCAGCAAGACGAGTCAGCCTTGCACCAGGCGAGATTCTACCAGTAAAGGTTCGCTATGTCAATCACAACTCGACGGTGACTGGATTCAACTGATACCACTGCTTGTACAACTGAATCGCTCTAAGAAGCCCAGGGACACCCTCCGTGGGCTTCTTTATAAATTCTTGTAGAGTTCCTGTCTCACAGGCAATCAGGATCACAACCTGTTCGATCTTGCGTCCCGTGAGTTCCTGAAACATCAAGGAATATGCCGTGGCTTGCTGAAAGTAGTTCTTGATCCCACTCTCGTACTTCTCGCGAGTGGAACCCTTGAAGTCAACCACTGATAGTTTCCCATCGTAGTCGCAGATGCAGTCCACTCGACCCGCAAGACCCACGCTCTCACTCCACATGTGCTGTTCAAGTGCATAGACATTGTCGATCTTGGATTCAACATGGCTCTTGAGCATTTCATAGAGTTCATTAACAGCAGAATGTTCGCAAAGAGCAACATCCTCGTTCTTGAGGAGATGTTCCATCATTGAGTGAATGAGGTTTCCGCGATCAACAACTCTCTGTGCCTCGCGTGGATTCGATCTTTTCCATATCTCAATTCCGTCCTTGCCTTCGAATCCCGTGACCGTGGTGACGGATGGTAGATGCTTTCCCGATGGCGTAATGTAGACTCTTCCGTTCTTTGTTTCAAGAACTTTTAGTTCGGGGAGGTTGAGTTGGATTGGTTGGTAGTTATATTGCTTCAATCATTTGTCCATTTCACATGGAGGAGTAGGAAAGTCTCTGCTCCTCTTTGATATATCCATCATCTGACCTGGTGTACGAACCTTGGTCTTCTTATCTACATCCTTCTTCTCGGAAAGCACTTCCTTGAAGTGGGCCACAGTCTCACTAACGGACATGTTATTGTAACGCGCTTCTCTTATGATGTCAACATAGTTCTGATTAGAAACTATTGCTTGCCACGGAAGATTCATTCTATCGGCACAACGACGAGCAAACGAGTAATCAGACTCATGCTTCTCTGTCAGTTTCTTCTTTCGTGCCATTTGATTTCTTCCTTTTTGGCATCTTTGGATTTAACAAAGATTTTTTATCTTTCTCCGTCAACCCAAAGAATCCGATATCCATGAGCAACTTGATTCTTTCTTTCTTCAACTGATCGTCAGAAGCAAGTATGGTCTTCAATGATTCAATGAGTTGCTTGTCTTTCTTCATGCCAGTATTTAGGGTAAGAGATCTTTGTGGATAAAAAAACTGCCTCTTGCGTTTAGACAAGAGGCAGCGGTAGCGAAGTTCCTTGTTCGGGTGAGTTACCTCCCGACGCGCAGTGAATAGCGTAACGACGCTTGCACTGTCCCCACGCCGACTCAGTGAGAAGACTGGGGCGAACACCAATATGTATAAAAATCACTCGTTTGCGAGTCGCTTGAAGTAGTCAAGAGCATCATCATCCTCATCGGAATCCTCTGTCTTGCTCTTTGGCTTTGCTTCCCGACCAGGTGACTTCGCTTCAGCCGCAGGGAACTTCGGGGTGAACTTCTTCTGAGGAGTTTCCTCTTCATCCTCCGAAAGATCCATGTTCTCTGCCTTTGCAGTAGATGAACCATTGATGACAGATTGGAACTTTGTCTTTAGTTCACCATACTGCTTGAACTGATCTGGCTTGACAAAGTCCTGTAGCGGGTACTCCTTGCGCCACAGAGCCTCAAGAGCCTTCTCATCGCCCTCAAGGAGAGGAGATGCAGCAGAGAACTCGGACTTGTCATAGTTGCGATATCCATCAACATTGCGAATCTTGATCTTGAAATTCGCACCCTGCCAGAAGTCGAATGGATTCACGGGATCCTCGTCCTTGTACTGCGGATTCATCTTGTCGTTGATCTTATCAAAGATCTTCTTGCCATAGCGATAGAGGAAGATCTTTCCGTTGTTGGACGGATTCACAGGGTCATCAATGACGAGAATGTTGCTGATGTATGACAACTTCCGCTTGCGGTCACGGGCGATGTTCTTGTCATCATCATTGCCACTGTTCCAAAGTTCGTTATTGGCTTCGCAGACAGGACACTTCTGTCCGATGGTGGTGGGACAATTCTCAATGTACCAACCCCCCTTTGACTGAAAGCCGTGGCTGAAGACACGAACCCAAGGAAGATCTTCGCTTGGGGGAGCAGGAAGGAAGCGGATCACCGCATAGCCATTTCCCGTCTTGTCCACTTCTGGTTGCCACATGCGGTCATCCTTGTAGGAGTTCTCACCCCCACCCTTCGTGACCTTCTCAAGTTCCTTTGCAAGCAGATTGCTTGCATTCTTGGAATTCTTCTTCATACTTGCGAAATCGTTTGCCATGTATTTCTCCTTGTGCTAGGTGTACTGAGTATCTGACTATGTGCTGAGTATACAGCGTGTACGGCGTGTGTCAAGCAAAAGGCAATGATTTCTTCCGCGGTAGAAGATTGATTTGCCTTGCCTCGTTCTCAATGTTTTCGATGATAGGTTTGGAAAGATGCTTTGCAACAAGCGAAGCATCTACCGAATGTTCCTCACAGACCTCAAGGACAGCCTCCATATAGGAGATTTTCCTATTAGAAACCATGCGTTCAATGAGAGTGGATATCTGTGTGGGGTCTATCATGGTGAAGATTGTACCTTATGTATGGTGCTGTCAAGGAGTATAAATAAGAAAGACAAATAGAATCAAAAAGGAACCCAAAACATGTCCGACATCTACGATGACAACTTGACCATCAATCCAGGCACGGGTGGAGCAATTGTAGCCACAGACTATTATGATGATGCACACTTTCAGGTTGTCAAGATTGCATTTGGAAACACTGGAGAAGCCATGCGGGTAAACAGCAGCACTGGTCTGCCAGTAAACCTAGTGACTTCTGGTGCAAATGTCAATACATCCATAACATCCATTGGTGCTGGTCTGAAGGTTGGAATCAATGGAAATGTTGCAGTTTATGGAGTTGCTGGAGCAACGGCAGTTGGGGTGACTGCATCGGATCTTGATATCCGTTCCCTGACTGCGGGTGATCCAAGCACGGGACTTGCACCTGGCGCAGACTTTGTCCGCGTGGTTGGCCTTTCGGGTGCATGGCCTGTCGGTGTCACTGCAACAAATCTAGGCATCCGTGCATTGACCGCTGGCGATCCAACCACAGCGGGTGCTGCGGGACAGGACACAGTTCGCATCGTCGGTTACTCAGGAGGATGGCCCATTGGTGTCACCGCTGTTGACCTTGACATCCGCTCATTGACATATGGTTCTGACAGTGTGTCTGTATTGAATACTGTAAATATTGACTATACGGTGGATTCTCCATACTCTGTAAGTATAGCAGATGGATTCCCCACCAGATTGCTAAGAGCCACCAAATCAGCAGACCCATCTGGTGATTTTCCAACTCTAAATGCAAATATTTCTATTAGTGGAAATGTAGAAGACACAGTCCGCGTCGTTGGTCTATCTGGTGCATGGCCCGTCAATACATTCGCTCATGGCCTCACAAACATCAACAACTATGACACCAAGTTGCCGATGCTTGTTGATGCCAGCGGTGCCTTGGCTGTTTATCTTGCATCTGGTTCTATTTCTGTAACGGCTGATGTTGGAAGTCTAAGCATCGGTGATGTCACCATGAGTGGCATCTCGCTTGCATATCCAACTGGTCTATCCAAGACAATCCCAATCGTAGGATATACAGGATCAGATGCTGTACCAGTTGCGGTAACTGGTTCGGTGAACATCATGGGCATGGGACTCACTCACCTGAACGACATCAGCGTCAATACAGCGCGTGTGCTTGGCGCAAGCGGTGATTATATTGGAATCACAGGTGATGTAAGAGACAAGATAAATGATATTGAGTTTACTACTGGTCCTTCTGGCCTAAAATACTTGCAAGTTTTTGATTTGAACTCAAGTGCAATAAACACCAGCGCAACCACAGTCGCTGCCGATAGCACCGCCATCAAAAATATCTTTCAAGCGACTTCAGCATCTCCCAATAAACTTGCATCACAGGTAGATGGAGTGAATGCGGTAAATGTAGATGTCAAGAGGATAGCCCAACCCACAGGTGGAACATCTGGTAGGATTGCAGCACCATCTGGAGGAACACAGATGGGTAGTTTGAACCTCGAAAGCGGAATTCATTTCAAGAGTGACTTGAGCAACTCGGGAGTTGTATTCGTAGGTTTCAATAATCAAGTTTCAACACAGATAGGATTCCCACTCTATGCAGGTGATCAGATATTCATAGAAACCAACAACCTCAATAATATGTATGTGTCATCAACTATAAATGGCGCAACAGTCTACTTCATAGGAACATAACATGCGTAGTGACTTTATAAACAAGAGAGATTTTCAGAGAAAACGGAATGCTACATCCACTCAGAATTTTGTAGATGGTGAGATTATAATCATTCCCGAGTTTGACACCATGTTTCTTCACGAACCAAATGTGTTTGGGACACAAACCGTTGAGAGATGGAGCGACATTCAAAATATACCACCAACTCTTAGACCAAATCCAGATTTCAATACAATGCCAGAAATGGCAATAGGATTGTTGAATCCTTGGGATGATGGTCATCAAAGACCAGACAATGCTCCTGGACAGATTACAACACAAACCAGGCCAAGAACACCAACTAGGATAGCAATGGCATTCAACCTTGCCAGCCTACCTACAAATGTACAAATTATCGATGCAAATTTAAATCTCACGGTAACACAAAAAAGAGATTGGGATTGAAAAATTGAAAAATATTGAAATAAGTGAGGATCACTAATGCCATTTGAACCAACAATTATTACTCCAAGCGGAGCAACAAACGCCTTCACTACACTAGACCAACCATACCCAGTAGTGTTTGGAACTGCTGCTGGTAGTCCTGGTATTTGGAGGGGAGACGCAGAAACATCCATAGCCGATCAACTAACTGAACAGGGACTGATACCCGATGTGTCAATTGCCGCACAGATACAATCGGAACAGATAGGATCTGACAAGAACGCAGTCTGTAGGTGGATTACCCCACCATTTCAAACAGTTGGTGGAAATGGGAATCCAGAGTACATTGATGTTGGTGTTATGGCATTTCATTACAGTGGAATACAAAAAGTTGAGTTTTTCCTGAATGGACCAAATAATAAGGCTGTTGTTACTGAGGTAACTTACAACCCAGAACAAGATGTCTCGGCATACTGGATACGCATAACTGCGGACAATTTGGACGATTCTGGAGATTTGTGGCACACTGGACTTGATGCAGTTTCTGGAGGTGGAGCAAACCTCGGTAGAGCAAATGGCCCAACATACAAAAGACATCATGAATTACAGGCGGTCGTTTATCCAAAAAATGGACCGCCAAGAATACTTCATGGAAAACCAAATAACTCATTTGACAATATCCTGTATAACGAGATACCATCTCATACAAGATCTGATGGGATCCGCTACGGCTCAAAAGAAAACGGAATACGCTCATTCTACTTTTCTAGCAATCGAAACAACACTCTCTTCAACGGCTCAGTTTATGTCGATGCAGTAAATGGAGTCGATGATCTTTCAAGAAGCGGAACAGAACAGGAACCAATGTACAGCATAGAGTTCGCATTTAGAAAACTTATGCGAATGAAATTCAAGCATTACAATCCAAGCAGTAATCTTGATCTGCAATTGATAACTGAAGGAGATGTTGGTGGTGGAAAAATATACCTCATGGATCTTGGAGATGGGCCAGCCAGTTTTGCTGGTCATAAAATGGGATATAAGAACCTGGCGGATCAGACAGCACCATCCACCGTAACCATTAAAAATGGAAAATATGATACTGGATTTCCATTTAAGTGTTTTGCCCACAGGTGGGTGACGATATCACCAGCACCAGGAGTAACTGATAAAAAGAGAGCGAAGATAAAGGGATTCCACCCTCAGCAAAATATAGCCTTTTACAAGCAAGCAGCAAACTTCGGAATAGTATGCACACTCGTCAAATACGAAAATTTGTATATGGAATCAGACTATCCATATACTGAATATCTTTTCGGCATTGGTCCAGTACTTGATCAGAATGAAACAACATCACAACTTCAATATACAGACAAGTGGAGAGTAAAAAGAGGAGTTGCTTCCGATCCACCAAATCCAACAACTGAAGATCCATCGGATCAACTATGCTGTATGTGGGGATTCAGGCATACTTCATTAGCCACATTTGCTCCAGTTAACGCTGTTTCCAATATTTCTATTAGAGAAAATGTAAAGTTCATAATGCCTCCTCGGGCATGGTTCCATGAAGTAGATGTGGATGCAGACACAAGAACACCAGAAAGGATTTATAAGTGGGCTGATGCATATGGTTTGACATACACCACCACGATGATAACTCCATTCAACCATAATACATTGACAGCAGCAGATCTAAAGGCTAATACCAAGGGATTCACCTGGCAAAATGCACACATTGGAATACAGCACAAGGACGGCACACTTGCTTTTGGCGGAACATATGGAAATGGATCTTCTCCAGGTAATCCTCTACAACTCGACAAGGTTCCATCCATATTCGTGAAGACTCTGACTCCAATGGCTGGATTCTGTGCAGATGCTGGATATACCTTCAACTTCTCATGGGTAAATCCAGTAGGATCACATACAAATGCACAGTTCGATACGGCAGCAACATCTTATATCTTCATGACCAACAGTGTCATTAGAAAGAGTCAAGAACCAGGTCAATGTCGTTTCGACATGTGCATCAACTCCACCATAGATCAGACTCAAGGAGATATTTTCCTCGGAAACGGTGTTCTATATCAGCCATTCATTATAAATGGATATGCAATGTCAAACACCGTAAATGCTGGTAGTGCGGTGTTTGGTAGACCGCACTCAGACATTCTCCAATCCAATGGAGGAGAATTCTCGTTCTTGGCAAGAGAAGTTGGCATGAACAATGTAATCATGTACAGACTCAACAACCCAAGCCCAAGGAGTCCAAGATACGACAATCCAGAAAAAAGACATTTTGTTCCTGGAACTGGAAAGGTCACGAATCCAAATAGACAAGGACAAGCATTGTTCTCTGGTCAGGTCAAAGAAGGAAAAGTCTTCTATGAAGGAGTTACATACACCTATACAGGAACCCCATATAACAAAGATATTGTCCTTTGCGATAGTCTAATAAAGACAAGAGACGCCTCTCAACAATGGATATTGTCTTGTAGGCATGAAAATATTCTTGCATACAACACACAGATGATGTCAAGCAATCCCGACACTCCAATTCCAAACAACACTATGATTGGAATGGCTGGTGGACCAAATGGAGCGGTCAGGAGATATCAGGATGCTGTACCATCATATCCATTCCTACATAGACCAAATAGCAATACAGCAGGATTTAAGATACACTCAAGTTTTGATCTATTCTTACTCGACAATGTACAGACATATAAGGTAGATCCAAATTTTGAGGATGAACAAAATCAAACATTCAATCAACCAAGAGAAAAATTGCAGTTGTGGGTCAGTGCAAATCAAACCGCGAATAGTAGTGGAATTGCAAATACAACTAAAGTCGGAATAGATTTAAGACAGACAATAGACAATAAGCCACTACCACCAATTGATGAAGATGTTGTTATTTCAAATCTTGAATATCCATTTGAATTGAACGGAAAAGTTGGCAATGATCAAGCAAAGATATTCTTCCCCGTAGTCGATTTAGACAAGGATGCCTATCTACTAGAACCAATAATAGATGGTTCACGACCACAACCAACAGCCACGATCAGAGGAACCTGGTGGACAAATACACTACCAAGCACTGTAAATGGTGCGCCGTATGGTTGGTGGCCGTCTGCCGTGACATATGAAAACTTCAGAAATGGTGACAATGGTGATGGTGCTGCTGGCGATATTAGGGTGTATTGGAATACTGAAAAACTTGGTACAGGTGGAGATCCAACACTTGGCACAGGAAAATCAAATCCACAGCCAACCGATCCTGGCTACAATCCTAATCAAAGAGGATTTAGAAACACAATATTGTATAGGTACACAAATTTTGATTATGATGGAACTAGAGATGATAATGGTGTGGTAAGACAAAGAAGCGAGTTTGAAGGTGATAGCACACAAGTGGACACTCAACAAGGAAATCCACCAACACCATTGCAAAATCATCCAATAACCATCAGACTTACTACCACGGACATAAAGCAAAATATGTCTTGGACAATGAAAGACAACATAGATCCTAGTGCTGGAACAACACACGGACCAGATGGAATATATCCTTCAGCGGACATAATACAGATACCAAATTATCTTGATAGAATAGAGGAAATAACCGATCCAAATAATAGTCCAGAGATAGGACCAAGTGTAAATTCAGAGATAATTGGCAACACATTCGCTTACATAAATCAGGGTGGTGTATATGTCAGTGGTGGTGTAGTAGACAATATACAACTCAATACAAATTTTGGTGATACCAATAAAATTGTTATAACAAATCTTGCAACTACATTCCTAAACAAAGCAAGAAAAAATAACGGCATGACCATGTGTTTAATTATACATGGAAAAAGCAACCCAAGTTCTGAGTTCGGTGAATTTAAATACCTGGCTGCCCCACCAGAGGAAATAGATCCAGATACTGGATTGCCAAGACAAGGTGACTTTGATTTTGATGAGGTATTCTATGAAAACTTCTACAAGAAGTTTGCTTATATTGCGTTCAATAGTAAGGAATCACCTGTAACCCAATCTATAACAAGCAATCAGTTCTCATTTAGAAAATCCGCACACCACACATACATCAATTTCAGTAGACCAGAAATGGATGGGTTGTCTCTGTCTAGTGCATTGAACGGAACATCAATCATCGACATGGTAACTCCTTTTGTTAGCACTCCAAAGTTGGCTAAATTACAAACAGCAACAATAGGTTGCACATGTAACTTCAACTCATATGGAACAGAAAATACTTCAGCGAGCAGAGTTGCTGGTACAAGCCCGACTACAATAACTTGCAAAAGTATTAGCCTTGAGTATCTTGGTTTTGATGGAAATCAAATTAGATTTAAGAATAAAGCAGCATCTTCAATGTTCTCAAGCAGAACTCCAGCATATCAACACAGTGGAGCAATAGGATCTGCCAATCAAACATTTCAATTCAATAGTTCTATAAATGACTATAGATTTGATATACCATTGAATGAACCAGATGTACCACCAACACCAGAACAATCGATAAACATCAGATTCTTAAATCCAGTTGGTTCTGGTTCCAAGAATCTATTGGGATATAAAGTTCCCGCTGCTGGTGTACGCTTGTTTGGCGGAACAAATAATATTGGTATCACCGCTGGCTCTTACATCAGGGTCAGCAACTCACCATCAAATAATGGAATCTATCAAGTATTGTCTGTAATAGATGGTATTGATGGCGATACACTTTCAAACACGGCTACAAATGGATCTACTGAATATCAGTATCTTGAACTAAGTAGAAGCATAACTGCACAAGAACAGGCTGTTGGAAATAGCATAGTGATTGAGAATGTATCACATCTACCGATACTTCATGTGAAATATCGACAACCACTATAAAAGCAAAACCCCCCGTGTGAAGAGCGGGGGGTTTGCACATGTGGGTGTCAAATCATAACCCACTCGCATCTATCTATGAAAAGAAACAACCCCCATTTCTGGGGGTTGTCGGCCAAGAGATGCTATCTCAAGGGGGGTTGTTACTATTTAGCGGCGACGACGGCCAACAAGACCCGCCATGCCAAGAAGAGCGATTGCTCCTGGTGATGGAGCAGAAAGAACAAATGCCCCACCCGCTGTGCTTCCAATCGACGGTGGAAGCGGATGCCAAGAACCCCATCCACCAGGTCCGAATGGACTGGTCTGCCAGAATCCCGCTGTGTTCTCTCCCTGCGACCATACGAACTGATCCCCAGCAGCATCATTGAGAAGAACACCGATGTTCATGAAATATGAACCCGCTGCAATCTCAAATGCAAGAGGAACATAGAACTCATATACAGGTTGACCAAAGAAGTTTTCATCTCCAGTCGGTGTTGCGGTGATATTTGTCATGCTGATCTTGGTTGAGAAAACCTGATCGCTGAAATCATCATTCCAAACAACGACCTGAAATGCATAGAAGTTTGTGATTCCCTGATCATTGAAACCATTGGACGAACCCCACCAACGAAGCGAGGATGTCGTATAGGAATCCTCAAGGGAGAATGCCTGTGCGCCACTTTGTGCATAGGTATATGTTCCCTTTGAATTGAATGCGTCAGAATAGAATCCAACCGTGTCTGCCACTGGATTGTTCACAACTACAAATTCTGCCTTTGCTACCGAGCCACACATCACGGCTGCTACCAAACCAACAATAAAATTCTTCATTCTATCTCCTTTGTTTTACTGCCACCACCATGGTGGTCAGTTGTTGTCATTATATTCGTTTTTTATTGACTGTCAAGCAGTAAGATCAACGATTTCGCACTTATCACCAGAGCAAGCAAATGTCTGTGAACTTGCTGTTGCATCCACCTTCTCATATTGCTTCAACATCGACCAATCGACTCCTACAGGCATCTTTTCAAGAAGTGCATCGTATTGTGCCTTCGTGCATTCTTGATATGGAGCCTGTCGGTACGAGTGGTCCGAGTGGGGCAGGAACGAGATGCCGCTGATCTCATCGAAGTGCTTGTAAACAAATGCACCTACATCCATCCACTCATGATCGCGAACAGTGATGGTGATAGATGGCTTGTGTTCACACCAGTGACGCTGATATGCCAACCACAACTCAAGGTGTTCTATTGCCGTGAGGTCATTGCGGGTGACAGAACCCTCTGCCTTCTGCGGGAACGAGAAGACCATGGTGTGGTCGGGCTTCATGACGCACGGCTCATGGGGGAAGCCAAGATCCACCATCATCTGACAGAGTGGATCTTTGCGATCTGCACGAACGGTGCGGATGTAGTATTCGCTATGTCGTGGATGGATACCCGACGCAGAATCGGTTAATTGGCTGACAGTTCCAGAAGGTTTGACACATGTGATTGCAGCAGCGGGATTGATTCCAATCTTCTTAGACCACTCAAGATTTGTCTCAATGGCGTGTTCTTTGAGAGCGATCAGAATATTTGCACTATTTTTCGTATCACTCATCATCTTATTGTCAAGAATACCAGTCAGCGAAAGGCCAAGCAATGCCTCTTCTTCACAGTTCTTGTTCCATGATGATGAAAGATAAGGGAAGTGTGTTAGAGATGCTTGCCATGTGCCTAGAATAGATGCTAGACGAACCTTGCGCTTCAGGGATTCTGCCGTGTCATCTGCTCTTACAACGACCTCGGTGAGATTACAGAACTCACAGTCGCGAAGAATGATCTCTGAACATGGATTCGTTCCAAAGTCATAGTTTGGATCGCGACGATCACCCAACTTTGCCACAGTCTTCTTTGCTGCATCGCGGTTGAATATTCCACGCTCACCGCTCTTGGACTTGTAAAGTGAAACCCACTCGTCCATGAACACACCGATCTCGGGCTTTTCCTTGTATGCAACAGAGTTGTTCGCTAGTGCGCGTTGTGCATTGTCATTCCACCATGCACCCGTCTTGGCATCGCGCATTCTTTCGTCTGTCAGGTTTGAAAGCGAAATGAGAGCAGAGCGTCGTACTCCTCCGACGACGACAATCTCCGCAACCTTACAGACGATATCATGGCATTCGATGGATGTAAGTTTTCGTCCTGCGGCTCGTCTAAAGGTGTCAACGGTGAATCTAAAGAGATCCTCCAATGGCTTTGGTCCACTCGCGCGACCTCCAAATGTCTTAAGTCTTGCTCCCGCAGGACGAATCTTTGATAGATCCCATTGGGGTACTTGACCTCCAATAAGAAGAGAGATGAGTTCGCGGAACGCCTTAGCCCAACCAGCCTTTGAATCCTGCACAACAATCGTCGTATCGGAATCAGTGAACACTTCAGCGATTGTAGGAAGTTTCTCGACATATTGCCTTTCCACGGAGAAGCCTACACCTGTACCGCACATCAATATGTAGAGGATCTCATCAAATGCGCGGACACGATTGACTGCAACATAGGAGCAGTTATAACCAGCCGTATTGTCGCGCTTGAGGGCTTCTCCTGCGGTCATGAGCGAACGCATGGAAGGCATGATCTCAAGGTTCAGAATGGCTGTCTTCAGTTCCTGTCGAAGTGCGGGATCGACATTGTAGTTCTTGTTGTTGGCAAGATGATCGTCAAAGAACCTGAAGTAACGCTCAACAGTCTCTTCCCAAGTCTCCCGTCTACCCTCCTTCTCAAGCCATCTGGCGTATCTGGAAATGAAGATGAAGTGCTGATAAGGTGTTGGAAGACTCTGAAATGAACTCATGTGAAACTGTACTCCTGTTTTTGTTGTTGAGTCGAATATGTAGACTGTAGTATAGCACAAAATTTGGCTTTGGAAGACCAAAGTATTTGGATTAACATTTGATTTTTATTGAGTTGTGTTACTCAAAATATCCATCAAAAGAAACGCTTCCACGCAACACTAATGTGTTGCCCGTTACGGTTCCAAATGGACGCACTATCAAATTAATGAAGTGACCCGCAGGAATAACAAGTGGAGATGTAAATTCCATGTTAAATCCTGGTTTATGGGCACCAGCCGCATCAGTTGCCAAAAACCCATGACCGCCGATTACAATGGATTTACCAGATACAGTTGTTGCCGAATCTGATGTATTGGTTGCGGAGGCACTTGAGCCAACAGTGACAATATATGATATAAAAATAGGGTTGGTTGAGGCTCCTACCGATGGAACAGTATCTCCAATGCGAACACCTGTGATGTATAGGGTTTTGCCTGGTCGTGCAGCAGTTCCTATCGGATTCTGAAATGCAAACACTGGATAATCTGCATCGGATGTCAGAGTAGAAATAGCAGGAGATGTCCACAGACCACCAAGGTTATTGAGAGCAGGAGCAGATGTTGCCGTCCATGTACCCGCAGTACGAGCAGTCGCACTTGCTGGATGTCCTGTAGAAGCAGAAGCGCGAGTCACCGTTGGTCCTGGAGTGTTTCCAACATGTAGATGATATGATCCACCACCACTTCCCACCATTGCATGTGACCAAGGCTTATCTGTGTTCTGATCACCAAATCCAACATTCACACATCCAACATTGATTTGTCTGATAGTAGATGGGACTGCGGTATTTACCGTTCTGAATCCGACAGGCAAAGCCGATGCGTTAGAAAACTGTGACTGCGATGATGGACACCTAATGCTTCCTACGAGTACATCATTGATCCAAAATTTCACAATATTGTTGTCAACAACAATGAGGTAGTGATTTATTTCCTCCTCTTTAAATAAACCGTAACCATCTCGGGAAGGAACATTTCTTGTATCTAATGTTATTTCTGTAATATCAATTTGGTTGCTTGTAATGATACCTTTCAGTTGACCACCTGAAATGCATCTGAAAAAGATTCCATCAATGGGTTGTTGTGTGGCTTGATTCAAGAGGTACAACAATCCCCATTCACTGATGGCATTCACCGCCAGAGGACCACCTATGGAAATCCACATGTCCACATAGATGGGATAAGTTCCGAATGTAGGAAAAGTTCTCCATGTCCTCACATATGCAGCAGCACCGCTTGTAATCATCGCAGCAATCGCAGCAGAATTGACCGTGAGAACTCCGTTAGCCTGTACAGAACCAGTGGTTGTTGCAAAAGAATAGAAATGTGTAGTGAGTATTACGCTTCCTTCAAATGTCGCATTGAAGACAGTTTGGTCCGATCCCACGCGAACGCGATAGTCATCAGAGGACTCAATGGCTTTTAAATCACGGGAGCCAAGAATGCTTCCCGCATCTATTTCTGTACTCAAACTAGCAAATCCAGCACTTATTTCAGTCTGTGGTGTCACCACCTTGAGTTGGTGATATGCATCTATATCCACCAAGTCATTTGAACGGTTTCCATTCGTAATCTTCACACTCATCTTATAGTCCTCTCCATTCAGATTGCATCAATAGTAGCAAAAGAAAACTCAACTTGAGTCTTTACATACGCATATGCATCAGCAACGGTAAATCCCGATGGGAAAACTGTTGGCATATCTGTGGGTTGAACTGTGTATGTAATCTGTCGTAACACTTCACACTCCCGTCCACGGGCAGTTTCATCATAATATCCATCTAGTCTTATGGTGCAAGACCCGTTTATATTAAAAGTAACCGCAGCAATTTTCCAGTACAAAGCGGGAACACCGTGTGGAGTTTGTACAATTTGTATAAGTGCCATTATTCAAAATATCCGTTTACTGCAAGGCTACTTGTAACTACAAGAGTATTGCTTGCTACTGTTCCAAATGGACGCACAACGAAGTGAAAATAGTGTCCTGCGGGAACCATTAAAGGAGAATCAAACCGCACTTCAAATCCAGGTTTATAGTTTCCCACGACTTCAGTTGCCAAAAACCCATGTCCACCCACCGTGATGGATTTTCCCGATACAGTTGTTGCGGAATCTGCTGTGCTTGTGGCAACCGCACTGTTGCCAACCATAACAATGTATGATAGAAAAATAGCGTTGGTTGAAGCCACAGTGGAAACATATGCTTCTCCAACACGAATACCTGTGATGTATAAAGTCTTTCCTGGAAGTGTCTGAGTTCCTGTCGGATTCTGAAATGCAAACACTGGATAATCTGCATCGGATGTCAGAGTAGAAATAGCAGGAGATGTCCACAGACCACCAAGGTTATTTAATGCTGGTGCAGATGTTGCCGTCCATGTACCCGCAGTACGACCAGTCGCACTTGCTGGATGTCCAAATGTTGCACCAGCGCGAGTCACCGTTGGTCCTGGAGTGTTTCCATTTGCAAACTGATATGCTCCGTTACCCAAACCACACAGAACATGCGTCCAAGGCTTGTTTGTATTCTGATCACCAAATCCAACATTCACATAACCAATGGAAAGTTGACGAGCAGAAGATGCTGCACCCGTATTTACTACACGGAATCCAACAGGATTACCAGATGATGCGGAGAACTGTGCCTGTGCAGCAGGACATGGAATTTCGGCAACAAGCACATCATTAATCCAAAAGCGGACTATGTCATTGTGGAATACAAGCAGATAGTGATTGGATTCAGTTGGATCAAATGTGCCAACACCGTCTCGCGCAGGAACATTTGTCGTGGTGATGGTGACATCAGCAACATCTACAGAGTTATTAGTAACGATTGCCTTCAAAGTACCACCAGAAGTACGACGGAAGAAAATACCGTCAATGGGTTGTTGTGTGGCTTGTGCCGTGAGGTACAACAATCCCCATTCGCTTATTGCATTTGTGGCAGTGACATTGGCTTCACGAATCCACATGTCCACATAGGTGGGATAGGTTCCAAATGTTGAGAAATGCCTGTGTGAACGAACATAAGCAGCGTGACCTGTTGTGGTCGATGTTCCATTGTTTAGCACCATGAATCCTGTGGCTTGTGCAGTTGTCATCGATGTGAGCAACTGACTCCATGTGGTTGTGAGGATGGTGGTACCTTCAAAGGTTGTATTGAACATTGTCTGGTCAATACCGACACGAAGACGATAGTCATCAGAGCATTCGGGGGGAATGACAGTACGAGTTCCCAATACATCACCACTATCCACTTCCGTACTCAACTGTACAAATCCTGCATTCTCCTCGGTCTGAGGAGTTACCACTTGCAATTCGTATGTTGCACTCACATTTGCAAGCCCTGCTGAATTGTTTCCGCCCTTAATATTCACAGCCATCTTTTATCTCCTTTAGATTCCCAAGCACTCTATATTGTATTTACCATAAGTTCCCTCTGGGGCATGACCGATTACATCAAAGCCAACTCCAGCCACTATGTTATTTATCTCAAAACGCACACCTTCAAGTATGGCATCCTCTGGTTCATGGTCATTGCTAGTCAGCCCAAGAACCTTGCATGTTATGAAGGAATCCGCAGTCACCCATGACTGCCCCGTGATTGTCTTGGTCACGAAGGTCTCCTCCGTGTGATTCAATGCAAGACTAGTTGCGGCAAAGGTTACGCCACCACCGAAAGTCGTGCCAGCCGTGTATCCATCGTCCACAATACCGCTTCCGTATAGACGGGTATACACATTGTCGTTTCTGAAAATGGTCAGGGTCAATCCAAGCAGATCTTCTGCGGTATATGATCCGCTGAACGGAGGCTTCATCACTATGTCGGCACTTCTCTTGAGGGGGTCAATTGCACCATTGCTTACAGTCCCATCCCAGTAGGATTCCGCCGATTCCACGGTTCCCGTCACCGAGATGGAACCAGTTTCATTCTGCAATGCAGCAGTCTGTCCAGCAAGGTAATCTATCGCATATGCATGATTTGAACTTGTCAGTCCAGTTATCGTGAATGCTATCTTGTTGACAAAGGATGAGAAGTCTATCGTGGTTATGGTAGAACCACCAGCCGATCCGCTGGCAGTTGATGCTATGGTTAGCGTCTGTCCGCTCGGGGTTATGGTGATGTTCGATCCCGCTGCTATTCCAACTGCACCAGATATTCCATTGACTGAGTAGACTATGTTGGGTGCAACAATGTTCCCTATGAATGTGGAGCCGCCAGAGACATAGAGGTTGCTGCCAGAAATTCCACCAACAACATCCAACTTAGATGTCGGTGCCGTGGTATTGATTCCTACATTTCCATTAAGATCTATCAAAACCCGCGTGTTCTGCGTTTCTCCGTATTCAGTGCCAGCAACTCCAGTAAGACCAGTATGAATCGATACTCCCGTATCATATCGCATCTTGATGTACTGACCGTCATCAAAAGATGTCTTCTCGACTTTCTGAGCAGATTGCTTGGATGCCGCGATGGCATTTCCTATGATCATGGCCGAAGACGATGCTGTCTCCGACAATGTTCCGTAGACACCTATGTTTATCCTTTGAGCAGTGTTTCCAATGGCCTGAAATGGAATAGTAAGCGTCTGTAGAATGTTGACGGTGGTTGCCGTTATTCCACCACTTGCGGTGATCAATCCGTTGAATGTCGAACCACCCGATACGAACAAATTTGATGTTGTGATTCCTGCGTTCATCACCTGAAGGACAGAGAATGTATTCCCTTCATTTGTCTTTGCTACATTTGTAATTGCTCCAGTAGCACCATTTACTGATGAAACACCAGATTCAGATCCACCCGATACGGTTCCCCAGTAAAGTTGTCCACCACCATCGGTGAACATTGCCTGTCCACTTGTACCATTCGCAGCGGGGAATGTATAACCCCATGTCGATGGACCATAAGCCACATCATAATCAGCATCAGAAACCCGCAATGCAGGAGTAACTATAAATGTAGACGGTGATGCACCCTGATTCACAAAGTAATGTGGAGAGGTTCCAGTATATTCGAATCCATATTGAAGTGCGAGAGATGTATTCGTTCCATCACTCACCAAGATAGTACCAATAGCGGCATCAAGTTTTACTTGATTGGATCCAGATGTGGCATCGAATACTTTGGCTCCAACGGTTCCTGTATTTGGATTATACGAAAGAGGTGTAGTGATATTGTCAATAAGAAGACTCTGCTCACCCGCTGTTGCTGCAAATACAAGATATCTTGTAGCAGTTGAGTTGGTTGAGCCAAGCATCACCGTGCTGGCACTTAAGCCAGTTACATCACCAGTTCTTCCATTTACTGAATAGACAATGTTTGGTGCAGAGATGTTTCCGACAAAGGTTGCACCCGATGATACAAACAGATTTGCTGTTGTAATACCAGCATTCATCACCTGAAGGACTGAGAATGTATTTCCCTGATTTGTCCTTGCCACATTTGTTATGGCACCAGTGGAACCGTTTAGAGATGAAACATAGTTTACAAATGAGGTATTTAGAAGTGTTCCAGATGTTGCTGGCAAAGTGTGTGTTTGATTGCCAGTTGCATTGAAATTTCCTATGATATCTGCATTAAGTTCAGTCTCAAGTGGATCGGTGTGTACTATTCGTAGTATCGCACTGTCACTTAGATTGAATGTCGATTTTGATATACTTGCCTGTCCAGCGATATTTGATACATTGAAGGTAGAAGAAAACAATGCTGCACCATCAAATTGGGATGCCGCATTGAATGTTGCTGTTCCCCCAAAATATGCTCTTCCGTTCAGAGTTGTTCCTGATGATACAAACAATGTGCTTGTAGTTACACCAGCATTCATCACCTGACGGATAGAGAATGTATTTCCTTCATTTGTTCTTGCGACATTCGTGATCGCACCAGTAGAACCATTTAGTGACGAAACATAGTTGACGAATGTTATTGCACCAGTTGAACCATTGAATGAAATCACATAATCGGAGGGTATTGCACCTGTTGGACCTGTTGGACCGATGTCACCAGTAGCACCCGTTGCACCTGTTGCACCTGTTGCACCTGTTGGACCTGTTAGACCGATGTCACCTGTGGCACCTGTTGGACCTGTTGGACCGATGTCACCCGTTGCACCCGTTGCACCTGTTGCACCTGTGGCACCTGTTGGACCTGTTGGACCTGTTGGACCCGTTGCACCAGTAGCACCCGTGGCACCTGTTGCGCCACTACCACCAACTCCAGTGTAAGATATGGTAAGAGTATTTCCTACAGGAGTTATAGAAATATCTGTTCCTGCTAAGAGTTCTATTACTCCAGTGAGACCATTGATAGACACGACATATTGGGATGGAATATTTCCAGTTGCTCCCTGTGGACCAGTTGGACCTGTTGCGCCATTGGCACCAGTAGCACCTGTTGCACCCGTTGCGCCAGTCGCACCCGTGAATCCACCACTTCCACCGCCACCCCCACCACCAATGAGAATAGTTTCGCCAGTCGTTCCACCAACATACAACAACGCATCGGTGACATTGACGGCAAGTTCACCGAATGTCAAACCCGAAGGTATTACACCTCCAGTTGAACCTCTCTTGATCTTGATGGTGATATCAGACATAGTTCTCCTACTTTTACTTATTTATCCTAGAAAAGTCCACCGTCCAGCACAGATGGAAATGATCCTGTCGCACCTGTTGCTCCCTGTGGTCCTGTAGCACCCGTTGATCCTTGGGGTCCAGTTGCACCAAGGTATCCAGTAGCAGTTGATACTTTGTCCCAAGCAGAGCCATTCCATGCCCATGTGATGTTTCCATACACATAGGTCTGATTGAGTGAGGGGCTGTTGGGAAAGTTTATCGACATTAGACTAATTCAAACCATGAGAGATCGCAATAAGCATTCAATCCGTCTTCAGTTGGTGTCAATGTGAGAACAAATGTATCGGATACTCCTGTTTGAGTTCTCCCGAGTTGGAAGTTGAAATCATTTATATTCGAAATATCAAGTGATCCGCTGCTGCTGATGTATCCGCCGATGATATCGGTTCCACCAGTGACTTCTGTTGCTGTTACATTATAATCAACATTTCCATTGAAATGTGTTGACCAGGTATTTCCCGTCAAAGTTGGATTCAGAAGAATCCTGTATTGAACCGTGACTGGCTTGTTGTTTGTTCCTGGCTCAAGGACCACGCTTATATTTGAAGGAATGATCACCGAATCAATACGATTTGGATTCAGCCTTATCGCCATCATGGGATACTGAACATCCTGAGTTGTAAGGGTGGTGGGATTTGAACCATTCTTGGTGATGTTATATCGTCTGCTGAATCCTTCGTATCCACCTTCACTCATGACCGTGGTGCATATTTGGTGCAATGTACTTCCACTTGCCTGTGCCGTCTTGTTCTCAAGTTCATATCTGCAAGGAAGGACTGCCGTTGTCATGTATGTCGTTGGATGCACATTGTCGTTGTGGAATGTGTGTGCCACCACAGGTTTTCCATCAACGAAGAATCCTGTACGCACATCACCAACACCGAGCCATTCAATGTCCGTCCAGAAGATGTTTCCCTTGGTGATATCAATCGTTCTACCCGATGTTCCGCTTCCATCGAACACATCTCCATTCCAAGATGATTGCTCCACTTTTGTGATCGTATTCAATGACTGACTTGCAAGGCATATGGATAGGGTTAGTCCATCCTGCTGCAAGTAGACTCCATTGGCAGGAGTTCCAAATGTTGCTCCACCAGAGATGCCAAAGTATCCAACTCTCTGTAGCAATCCATCCTTTGGTTGGTTCATTGCGAATGTGTTGATCACCAACAGGGACTTTCCTGGCTGATATGCAAATACGCGCTTAGTCTCTCTAGTGACTTTGCTACCCGCCGTTGTCCCAACAGAAAGAAGTACAGCACTTTCATTCACCGCATATGTGGCAGTTCCACCAGTGACACCAAAGGTATCCCACTTGTCATTCGCCTGATATCTGTGCTGTGAATCGAAGAGTGTGAATGGCTGAGACACCTTGAGGCGATTGAAGCCATCTACCGCATTCGGAACGAATCCAACCTGATTGTTGAAAAGATAACTCATATGATTCTCCATCCATTCCTATAGATCATCTGTATGGCTCCATTGTTCAGATTGAGTATCGCGCTGCTCTGATTGTCGATGTAGTGCCCAGTAGAACCTTGTATCGTGATTTGCCTATGCACTCCATCACCAGCATGACCGCTCTCGTCTTTCACCACCATCTCCTTGCCGTTGACTATGTTGCCAGGAAGTATGACAGTCACAGGACCAGCATAACTCACACCGATGTAGTAGTCATTTGGAGAGGCATAATAGGTAGCACCCGTGATTCCTGTGGTGTTGTAGACCGCATTCAATGCACCATTGCCTATGAAGTCAACCCATATGATTCCAGAGTCGTCTGTAACGGCATGGTAGAGAAGACCAGCATCGGTATCGAACCACATGTCTCCTGCGGACATGCCAGTGGGAGCATTGTCCTGCTCATAGAAGTGAACGGTTCCCGATCCACCACCACCCGTGATGTTGACGATGACACCGCCACCAGACTGAGTTACTGACACCCCGCTACCACGGAAGTCGATGTCATTGATGGTGGAGCGAATGTACTTGCCATTCAACTTTACACCAACGCCACCACCCGATGCAGCAAGCCAATCCAACTTGGACAAGTCGAAGTTCTTGTTTGCAAGCGGAGCAAAGATGTGCTGCAACTTCTCAAGAAGGTTCTTGCTGTCAAGGGTGACTATCTTCTTTGTCTTGTCATAGACAAGTGGGTATTGAACATCGATGATGGCATCTTCACCAGCATCACCCTTTTCACCCTTGTCGCCTTTGTCTCCCTTAAGACCTTGAGTACCGACATCACCACGAAGACCCTGCGGACCTACTTCGCCCCTCTCGCCTTTCTCGCCCTTTGGACCTTGGAGTCCCTGCGGACCCCTTTCTCCTTTTTGACCTTTGATGCCGCGTTCGCCCCGTTCTCCTTGGAGTCCTCTTTCTCCCCGCTCTCCTTGGAGTCCTTGCGGTCCTTGTGGACCGACTTCTCCTTGGTCGCCCTTTTCGCCTTTTTGACCTTGGTCGCCTTTTGGTCCTTGTTCTCCTCTTTCTCCTTGGAGTCCTTGTTCCCCCCGCTCACCTCTTGGACCAGGCTCGCCAGTATCTCCCTTTTCGCCTTTCTCGCCGCGTTCTCCCTGCGGCCCCTGTTGTCCCTGCGGCCCAACTGGACCTCTTTCTCCAGGGAAGCCAGTATAGCCTCGTTCTCCGCGCTCACCTTTTTCCCCCTTTGTACTCGGTATTCCACCAGTTGCTTTACTTTGTTCCGTAATCGCTTCAGGCTTTTCTTTCCGAGTCTTCTGCTCATGGGGCTTCTCCTTTGGAATACTCCTCTCCACAAGTGAGAACATCATGTCTATCTTCAGGGGATCTCCCTTGAGGATAACATGTCCGACATCTTCATTGAAGAGACAGAGTCTACAACTGCCTTCACCTTTTTTGTAGATCGCGGGGAACACGGCTTCCGATTCGGAAACCACGGAGAACTGCATTCCACGCGGGACATCCTTTAGGTTGGCTGTCAACGAGAAAACATCGCCAAGTTGTCCCTTGGAGATGCTTCCTGAGCCAATGAAGCCGCTAAAGTTGTCTTGCATCCTATGGAAAACCCTCTCGTCCTATTTATGAAAACTCACGAAGAGCCTTCCAAGAATAGGGGAAGAAGGGTTCCACAATGTCAGAAATGGCCTTGGCATACTCCCTGACCTCCCATTGGGCATGGGAATCCGATCTCAACTTGCAGACACGGGCATAGGCAGATAGAGATCCCGTCCACCACCACTCCGTATAGGTTCCCTGTGGGAGGGCAAACCTTGCCTGTTCTGGTGCCACTCCCGCGCTCAGAAGATCCCTGTAGGTATCAAGGGCATCATCACAGGCATTTCTGTAAGTCTCATCCTGCATGGTCGTGCCTACCATGAAATCAGAACTTCCCTGCTTGGCTCCATCGGTCGGAGCGGATCTCCATGTCGGCACATAGTACTCAGGATCGTCCTTCACATAACGGCGGGACACTTCATTCTCAACGAATCCAACCTTGTGCTTGAAAAGTTGGGTGCGGATTGAGATGGGTGCCTTGATATGGAGACATATCTGAGGATGGGCGAACGGAGTCCAGTGCTTGTGTTTGGAAAGGTAGTTTATAAGTTTCTCATCTTTGTCTGTGAACTGAGAAACTTCCTTGGCAAAGGACACTCGCGCTGCATTGACCACCATGAGATCACTTCCCATGTGGTCGATGTACCTCACGAATCCCTTGTCGAGGACATCAATCTTCTTGTCCGTCTGCCGTACATCCTGTGTTGTCAACATATGTAAATTCCACTCCCTCCACATCTGTGAATGTCTTTGAATAATCAACAGCCCTCTTCCAAAGTTCAGGATTCATCTCACGAATATATTCCTGAAAATGATGTGTGAACTGGAGGAATGCCTGAGTTATCTTCTCGGCTTCCTCATGGTCGATGTCATCATCTAGATCGTCACTTTCTTCCATTTAGCAAACCTCAGTTTCGCTTCAGCACCGCTGCATGTGCCTTGTTTGATGGCCTTCATGATGGAAGGGATGTCTATTCCCGCCATCACCATGTCATTGATGTCCTTGTGTGTCATGGATGAATCCCATATCACCACATCGTGTCCAAGATCGATGTGCTTCTTCAACTGAGTGATGACAGCGACATTCCTCGGCTCGTTATCTATGCAGAAAATCAGTTTTCTTCCCTGCAAAGGCTTTGGAATATTTGAACCATCATTGATTCCGATCATTGCAACTGCATTTGGAATGAATAGTGAATCAAGCGGACCTTCAAAGACATAGACAACTCCATCCTTGTCCAATCGCTCCATTCCATACCACAACTTCTCAATGGTCTTGTCTCCCTTGAGAGTGATGTAACGGGCTGTCCTTCGTGCATTCCTGTCATCCTGAACTGACAATGCTCGACCCTGAGCCGCTACCATGTTTCCATGCTTGTCAAAGATAGGAATGACAAGGCGCGGTACAGCCTCAAGTCTAACATCGGGATCAACCAATCTTGACCATTGACCAAAGTCCTGAGCATAATAGAGTATGTCCCAATGCTTCTGTGGAATCTTTCTGAGTTCAATGAACTGGCGACACTTGTGGTTATCTGGTAGTTCAGAGACTTTCTGTAGTTCATCTAGTGGTGAACCTTTCTTTGCTTCGAAGGGCTTCTTGAATAGCCCGAACATCTCATCCTCCTTGGGTTTGGTGTAGTTGCAATGGCCTGTGTCTCCATTCCTCCACCGCTCAAGGGAGTATTCCTTGCACATTGCGGGGGCGAACATCTCAAGAAACTTGTACATCGTGTGACTCGCACCACAGTTGTGACATCTGTAGTACATGTCGTTCTGCTTCTGATAGAAATACCCACGCGCCTTTGCCTTGTTTTTCTTGGAGTCTCCGCACAGGGGACACCGAAAATTCGCAAGATCTTGTTTCTTCCAAGCGAATCTTTCGAGTCTAGGGGAGAGCAAGTTTATGTACTTCTTGTCGATGAATAGAGACATCAGTCGAAGTTCCAATCGTCATATTTATCTGCTGCGGAAGGTACTCCGTTTCGCTTTCCGCCATTCTTAACATTGTCTTCACTATCGTTGAAACCCCTGTCATCCACGACATCGCTGCCGACATCAATGAGTTTCATCTTTGATCTGTCAATGCCAATCACGAACTTCTTGTTCCTTGAGACATCATTGTAGCGATTCTTCAACTGCTTGACCATGACCTGACCCTGTTCCTCAAGTTCCTCTGTGGAGATGAGGGCAAACATAAGATCGGCTGTGGCGGGAAGACCGAATGATTCTGATGTATTCTCAAGACCAACATCTGAGTTGTTGAACCCACCGCGATTGACCTGAGTCGCTGAAAAGATGGGAACCTCAAACTCCTGAGCAAGACTACGAATTTCTTCAGCGATTGCCTTGATGAAAGTATAGGAATTCACACTTGCAGACATCTTCAATCTTGCGGATGCACAGATGTTCAGATAGTCGATGAAGATGATATCTGGTTCAAAGTTCTTCTTGGTCTTGAGATCATTCAACAATGCTCGGAAATGGTTTGCATTTGCCGTTGCCGTTGGATACTCCTTGATGATGAGTCTACCCGTGTACTTCTTACGAATCTGCTGCATCTTCTTGTTGTACAAGTCCGCTGGCAGTGCCTTGAGATCATCCATGGCTAGATCCATGAGGTTTGCATCGATGCGTTCCGCGATCCTCTCCTCTGCCATCTCACAGGTGATGTAGAGAACATCAAGATTCTGTGTCAAACAGGCAGATGCATGGTGACACATGAATAGAGACTTGCCGACACCCGTACCCGCCATCACGATATTCAAGGTTTTGCGAGGAACACCACCATTGGTGATGGTATTGAACTGCTCAATGTCAAATGGAATCTTGTTTTCAACGCGATGATAGAACTCGTACCGCTTGCCGTAGTCTTCGATGTAATCGTGACCGATGTTGGTATCGAATGACACCGCAAGGGCATCGGATAGCATCTTTGGTAAAGATCCAACATCCTTGTCCTTCGACTTTCCGTCGATGATATGGATTGATTCAAGAATTGCATTGTAGAGTGCCTTGTCCTTGCAGAACTTCTCAGTCTGCTCCACAAGCCATTCAAGATCTGGACTCTTTATGTCTTCGAACATCTTGTCTAGATTCACGATGCATTGCTTCATCGTCTCGGGTTCGATGTTCGTCTTGGCATCTAGGAGGATTTCCAAGGCACCGCGAGTCGGCATGGAGTTGTATCGCTGAATATAGTCAGACACCATTCTGAACAAAATCTTGGTGTCCCTATCAGCGAAATAGTCCTCCTTGAGGAAGGGGAGGACTTTTCGGAAGTACTGGTCGTTGCGCGTCAGTTCACGCAGGATGGTCAGTTCGATCATGTAGGTAAGTATAGTGTGAGATCAAGTGATGTCAAGATTCTTTATCCATTCCTCTACAGATATTTTTGGTTCCCACTTAAGTTTGGATGTTATTCTTTGAATGTTTGCCTCTGTGATCTTTGCCTCACCCTGTCTTGGCGGTAGGAATACAAATGGTTCATTGCTATCCCATCGTTCTTGCATGAGTTCCGCAATCTTTCTGATTGTTATGCTCTTTCCCGTACCAACATTATAAACAGTTCCATTTTGTGGTTCATTTGATTCAGCACCAGCAATCAATGCCCTACAAACATCCTCAACATGGATGAAGTCCCTGCTTTGGTGTCCATTGCCCGTGATAGTAAGTGGCTTGCCCTCTTTTAGAAGTCGCTGAAAGATTCCCATCACAAGAGCATACTGACCCTTCTTTGGCATTCGGTTTCCATAGATGTTGAATCCTCGGAAGCACACAGTGTCAAGTCCATAGTTCGTAGAGTACATCTTGCAAAGTTGTTCACCGAAATACTTGGAATATGAATATGCATTCAGACAATCAGGAACATCCCATTCGAGATTTGGAGGTTCGCAGAGTCCATAGATCGCAGAGGTACTCATGAACACCATGCGAGAAGCACACCCATTATCATGTTTTCTACACAAAGAAAGCATTGTTTGTGTACCCATGACATTTGTTTCCATGCAGCGACTAGGGTCATTCATGCAGTTCTGTATACGAGCCTCTGCTGCAAGATGAAAGACCACATCGGGTCTGTGTCTTTCAAATACCTCGCTGCACATAACATAATCAGTTATGTCATAGTGGTAGTACATTACATTGGGATTGAAGTAGAACTCATCGTGAGCATCGGATGAAAGATTATCGATGCCTACGACTTCATGTCCCTGCTCGACAAGCATATCGACAAGATTGGAGCCGATGAATCCGCAGGAGCCTGTTACTAGGTATTTCATAAAGCAAGTATAGCGCGGGATCAGCGAGAGTCAAGACTTCCTTACAAGAACAATATTTTCAGCGTTCAGAGCGGCAGCATCATACTTGTCTTTAAATTTATCGTAGATAGCCTGATACTTTCCATCATGTTCTATAACGATTGCATCAACATCAAATCGTTCAAAATCAAACTTCATGGAAAGATCAAAACTGGTTCCTTCAACATCAATGGACACCAAATGCAACTTTTGTGGTAGGAAAGTATATAATTCTTCCAATGATATTGTTGATGCCACATAAGGAACATGCTTTCTTCCAAGATGGTTCAGGTAGCCAGCCCACTTATCCTTATGCCATCCCTCAGTAGTAGTTAGCGCACCATCAGTTCTATCATCCTTCGGTACCAACCAAGACTTGATGGGCGGTGTCTTTTCAAGCGTGACTGCTGCACCAACTATCAGAATCTTGTCGTTGGTCTTGTATTCATTCACAAGATCAACAAGACTATAGGGAGACATGTCCACCATGACTCCACCCCAACCCTTCTCGACCAATGCACGGGTGTTGGATAGATTCTTTGGGTGAAATGCTCCGATTTCAAGGAAAGAGCCATTTGGAATATTTGAGAAAAATGTTGCAAGAATATCATCTTCATTATTTTGAGCGTACATGCGTTCTCCATTCTTTTGCGTAATCAGTGCATACTCCCCACATTTGAGGAATGTCACCTTCGGGCTTTCCCAACCACACCGTGACACCAAGACGAGAGTGGTTGTCAGGATACATCCACAACAATCCATCACTCGTCAGGGTCATCTTGTCCGTTTCATGCCAGAAACAAGTTATGCCATATGACGAAACGATCATTTCCTCAAAGGCTTCCTTGTTCTTTGCATGACACCACAAAGACTTTCCACGAAACCACCAAGGATCAACAAAGTATGTCGGAGCATCATGCCCAAGAAAGAACTGACCATCGACATACCAAACATCCACTTCTACATCGAACCCAAGATCCAAAGCCTGTTGGATATAGGTTGGATTGTTCTCACACTCAGGTTTCCTACCATCTAGATTGCCACGATGAGATATAATTTTCATTACTTTCTACCGAGGAAAGAATTCAAATCTTCGGGGGTTCCTATTCCATGCATCCTGTGTACAAAGAAAGGAATCAGTGTCTTTCCAGACTGAATCAGTTCATTGTAGACAGGGGCGATATAGAACTCGTTGTTCACCCGTATGTTCTTCTGAATCATTGTCTCAGCACAAGAAACAAACTCAGAACCCCTGCGATACCAGTAGATGCCACAGGTTGCAATGTCTGATATCGGATTCTTTTCGGCAACCTCAGTGACAACTCCCCGTGAATTTGTCTTCACGAAAGACCACTTGGGATGTACGGCATGAAAGGTGAATACTATCGCATCGGCGGCAGTAAAGTTCTTGAGATAGTTGAAGTTCTCAGGACTATATTCGATTATCTGATCCGAATTTGCTATTAACAGATCCTCGTCGTTGTTGATGTATTCCTTGGCGAGCAATGCCGTACATGCCGCACCTTCAGTTAAACCATCCACCTCGACAACCTTGTATCTCCCATTAGTAATCCTCGCAAGGGTTGTCTCCAACCCAGCGTACTTATCAAGATGCTCCTTGCGAACAAGGAAGATATACTCTGCATCGAAGTCGAGATTCTCGACAACGCGCTGAATCATCGGTTTGCCTTCCACATCAATGAGAGGTTTTGGGAAGGTATATCCTTCCTTTGCGAACCTACTACCTTCCCCAGCCATTGGTATTAAAATCTGCATAGTTCTTTGTAATAATAAAGCCCATCAACAAAATTTGTGTAACTCTCTCTAGTCACTTTTGTTGAGTTATCAACTTTCCAAATATATTCTGCTAGGCTGCTCTTTGCAGATTGCAAACCAAACATAGAGTCCTCAACACAAATGCACTTTTTAGGATTTGCGTTCATCTTTCCGATTGCCAAATTATAACAGTCTGGATGAGGCTTGTTTCTATTCACCATTTCGTTACTAACGATAAGATCAATAAATGGAATTTGTCCAGTGGCAGTAAGCATCTCTATTGCGGTGTCTCGTATTGAGTTTGTGACACATGCTATTTTGATATCCAAAGACTTCAAATGCTGATGTAGTTCGATCTTCTCTGGCATAAGAGTAGCATTTTTCCTGATGACATCAATAGTGTGTCTTTGCTTTTCCTCATTAATCTTTTCAGCGATTTCTTTTGGCACATTCATCATTTGTAACTTTATCCGCGTTGGTAATCCATTATATGTCGATTCATGAGCATTCCTGCTGATTTCAGGATAGCCATGTTCTTTTAGGGCCATATTCAACGCCTCGTAGTGCCATTCGCAGGCGTCCACAAGAACTCCATCCAAATCAAAAAGAACAAAATCAATATCTACCATTTCAGTATTGCCTCATGTTTGGACTATTAGCATAATAAAAAGACTCATCTAGTCTAACTATCTCAGAATCGAATAGCGTCTGACATATGTCAAATAGATTTTTGTGTGTGTCTACGAAAGAGCGGGTGTTATACACTTCATGTGAAAAGAGACGAAGTAGATGAGAAGATTTCCCAATCATGACTCCATCATGAAGATGATCCTTCATCTGAGAAAAAACTAGCAGATCTTTGTCTGTTTTGCTGAATCTACTAATTGAGTCATTTATGTAATCTATCGAAGAGGGCTTGTGCGGAAATATATCTGGTCTTGTGAGTATCACTATATCATCCGACAAAGATGGTTGTGTTGACAAGAACTGATTCAATGCCATGTAACGATGCAAAATTTGCATCTTGTAACTAGACTCTCTGTAATATGGTCTTTCTTTACAAACGGGCAGGGTCTTATATTGAGATAACAGAAGATCTCGCGTCGATAGATCTATAAAATCTACGGCATCAAAAAACTCAAGATCCATCAGTTTTTGTAGATTTACCTTAGAAGTGTCCGCAGACATAGTTTTATCCATGTCTCCTGTCCACCATCCGAGTTCTTCGTGCGTAAAAATAACTCTTTTTTGACAAAGAAACCTTGATAGATGTCTCTCTATGAATGGTGTGGGGTTGGAATAAAAGTTTCTCAGATGTCCAGTGACGAAAAGAGTAGGCATGTCATTTTCTCCGCACTATGAACATCAAGTCATCGTAACGACCCTTTGTTGCTCGCAGATCAACTATATCGAACTCATCTGTCTCTTGTTTTACTTTCTCAAATGCATTACAAAGAACTGGCATCCAATCGATTGACTGTACATCTTCTATTGCAAGAACTCCACCACTGTTAAGTTTACGAAGATAGATGTTAATACAAGATACCATAGAGTCTAGGGTGTGTGGTCCATCATCTATAATGATGTCGAAATTTGGCAATCCATCTGAAACTCTAGAGTTGTATGCGTCATCTATTGTGATAACTATGTTATCGTTTTGCAATGCTTCTTGGACAATCTTCCCACCATAATTGTCAAGTCCATAAACCCCAGTGTGATTAGAAAAATACTTGTCCCACAAGAGCAGCGAATGACCAGAAGCGATTCCAATCTCAAGGATTTTTACTGCCTTGTCCCTATATTTGGAAAACTCCTGCTCATAAAAGCCGTCAATGTAGTTGTGTGTGGTATTTTTGTCGGTGGCAACTCCACATTCCCCCGACCACTTGCTTTCATTCAATATTTCGTTCAAAGTTTTCATAGTTATTTTCTCAATCAAAATTTTTAAGAGTAAATCTGTATCTCAGGGAGCAGAACCACTATCTTTCCTCCAAATGATTGCCTGAGAGAGTGTATTATGTGATCTTTGAAGTTGTGTATCAGCACTATGATGTAGTCTGGTTTGTCTGTATTTATACGAGTTCTATCAACAACTTCTAACTTTGTTCCTGGAATAAACTTTCCTTGCTTACCTGGAGTGTCATCAACAACATAGAGAAATTGATCAACAAGAGATTTATCTATGCAATTTAAATAGACACAACTCTTAGCCCCAGCACCGAAACAGGCAACCCTGCCACCATTCAATAGACTTTGGATGAATATCTCATCGGATTCTATTTTATTCCTAACAGACTTTCCCCACGAAGCAAAATCAAAATCTTTCTCTATTTGAATATAGTTTTGAACTTCGTCAATATGACCTCTACCTCTGTTTGTAGACACCACTCGGATAGTTCCTCCGTGGATAGGATGTTCTGTTATAGAAACTATACTCAACCCATATTCAGAAAACAACTTGGCTAAAGGGGTTATTAGCCAGTAAAAGTAATGCTCATGATATATCTGATCAAATTGATTCGTCTGTGCGGTTCTTAAAAAATACGGAAATTCTAAAACCCAAACCCCATCTAAGTTTGATTTTATAGACCTCAAAAACCCATGGACATCCGAGTTGTGTTGAAACACATTAGTAGACACAATGAGATTTGCTTTTCCATCAATTTTGCAATCTGCCCAGAACTTTCTCTCATAGATGATGCCCGATGCTATGTTTTCTTCCACAAAAGAAACGCTTGGATCAACATTGATAAGTCTTGTCTCAACTCCATCTGGCATCCTCTCCTTAAACACCTTAAGAAGAGTTCCATCATTTCCTCCTATATCTACAATCGTAGAAATCTCTTTAGCATACATCGAAAGATGCTTTTTAATGTCGTTCCACATTGCTCGGCAATGTTGCTTATACGGCTCGTTCACAGAAGACCTATAGAGATATTCGTGAAACATCTCTGTTGGGTCAACCTGTGTGTCCAAGCGAAATATCATGTCTTCCTCAACCATTTTCAATGAATATCTTTTGGCAGAAATGGAAGATTCAGCAGTTGTTTTCAGGTTATTTGCCAAAGGTATTGTGTTCAGATCAAGTATAGTTCGTTCGTTGCTCATTTCTGTTCTCCTCGAAAATTAATGAATCTCTTCATTTCCATGTACTGCTATCTTTCCCTTTATTCCAATTGGAGAATCAAAGAACTGATAGCGAGAAGGGTTCAATGTAGTCACATAGTTGTATACCATTTTTTCCATCGAAGTCTGATCACCAGAAGCGTATCTGTTCGTGGCATAGTTCAAAAAATCCATGTATTTCTCTCTGCATGATACCCGATAAAGTGATGGAATCGATGTAGAACCCTCCCAAGGAGTATTGTACATCACACGGACATTGAAGTCTTTATTCATGTCAAATCTTTCTAGTTTAAAACTAGAATCAATGATATATCTTCCACTGATCTTATAGATGTCGTTGGAAAAATCAATCTTTGATACTACTTCACGCAGGATAAAAGCCTCCCCAGCACTCTTATTTGGAGAGTGTACCCACTTAGCCACCTCTTGAGTTGAAGACAAATCTACAAACTTGTCTTCATAACCAAGAACTTTTCTTATTTTAAAACTATTAGCCGAACTCCAATCAAATGCACTACAGTCTGCAAGGATAATCTTAAATTGAGGTAACATATTCTTGATCGACAGAATAGTTTCGATAGTCTGCTTTAGTCTAGAATCAACATCAAAAACACTTCGTGTAGCAGTGTAATTCAAAGGACTATTAGTCGGGTGTATAACTGATGTTATTATGATGGTACTCAAAATTTAGAACTCCTAAAATGAATAGTGCTTCTTGTAGTGATGTAGAATTGAATACTTTTCTCTTAATGTATCTTCTACCCCATCGTAGTTTTTTTTGCTATGATCTTCTCCCCATCTACCAAGTTCATAAACTTCTGCATTAAACTGATGTTTCTTTCCTGCTAGCATGAAGGCAATTGAATTCATACAGTCAGTCCATCCTATTGTTGGATAAATCTTCTGTATAGCATCAAAGTTCTTGTCAACAAATGATATCAGATATGGATATATCATCTGAAATGTTTCTCGCTTAAATATCCCCCCACCACCAAGACCATAGTGATTGTCTGAATTTTCTCCACTAACATTTCTTATAAACTCTAGTAACGACGGGTGAATGTAGTTCTGTTTGCAGTTTTCTGTTACATACATCTCAACATCTATCGGAACATTGATAGAGTTTATTACACACACATCATCTTCCATTATCAGAATATGAGATGATTTGCACAAAGAAACAGCCGCAGAAAATCTCCTCAGATATTCCATCATCTGTGATTTCTTGTAACCAAATACTTTTTCGGGATATCCGATGTTCTCTTGGGCGTGAATATAAATGCAATTGTGGTTACGACAAATATCGGAAAAATCATCACCGCCATCACATACAACCACATAGGTAGAATCTGGATTATACTTACGAAAACTTGATATCGCAGCATCACTGGCTACTTTGTTTTTATAAACTAAGTGAAGTGCATCGATACTCAAAACACACCCCACTTGCTAGTATCTACTCTATCATACTGATGTATAATTGGTATTACACTTCCACCGACAGATGGGAGTTTGCTTTCATCCCATGTAGGCTTCTCAATCAACTTGTCACGGAACTTCTGAACTCCAACTGTCCCAAGGTGAACCATAAGTCCATCGGATGGCCGAACCATTCGTATTGACCTTCTTCCAAACTCAGTACCCATGAGGATGTTGAAAGACGATTGATCTGAAACGCTTGCAGGATTGTGGTAGCACATGGTGAAGATCATCAGACACAATTCAGCAACTGCTTCTACAGTTCCACAGAGAACGCCGACATTGCATATCTCCTGTTCCTTGTACTCGTCATAGACATAGCCAAATCCCTCACGAAGATTTCCGTTCCCCCAATGCTCATCTTGATAAGCAATACATTCGCTGCCACAGACTATATTTCTACTACCTAGAAGTTGAATCAAGCGGGGAAATGGATCTCCATGAAAATAGACATCCCTGCTATCTGTTAGAACAACATATGAGTATATGTGCTTCACAGACATCAGGTACTTGTATTGAAGTAAAAAGCGTAGGTTGTGTGGAGGCTTGTTCATCGGTGGAAGATGATATGGAACAACCATAACTCTGTTATCTGTACAATCCTTTACAAGTTGATCATTTGAATTAATAAGGATATTACAAACATCATGCCCCGTCTTTTTTGCAGACAAGTTCCAAGTCTTTATTTGATCCCAACCATAACCTGAAGATGATGATAGAAATAAATTTTTCACTTGGTATCCATTACCTTCATAATAAAGTTCTTGAATATCTGTCGCCCATTGCGAATGTACTCATCTGCACGATATCCTGTGATTGGATCAACAAAGGACATCGTCTGTAGTCTGTCTTGATCGGATAGCAAAGAGAATATATCTTGTACAGATCTAGTTACAGACTCTTGGTTGGTAGAATCAAATCTGATATACGATTTAGGATTAAACTCAAGCGCAATATCTTCGGCTCCCCAATAAATCGGAACTGAGTTGACAATAAATGCCTCATAGATCTTTTCTGTAATATATGACTTTTTTGCAAGATTTTCAAATGCAATAGCAGCCGAATACTTTGAAGTGAACTCCAACTTGTCAGAAACTTCACCAACATTATTGCATACCCTTCCACCAGAGTCACATACACCACTCTGAACAAGATACTGAATCAATGTTGTTCTCAAGCCATTGCTTGGATTAGAAACAACTGCTGATATCTTTCGCGTCTTATCCTTACGAAACTTTTCTCGCAGTTCTTCAAATGAATCACAGCCGTGCTTGTCAAGATAGTCCTGATGGTAGATCGCATATAGAGGAAACCTAAGTGCCATCATACCATTCGGCATATCCTCTTCAAGATCAAATCCAATGTATGCATCACATCCTGGTGTCGTGGAGACGATATCATAACTTTCTCCAGTAAAAGCAATTTTTTTACAGTTAATCTTGTTCATATCTGCATATGACGGAGAACCAACCATCGGTCGATATATTGAAATGACCAAATCAACATTAGTATTCACTCCAAGTTGTATTTCACATTTTGGAAATATCTCCTTAAGCAATCTACTGATAATAAAACTATCTGTCGTACAATTATTGTCAAATCCACCCCAAGTATTGACATAAGCAATCTTCATATACTCACCTTTATCAATATTCTTTCTGGTGTTTCGTTGCGATCAAGAACAGAATACTTGCAGGAATTGATTCCTTCATTCTCCCAATCCAACTTCTTCAACCACATCTCTCTAATACGCTCTATGTTCTTCTTGTAATCTTGCTCATCAATCTTCCTGTCATGGTTCAATGACTTCAGGATACCAGGCGACTGCCTTTGAACCTTCAACCCTGCGAGGTGGCAACGATAGAGGATGTCATCATCTTCTGCTCCCCAACCCCAATACTCGTTGCTGTATCCATTCACCTTGTTGAATGAGTTCCTACTGAACATAGTGACTCCACCAAAGTATCCTTCGTATGGAAGCCCATAGTTGAACTGACTTGCGGATGCAGCAAGGTGTGTTGGTAGTTCCTCATAGTTGTAACTTACATTCTGAGGAAGCATGTCAACATCATGAAACACAAAGTAATCGCAGTCCGTGTCTGCCTCAAGAAAACCAATATTCAACAACTTGGCTCTATTGAATGGCTTTCCAACTTCCTGCTCTATGATATAGATGTTGTGCAGTACATTCTGCTTGTCCAAGTAACTCTTCATGTGAGGAAGGAACACCCGAAGGTGTTCCTCACGATCACGATATGGAACTACTATAGCAAGTTTATGTGTGGTCAAAAAGCACCACCAGACATTTTTTTCAAAGAATATCTCAAAGCATCCAACTCAGTTCTACAATGCATCATCGGATTTTCTTTTTGTATTGTTTCTAGACAGATATTTGCTCTTGGAGCAGAAAGAGAAAGTTGTTCTAAAGTCTTCAACTTCCAATTTGGATTCCCAAATCCAAATTTTTGCATTTCCGTAATGAACTCCTCGGTGTTAAGTGGATTTGGATTTATCATGTGATAAACCCCACATGCATCTACGAGAATACCACTTACAAGCATTTGCTCTATCGCAGAACACAAATCATCCATACAAGTTTTTGAATTTCTATAATTAAGAATATTGTCATAATTAACCAACTTACAAATCAAATTTCTTTGAGTAGTTTCTGAGTTAAAAGGAAGTCTGATCCTTAAATTTGAGTTCGGGAGATGTTTAGATGACAACTCATAAGCATGTTTAGTTTTTGTATAAAATGATGGTTCATTGAACATTCCAAAATTTGGAGTGTCTGATTCATTCCAAACTTTATTATAACCATCGAACAAACAACCAGTGGAGATATGAACATAAGAAATGTTCCTATTAGCACACAAAGTATTGACCATAAGAGGAACACTGACATTCAAATTCCAACATTCTTCTTTTTTTGACTCGGCTTCGTCTATGTTTGGTCTGCCTGTGAATCCAAAGCACCCAAAGACAATATCTGGTCTAAACGACTGCAAATGACTATCCAAAATAGATTTGTTATGATAATCAAGAATATTTCTAGGAAAAACCAAGGTTTCGTGGGTTTTCACCAATTGCTTGTATAAGTTGCCACCAACATATCCATTTCCCAGTATAGTTATTTTCATAGTGATTAACATCCCCTACTGATTTTATTATCCAATTCAAGCACTTCCATACTTAAACTCCTTTGCCACAGCATCCTCAAGCCGCTTCATCACATCATCGGTGAAGTACTTCTGTGGATTCTCATTGATGTTCTTCTCAAATGCCGTGGTGCCATCGGGAAGTTCGATGCGAGTCGATACCTTCTTGAAGATTCCATGGTTGAGAGCGATCTCGGTAAGACCATAGTAGCGGTTCAGACCAGTATCATAGTTCAACTGAACATCGACCTGTTGATTCTCTTTGGTCAAACGAGATTTGTACAACTTGCAATGAATGATGTTTCCCACCACATCCCCATCTGCATTCTTTTCCTTCTTCTTTGAGAGATAGACGATGGTGGATGCGGCGTACTTCAAACCGCTGCCACCACCCATCTCCTTCGTCGGAACATACGCGCCAATGACATCGTATGTGTGATTGGTCATCACAAGAGGAATCCTTGCCTTACCCAACTTCATGGTAAGGACACGGAATGTTGCCTTGACTCCCTGCGAACGAGTCATGTCGCGGACATTCTTACCCTCTGCTGAATCGTTGACTTCCTTCTCGGTTGACAACATTCCAAGTGAGTCAAGGACGATCATCATCGGCTTGCGATCTGATTCATCCATCTCAAGAACCTTGTCAACGATTGTCACACATTGAGTCTTGAACTCCTCAATCGTGGCAACGGGAAACACAGCGACTCGCTTGGCATCAACACCACGACCTTCGAACATGTCGGATGTCACCGCTTGCTCTGAGTCAAAGTAGAGAACCATGCCCTCGGGATTGTTCTTGAGGAACTGCGCGACAATCCCAAGGGTAAAGTAGGTCTTTCCCGTGGCAGACTCACCCGCAAGGGCGATGATCTTGTTGTCGGCAACTCCACCATACAACGATCCTGAAAGGAGCGCATTGAAAGCATAGGAGCCTGTGTCAACGAATCCCGCGACATCGGCACCTTCGATTCCATCCTCAACGATACTGGCAAACTTGTTGCCAGATTCCTTCACAATCTGCTTTAGAAAATTCAATGTATTACTCTCCTGACAACTTGAGGCTTACTGGCTTGACTCCACCCGTTGGCATCACAAGACCCGAACCGAATCCCGTGCTGTACTCGTTTGCCGTATTGTCCTCTGCATCGACGCAGTACAGAACCTTATCTGCTGCAATCGTGACCGACTCTTCCTTCGCAAATGGAATCCAAGGAACAAGACCAACCTCGCCCTTGTTGATCATCACGATCATTGCTGGCTTCTTGAGAGTATAAGAAGTGCCATTGTCCGTCGTGTTTGCGAGAAGATTCTCACCCGTAACCAATCTAATCAACTTTGTAGCCATGATATATCTCCTTTTGTTAGGCTTTCACTTCAAGTGTACTGTATTTATGACCATTGTCAATGACTTCAATCAAGATTCTTCATCGTAGTTGAACTTAGTTGCCTTCGATGCACTCCACCTGTCCTGATTCTCGCAGTACCAATTCCGCGTCGAGAATCTGAAGTATGGAGTCTGTAGTTGCGATGTTGGAGTCTGTGACTGATGCTTCCAAATGATTCTATTGTTGGGCTGTGCAGCGAACTGTCCATTGTCTAACTTTATGATGTTGAAAGACTTGTGTTCATTTGGTGTTTCTGCCCATGTCACATTCACCTCATTGGGATCAGATGCACAGGTATCCACGGTGAACAAATAGTAACCAGGTTCCTTCGTTCTATCTTTCATCACAACTTCACATCGTGCATTTCTCAAACGCTCTTTGCGAATAACAGAAATATTGTATGACATTCCATCCCAAAGTTGCAACCAATCCAAGGGATACAACTTGCTTGGATCAACATTCTTGCGCCACACATAGGCATGTAGTGGCAACTTGTCATACACAGCACCGTATTCATGAATCAATGATTCAAAGTACAATGCCTGATTCGGAATAGACTTCACCGTAAGCCAGTGAGCAGATTCATATTCACCAACACCACAGATTTTTCCATCTTTGTCTGTAAGAAAATCATATAGGAATTCCTTACGAACAAATACCTCAATTGGTGGAATGTTTGCTATCAAATATGCCATATCAGCAGAATAGTCCTTCCAATGTCTGTACTGGTTCTTCCTTCCATCCAAGTACGCCAAGGATGGTGCGGAGAGGTTCGATGAATGACTTGTCAAACTGCAAATCGTAATCAATGAATCCATCAAGATCAAACTCGGTTGGGATCTTTGATCCGAAGGCAACAACCTTCTCATGCAAGGGATTGGGAGTCTTGAGATAGATGAACTTGATCTTGTCTCCCTCGCGGATCTCCCGATACTTACCCGTCAACTTGTTCTTGCGAAGATGGTGGTTGAACAGAAGAGAACCCTTCGTGGCGATTGGTGTTCCCTTCTTGTAGACCATCGTGCTGTCCCCATACTCCTTGAGGCCGTTGCAACTTCTTGGGAATGCAACCTTCTCGGGGGGAAGGCTCTTGAAAACATTCCTGAACGATGCCACAAACTCTTGCACATGACCTTCGTCCTTGTTCATGATGATTGAGATTGTTTCCTTGAGGGCGTTCCTGACCACCTCTGGCGTGGACGAACGAGCAGTCTCAATGCCCATGATCTTGAGTTCGGGAACCTTTAGATAAACATTCTCCTCGCCCATGCGTACATTGAGCATATACCGCTTCTTTGCAGTCCATATACCGCTTGAGGCAATAGACTCCCGCTTCATACGCATCTTATTGTCATAGGCATTCATGTACTCAGCAAGAGAATCATATGACTTGTTTATGACTTTCTGAATGGCCTCGTTCGATGCCTTGTCGATGAACTTGGTGATCTTCTCCTCGTCCTTCTCGTTTGGCATGATCTTTGCCACAAGAGGACCAAGATTCAAATACACAGAGTCTGTATCGATTGCAATCACATAATCGACACCATCAGTCTCCATTGCCTTGTTAAGATAATCATTGATGGATTTCTCAACCCATCGAACGGACAACTGACCCGACAGAGTGATGGCCTCTGCAATCTCCTCGTCATAGTAACGGAACCACTCGTTGCCAACAGCACCGAAAGCAGAGTTCAACTGAATCTTCCGAACCAACTGAAAGTTGTGGTACTTGGAGATCAAGTCAGAAAGATTTTTCCTGTCTTCGGGTGGCGCGTCAGATGGAAGGTTTTTGAGAGCCGCCTTTGTCTCAAGCATGAGTTTCTTGTAGTGACTTCGTTCACTATACATACGCTCCATGAGGTGCGGAAGAAATCCCCTAACATCCTTTCGATAAGTTGTACCATTGGCAGCAAGACACAATCCATGCTTGATGGCCTTTTCTCTCTCCCCCATCGCAACTGGTCTGCCCTGTAGGAGCGTATCAGGCGTAGCCGATCTGCGTATACCGTGCTTGGTCTTCGTCTCGGGGGATAGATTGTACTGCATGATGAGATGGGGGTATAGTGAGTCGAGGTCGAACGACACCACCCACTTGTGCATCCCAGTTTTCGGATCTTTGACATACGCACCTTCGAATGAAGCATCCTTCTTTCCTTTCTTCTTCGGTGGAATGACCACCTTCTTTTCGTGCAAATGATGATAGATGATCTGCTCCCAAGTCCTTACCTGAGAGAAAACATCGTTGAGATTCACCTTGGCAGAGTAGGCAAGCGACACCGCAAGTTCCATGAGGCGCAACTTGGCCTCAAGTTTCTGCACAAGGATGGTGTCTTGAATGTTGTAGAGTACGAACTTCGTGAAATCATTCTTGTAGAAGTCAGAGAAGTTGTCATATTCAACATATGCAATCTTAGTTTCGCCAAGTTCTACCTGAGCGATATGCCCCAACTTGTAAGTCTCGCGGGTGACATATGTGAACTTCTTGTATAGATCATAGTAGTCCAAGGTATTGATGCCCACGATCTCGTAGGTAATGCTATCCTTGCCCATGATCTCGACCTTGCGTTCCTTGAGTTTACCCCAAGGTGAAAGTTTCTTGGCAAACTTCTCGCCAAAGAGACTAGTCAATCTGTTCACAATGTATGGAATGTCGAAGAACTGAACATTCCACCCCGTGATGACATCGATGTTGAGGCTTTGCCAAGTCAACACGAAGTCTCCTAGCATCTGCTCTTCGTTGTCGTACAGATTGACAAGCACATCACCTGGCATTTGTGACTTGTCAACCTTGCCAAGAGCATAGGTGTACTTCTTGTGTCCTACGATCAGAGTGATGACATTGATCTTCTCATTGGCTGTTTCGATGTTGGGAAATCCCTCCTCCGATTCAGTCTCAATGTCAAGATATGCGATCTTCATCGCACTCATGTCATAGTTGATGTCGCCTTGATACTCGTTCCCAATGAACTGATAGATGTAGTCTGTGTTTCCGTAGATTGGATAATCATTCACATCCTTGTACTTGTCGGAGAACTCTCGCGCAGAATCAATGTCATCAAAGACAATCGGTTCCACAGTCTTGCCGTCCAAGGTTGTCCACACAGAACTTCTCTTGCTCAAAACGAACAGCGTGGGCTGAAAGGAAGCCTCCTCCGAAAAGGCGACTCCGTTTTCATACCCACGATGCAGAATGCGATTGCCACGAATGGCGACATTCGTATAGAACTTCTTGCTCATGTTGTAAGTATACCTCAATGCATCAGAGATGCAAGGGTCGTTGGGATTTCTTCTTTGATTCTATTCTCTGCCAACTGAATGTATTCGGGATTCAGTTCTGTCCCAACAAAGTTTCTATTGTTCTCAAGTGCAACAATAGCCGTGGTTCCCGATCCCGTGAATGGATCAAGGACGGTTCCGCCTTCGGGACATCCCGCAAGTATGCATGGAAGAATAAGATTCTTTGGATAGACTGCGAAATGTGCGCCCTTGTAACCACGGGTGTTCACCGTCCACACGGAACGCTTGTTCTTCAGCGGATTGTCCTCATCGGGTTTTCCCTTGAGTCCGTGGTGCTTCAACTTCGGATCAGTTGTTCCGTCACGCATCTCATCGCGATTGCGAGTTCCCCAGTTTCGTGCTGGCTCCTTGATCGCCTCATGGTCATAGTAGTAGTGCGACTTCTTGGAGAGCAGGAAGATGTACTCATGACTCTTCGTACAGCGATCAGTCACCGACTCAGGCATGGGATTGGGCTTCGACCAGATGATATCCTGACGCAGCCACCACCCATCTGCCTGTAGGGCAAATGCCACTCGCCAAGGGATGCCGATGAGATCCTTGTGCTTCAGACCCTTCTGTTTTTTTCGATTGCCTGGAATGAAATCGCTAGGCATTCCACGCTGACCACCAATTGTTTGTGGAGGAGGAGCAACATTATATTGAGCGATATACGAATCACCAAGATTCAGCCACAGAGTGCCATCAGGACGAAGACAGCGGCGAACTTCGCGAAAGACATCAACCATTGCCTTGACATATTCTTCGACTTCCTGTTCTGATCCAATCTCACCTTCTCCTCCTCCGTAGTCACGAAGTCCGAAATACGGAGGTGAGGTAACGCAAGTATGAACAGAGTCTGAATCAACTTGCTTGAGTGCTTCACGACAATCTCCCTGAATGATTTTGTAGTTCACTTTAGTATCCCTTGCCTCGGACGAAGTAATGTTCTTCAAACGATGCGAAACCAAAGCATTCCCGCGCATAATCAAAGATGATCTTCTTGTCGAAGTTGTTGCAGGAATATACATCCAGCGTGATGAAGTGGGTGGGTTCGATTGAGTGGATTTGAATACCACTTTCAATCAGAGGAACCCACCCACTTACACCAGCCTTTGCTGGATAGAGTTCCCTGCCAAGGTGAGTCGGACCATGTATGACAATAGGTTGGCTCATGCGGGTCATGCCGATCTTATCGACAACCCGCTCAAGGAAACGATAGGTGAGTTCCATATCGTCTGCTGTGCCAGACCTACAGTTGTACATGTCAAGATAGTATGAATATCCAAATGCCATTTACTCGCGCTCCACCATGTAGATGTGATCCTGATGAACTATGTCAAACTCCTTGTAGTGATTTCCCTTTATCTTGGTGATATCCCACAAGGCACGATCTCCAACCTTAATGTCCTCTGTGACTCCCTCACCGACCGCAATCACCTTCGACCACACAAGACGAGAAGTCACCTTCTCGTTGTAGATGATTCCCGCATCGGTTGTCTTCTGACCACCGAAGTCCTTGAGCAACATCACATTCTTGCCAACGGGCTTGAGTCCACTCATGAAAGTTCCCTTGTGGTGCAGTTGAATAGAGAATCGCCATACTGCTTCTTGAGTTGCTTCTCCTGACGATACGCAGAAAGAAGAACGATATAGTTAATGACATCCACAAGCGTGTCATCGAATGTCTCATTTGTTACATTCGTCTTTCCTGATTGAAGAATGGATGATAGACGGCTCATCTTATCCGTGAGACGAACCATAAAACCTTGTTCAGTCGAGCAAATGCCCATGGCCTCAACTCGCGTGAAGTTTGCAAATGGTTCCTTACCGTCGTTACCAGCATAGTCGCGGTTCTTCTTGTCCATCAGATCCCTTGCTTGTTTGCAAAGGACTTCGTGGTGCTTCAACAGTTCTTCGCGTGTCATGTCACCTCCGTACATTATTTCACTCCTGTGCTTCCGAATCCACCATTTCTGGTAGTCTTCTTACCTGGTTTTTCCAAGGATTCGAAGATTACATACTCCAAGTTCTTGACCATCTCTGCCTGAGCAATCCTCATGCCATGCTCAATCGTGATTCTGTTTAGAGAATCATTCTTGAGCATCACAAAGCACTCCTCGACATAGTCGGAGTCGATTATACCTTCGGCATTCTGAGTTACAAGTCCATTCTTGAAAGAAAGTCCAGATCGTGGATGAACTCGTACAGAATGATTTTCAGGAATATCGAAGATAAGACCAGTTGGAATCAATACGCGAAACTCAGCGGGGATCTCAACCCTATCCGTGCAGTAAAGTTCCATTGGTTCGTTTGTCCGCGTGTATGCCTTGATCTTCTCAACTCCAAGCAAACATGCTGTTAGATCAAAACAAGCAGACTGCTCGGTGGCAAAAGATGGAATGACAGCATTGGGGTTCACCTTGAACGCTTTCAGCATAATATAGACTCCCTTGTTTTAACGACGGGCTTTCTTCTTATTCTTATTACGATTCATCAGCATGTCAAGACGCTTGCGCTTTGCGGCATCATCTTCCTGCTGCTGAAGCATCTTTTCAGTTGGGCTTTGTTGTGGAGCAACAACTTTTTGCCCTTCCATATCTCGCATGGCTTGTACCACCCCACCCATTTCCTGCATCTTTACCTTGTACTGATTGAGGTTTACTTCCATGCGCTGACGCTCTGTATCGGGGAATGATGGGTTCTTAAGAAGAGATTCACATGCTGCAATACCTTCATCAAACTTATGGAGGAAGAATGCAGTTGCTGCAATCTCATCATCACATTGCCACCTGTAGATGTCCTCATCAATAAAGAGAATATCAAACTTTGGATATGGCATTGTCTTTGCCATTGAAGCATACAGATATGCTAGTCGTGGCTGATTTACCATTCTATACATCTTTGCAATCTGATATAAGGGTTCTGCGCGGATGGGGCGATAGTTCCATGACATCAAGAACTTCTCTTTGATTTCCCCAAATGTCTTGTTTGTGATGGCCGCAATCATGGCGATTCTGTACAGTGAATAGAAGACTTCTTCTTCCCATCCACCCATCTCAACACGCTTGCGATAAGATGCATCTGCCTTATCCCATTGCTGAGAGTCAAAATAAGACTGTGCAAGATAGAATTGGTGGCGGGTATTTGTTGGATCTTCCAACATTGCCTTTTCAAGGACTTCTGCATCTCTACTGTACTTCTCGACTGGAGAGATACCAACATTTCTTGCTCCACCCATGGTACGAGCGCAGATGTTGTACTTACCTTCCAACTTTACGATCTTTGGATTTGGCTTTTGGCAAGCCGCATATTCGTGCAGAACGCCCTTGTATTCCCACTTGGCATCCAACTTGAATACTTGATTGCGCCACCAGAAGAAGGATCCCCGCTTGATGCGTAGAGCATAACTGTCAATCTCTGTTGTCTGCGGTAGGATCAGTTCGCCTTCAAGATAATCATCGGCATCAATGACCCATGCATAATCTGCCTTGCCCTCTGCCGCCTTGAATGCAAGACTTCTATTGTGTCCGAAATCCTTCCATTCATGGTCGTGGATCTCGCCAGGAATACCCTTCTCCTTGAAGAAGTTGGTGATGATTTCTTTTGTATTGTCCGTGGAACCCGTATCACAAATAACCCAATAGTCGATGTACTTGTATACGGAGTTAAGGCATTCAAGAATGATGTGTGATTCATTCTTGACGATCATGCACAGCGTAAGCGTTGGCTTCATAACGAAAAATCTCCTTGTTGGTTCACTTATGTATTAGGGTTTCTTGCGACCGATATGGTATTTCGGAACCAGTTCCCAATTGCTCTTGTCCTTGTGTGGGATTATCTTCATCTGAGCAAGGGAAACTATTGGATCTCCAGCCTTCTTCTTGTCAACCACATCGACAAGACCCCACTCCTCAAGAAGATTGGCAATGGTGTTCCGTCTGCCAATGTCTGTATCATCAATGTCTGTAGGCAGACCATCAAGAGCAAATAGTTCCTTGAAATGAACAATATAGAACTTGCCTCTCTTGTGGAGTATATGGCAACTCTGATACAACTTGTTTTCTTTCTTAGAGGAAACTCCTATGCGGGTAAGTGTTTCTCTTACTTTTAGGAAATCGTCCTCTGCCTTTAGTGTCACCTCAAGCAAGTCCTCTGCATTGAGGGAAAGTATTCTTTTTTCCATATCGACCTCGCCAATCAATCAAGCATGTGTGAATAACTGAAATATTTAGCATTTCAGATTCCTCCACGCATCTCGGATCCCCTTTTGAGGATCTTGGCTACGGTCTTCTTGTCCAAGGTCGCCTTTATCTCTTCTGCTTTCCTAACGGAACACCCAAAGATATCCATAATCTTTTGGGTAGTCTCTGCATCGTCTTTCTTTGCCCACTTTGCGAATCTTTTTCTTGGCCTCAGAGAGTGAAGCAGATACTCATACTGCATCTGCTTGTCCAAGTGGCAATGAAGATTCATCTCATTTGCATACATGATGGAGTCTGCAAACTGCGACAGACCTTTGTTCATGAGATAGGGGGCATATTCAGATGCCCCCCTCCCCTCATCACGGATAAGATTTACCTTGGTCTGGTTGATGCTGTTGAGAAAGTCGAATGGACTGTCGTTCATTTCTTGAACTCGCAGGAAACCATCAGTTCGCTTAGACAGGCCATTGTGTTGATCTCCTGATCAGCCACGAATGCTGCCTTGTATTGATATTCAGCAATGGTAAGAATGGCCTGTGGGATCGACTGTGGCTCTAGGATGTCATGTAGACCATCATAGACGGAGCGGAACAAACCCACATGGTCATTGTCGATGTTGCTTGCCACCCACTTGCGAATCGATCCAAACTCCTTCTTCTTCATGAAGGCAATAAGATCGTTGATCTTGTCCGAAGCACTTGTGCCAAGTATGCCAACATCGATCTTTCCACCCAAGGAATACTTCTGAAGGTCATTGATGAGTCTGCGGAAGTCGGGGAACCTACGCATGACAAGTTCAGCAACCACCTTCTGATCATACTCAATGTCCTCAGCATCAAGAATGGCACACACCCGCTTCAGCATCTGCTTGGCGAGTTTTGGCTTGTCTGATGATGGGATCTTGAAGTCGATGACCGTGCATCGTGAATGCAGAGGCTGAATGATTCGATTCTTGTAGTTGCAAGTCAGAATGAATCGACAGTTCTTGGAGAACTCCTCCATAAAACCACGAAGTGCTGGTTGCATAGATTGTGGGTTGGAGTAGTCGAACTCGTCAAGGATGACCACCTTGGCCCCACCGCTGAAAGAAACCGCACTTGCAAACTCGCGGATTCTTGTACGCAGGGTGTCGATATTTCCATCTTCAGAGCAGTTGATGAGGATGTAATCACACCTAAGTTCCTCACACAATGCCTTGGCAACGGTGGTCTTGCCTACACCAGGCCCACCCGACAGAAGCATGTTCTGAATCTGTCCTTGTTTGATTGTTTCCTCAAATGTATTCAGAAGTTCAGGAGTAAGGACACAATCTGCAATCCTCTTTGGCCTGTACTTCTCTGACCACAGATATTCATCTGTAGCAAGCATCTTTCACCTCACTTGGTTTCTGGACGAAGAGCAATCCAATAGGTAACGCCGTTCTTTGCACCAGTCAACTTTGCAACTGCCGATCCGCCGATTTGGAACAAGTAGTCATCGGGAATCATCTTCAAAAGTTCAATGTCAAGATACACCGCAAAGGTTGATGGAGATTCATTGGTCTTAACCACCATGCTGTATTGATTTGACGAACCGTTGATACCGATCTTACGGTCAAATGCAACGATCTTAATATCTGCACCATTGTTCTGAATGCAGATGGTGTCAAGTTGAAGAACGGATGCAGACCTCTGAATCTCCGTGATCTGATTTGCCGTTAGCACAAACTCTGCGGTCAGGGTTGGCATCTTGATGGTCTTGTCTGCCTTCTCCACCAACTTGGAGTCTGCATAGCAGTAACGAACCGTGCTTCCATTTGGAGAATTCACCACAACAAACTTATCGCTGAAATTGAAGTCATAGTCTGGTTCCGAGAACAGACTTGTAGTCGCAATGAACTTGCCAAGATCGAAGATGGCAAAAGGAGAAGGAAAAGATTCATCGACCTTTGCCTCTGCCATTATGTTCTTGGCTGTAGAGACCGTGCGGATGACATTTCCCTTGTCCACATAGATGGATGAGCGAATGCCTGAAAAGTTCTTAAGGATGTCAAATGTCTTCTTGCTGATCTTCATGATTTAGTCCTCCTCCTCAAGGTCGTCCATGAGGTCTTCGTCAATGTCTTCACCACCATTTACCATGTCTTTTACATCGCGCAGATGATGCTTGCTTTCATGTCTGTGTCCTCTGCGTTCGTGCTTTCGACCGCGAGAGGATGAGCGTCCACCCGCAAATGGGTCGTGATCTCCGTTGTCCTTCCAGTTCCTGCTCACTTCTCATTCTCCTTCTCAATCAGTAGTTGAGACAAGTAGTCTACACCAAATGTGTTCTCAATCAACCTCTTTCTCTCGTTATTCTCCGAGATTGTCAGAGGAATATAGTTGCTGAATCCTGGCATTTGTTTCGGGCAATGAACTCTAGGATAGTCCAATTTTGAATAATGCCCATCATCAACATTAGTCAGTTGTGTCTGTCCAAAATCTCCACAGTTGCAAGCACGACATATGAATGATTTTGGATATTTCTTGCTTTCTTCTCGCTCTTCACATGGCGATAAGCCCATCTCTGATGATCCATGACAGGATATCTCACGAATGTCTTTTATCTCTTCCGACACAGTTGCTCCTGCAAGTCCACGCGAGATCAGAGAATCTGCAAACTGCCAAGCCTTGGTGAATCTATTTCTGAGAAAGTAGTCTTTCATTGGTTTATCCTGCTGAAGTTGTTCTTCTTGCTGAATGTAAGCACATCTTGAAACTTATCTACAAGTTGATCAGTCTTGTGCGAAATGACAAACACATTGCATCTCTTACCAAGGGTTCTGATCAGTTTCATAAACTCGTCCATGCCTGTACTATCAAGGCTTGAATCAAACACTTCATCAAGAACCAAGATATTGCAGTTGGTGCTATTCTTCAATCGTGCGATCTCTCTCCATGCAAGAAGAAGAGAAAGATCGATACGCATCTTTTCTCCTTCGCTGAAAGAAGCATAGGTAAACTCATCCCTATGTCGTGACTTGATTGTTTCATTGAAACTCTCATCAAGATTGAACTGTACGAAGAAGTCCATACAAGCGAGATAGTGATTGATCAACTTATTCATGATTGGCAAATAGTGCTTGATCACTCTCGTCTTGATTCCGCTATCCTTGAGTATACCCTGTGCTGATGAGAGAAGTTTTTGCTCATCCTGTTTTTCATCGTAGTGCTTCTTGGCATCATCACACTTGTTCTCAAGTTGGTCTAGTGTGTCTTGTTCTGTTTGAAGATTCTGCTGCGATTTTTTGATCTTGTCGGCATCAGAAGATAGACGCTCAATCATTTTCTCTGCTACGGCTAGTTTCTGTCTATGTTCGTTCAATATTGTCTGAAACTTATCGTAGTCCTGTTCCACATTGGTCAACTTATTGTCAGTAATGAATTTTTCCTCAACCGCTATTCTTTTCTCAACATCAAGAACCGCAATACGCATCTCTTCGCGCTTTGTCTTCTTGCTGTCTATCTCTCTGTTCCTATGCTGCTCTGTAAGAGGCTGTCCACATGACGGACAAGGAACTTCCTCGGTTGTCATTATCATAGACAACTCCATATCAATGGTGTTCAACTTGTTGTCAAGAGTGGAACGGATCCTCTTCAAGTCTGTGATGGTCTGTTCCTTCTTGCGCTTCAAGTCCCTGTTTTTTGATAGATTACTCAGAGTGTTTCCACCCTTGACAACAACAGAAGATAGAGAATCCCGAACTACTTCATTTTTCTTTATCTCTTCATCGATACCTTCAAGGGACGAGCGACTCTTTTCCTCAAGAGCATCAAGATACTTTTTCTGAGTATCCTTCTTGCTCTCAAGAATCTCCATTGTGGTTTCACAGGTGCGAAGGTCTTCCTTGTTGGAGGAGACTCTGTCCTTCAAAACAGTATTCATTGAAGAAAATACGCTGATGTCAAGCAAAGACTCAACGATGGCGCGTCGGTCTGCGGCGGGTAGACGCATGAAAGGCACATAGTTGGTAGATCCAAGAATGACAACTTGACAGAATGCCTTGTATGACATCTTGAGAATCTGTTCCTCAAGCATCTTCTGATAGTCCTTGGACTTGGAGTCCTGATCTATCATCTTGTCATCTTTATGGATCTCAAATAACTTTGGAGCAAGTCCTCGTCGGATAAGATACTTCGTGCCACCGATCTTAAAGATGCATTCAACCACACAGTCCTTGGTGTTGATGCTGTTGGCGAGTTGCGGAATGTTTATGTTGCGGAACGGCTTGCCGAATAGACAGAAGGTCAAGGCATCAAGGAAAGTCGTCTTTCCCGCACCATTTTCTCCACAGATCAGAGTCATCTCTGACTTGTCGAGTTTTAGTTCAGTCCAATAGTTACCGTATGAAAGAAAGTTCTTCCAGCGAATGGATTCAAAGACGATCATTGGTCACTCCACCTGTATTTATCGGGTGGACTCTAGATCAAGGTAAGGATTTTTTGAAGAAAACCAAAGAGGAGTTGTGCTATTCTTCCAAGCCGCAAATCGCGACTTTTCTCCGATGTAATACTTTCTATATGCTACCACAGCATCAACATCCTTGTATTGTTCTGGCATTGCCTGTGCAAAAGGAGTCAGTTCCTTGATTGGAATATTTGGTGGGTAGTTGGCATGACACCACCGAATGATGTCTTCGCTCTTATGAATCTTGCCATATCTCTTTGTGTATTCGTCACATAGAGCAAGACCATGCAGACACAGCCAATTGTAGTTGGCTATGCTTGCTGATGCCCACAGAGTGCATGGATGCTTTCTATGGGTTGGTTTGTATGTCGCAGTCCCCTCTGGGTGTGCAGAACAAAGCATCTGCGCTGTTTCCAAAATCATCTTGACAATATGCTTATCGCACATGTCTTGTGCTGCCTTGCGTGGATTGCTGTTTACTACAAAGATGTTCATGGCGAGAGCATAACCTAATAAGTGAGTGGTGTCAACTATGAGTAGATCGGAATATTTTCAAAGGCTATGTCTGCAAACTGCGGTAGGCTTTGCTTGATTGCCTGTAGACCAGATGAAGAAAGTTTGAAGTCTTTGTTTCCATAATTTAAGAACCATCCAGATCCTCCAGCCACACTTGCAAAAGTTATACCACCAATAGTAAACCCACCATAAAGAGTTCCACTTGCAGAATATACCTTCTCAAAGAAAGCATATGTTGCCCCCGTTGTCGTACCTATACAAACATTGTTGTTTGCTATCACAAGATTAGATGGATTGTTTATCTGAGATAGATTTAGTTGAATGTTTGTTCCATCAAAAGACATTATGCTGGTTAGATGAGGATATTGACTCACCCAAGGCAAATTTCTGATGTCAACCTTGTTGTATAAACCGAAATAATCGCTATTACCTTGCTGCATGGTGGCTTCACCATAATTTGTTTCATAGTACGAGTACGGAGTATATCCATATCTACGATCCGTTGTTGGAATTGTACTAGACCTTTCAAGCCACTCATCTCCATCAATGTTAAATGTGGAATACTTGAGTCCATTTGCTTTCCATAGACTGTTCCAGTTTCCTTCATTGAATTTCACAAATGTTGATGGTCTAGTACATTCTATGAAAATATTGTTATTGATTTTGATGTTTGTTCCGCCGATGAAGATGGCGTTGTCAACATCAGACATTGTGCTACCGCATCGATAGAACACATTTCTTATGATGTTGTCGCCACCACCGCTGTAATCGAAATATATTGCACAAGCATTGTGTAGAGAATCAACTCCGCATATTCCATAATAAGGTCCACCTGGCAAGCGGGATCCGATGTTGTTAAAGAAGTTTCCACGAATGACATTTCCCACATGAGATGGGTCTGCATACTTGTAGACAGCACCCATGTCATCGTTGTAGAAATTTAGATTTGTGAAGTTGTTTGACTCTATTATATTGTTGTTACCAGAGTAGTCTATTCCCTTTCCATTTCCATCAGCAATCAATGTCTTTTGTATGATGTTTCCGACACCAGACATTTGAATTGCAGCACCGTTTGAACTGGAAAGTCTACCGAAAGACTTTATAACACAGTTGCTTACTACATTGCCAGATCCCGATAGTGTTTGTCTATTTCCACCAGTTAGAATTATTCCCTTGAGTCCAATGTTTCTTATATCGCAATTATCAACCGTGGCGGTAGTTCCATCAAGAATGACAACGCCATTTTTTCTCATATTCCGAATCTTGCAATTTTTCACCACTACATTGTTGCACTGATTTATCTCAACCGCAGAACCAGAGCATGTATCAAATATCAAACCATCTATAACAATATTGTCACTTCTGTATAGTTTGAACAAAGATGCCAATGTATCTCGCGTGTTACTCGGATCCTTTGTTTGTATAACCTTAGATGCATCATATTCAGGTGTTCCATCGCTCCAATCAACACCACTAGATGTTCTTGAAGAGGACACCCGAATCTTTGTTCCAGAAGTTATTCCAACTGGAGGTATAAAATACAGAGTATCTGATAGACCAGAGGTGAGAGAACCAGAGTTCAATCTGTTTCTGCTGATGTAATACTCACCAGCAGTGTCGAGTTCTTCAGGGACATTAAGAGCAAACCATCTTCTTGGTGAGGGATTTGCTGGAACATATGATGTACATGATGTAACGCCAGCGATTCCATATGCCGAATCAGACGAGCGAACCGTGATATTTCTTGTTGCTGTGTTTATAGAATCGATTCTATAGGCTTCATCATTCCAATCAAATCGCCAGAAGCCATGAACATAGATGTCACTGTTTGGCCCAACTCTATCAGACCATCTTGTTATTCCACTATAGTCTATTCCATAGCACACACCAGAAGGATATCTAAACACCCCGAAAGTAAATCCTGGTGATGTAAAGGCAGATCCAGAACCAGATTCAATAACGCTTTCGATTATTGCACTTGAATCAAAACTAAATTCCGATGATTCCGCTCCAGTTGCTATGCTTGGGAATCTTGCTAGTGTGAGTGGTTCACCATTGAATGATATTTCAGGAAGTGTTGGTATGTCTTTGAAGCCAAGTCTTCTTCCGTTATAGACATCAACAGTAACACCAGCAATAGGATATATTGGCTGTGTATATCTTATGTTTCCGAAAACGCCGACATCTATCATGCCGAAACCATTTCCATCATTCAAGTTGACCTTGTATATGCTTCCGCGAACAGATGGCTTGAACCTTTCGTACATAGGATCAGCACTGTTTATCAAGGTCACACCAGCAACATCTAGAGTCTTTGCACCAGTGATTATTACTGAATCTTGTTGAGTAGCACGAATCGTCAATGGTTTGTCCGCTTCGCCACTGTGAGTAGAATTAAATTCCACAGTTTCCCCAAACAACTCGTAAACACCAGGCATCATATCAATAATGATTGGCAAAGTACCAGTATAGGATGCAGCAATATTCAACGCTCTTCCTATTGTTTGAACTGGCGACGAAACACCATCAGAGGCATCATCTCCGCTCATGGAAGAAACACTTATTGTGTAGTAATCTGGAGTTGCATTAAACTGGCTTTGATATACAGGAACGCCATAGGATGCAGGAGCCTCCAACCAAACTCCTCTCTCACCAGATGCAATTGCAATAGTATCAGGAAGATTTGGTTGACTTGTTCCTTGCTTTACAAACACATTCTTTCCTGCTGGTGCCGTGAGTCTCCATAGTCTCTTATTTGGATCGTTTGTATATGCACCACTTACAAGTATATTTGTACCAGCCTGATGCAGATCGATTCTGTCCACAAGACCCGAGGTAGAACCAGTAGAGTCACAAGGAGCAGCAACCTTATTTCCACTTATTTCTCTCCATTCTACAAGTGCAGAATTTACTCTACTTAGATCTTTACCAGCAGGGTCTCTTGTATTGAATACGATAAACTGATTTGTTCCAGCAAGACAACTGTGGAAAATATCTTCTTTATAGTATTCTTCAGAAAGTGGTCCCGTGAATCCAACAGAATTGTTGAAGACATTATGTGGACCAGAAATTATAAGGAAATTCAATCCCTCTGATGGTGCCTGTGGCCTTGATCTCAGAATTGCTCTTACTTTCTTTTGATTGTGTATCAATCCTTGATATGCCTTATTTCCAAATGTTATTCCTCCCTCTGATACAGGGTGAAATCCAAATCTTTTTCCAAACCTAATAGATTCATCAGATGACACAGATGGAGGATATCCATAATCTCTTATGAGATAATCTGCCATTTCAGCATACAAGTGATGTGAATGTCCATAGCCAGGAAGTTTTATTGCTACCCTAGACAATCCACCTGGGTCAACACCATATCTTGCTTCTGCTGGTGTCATTTCATGTACTTCAGATGAAGTCACTATAGTGTTCTGAAATCCAGGAGTTTCTCTCAATGAATCTCCTATTATCTTTGATTTCAAATCACCTTGTGTAAACACATAAAGTGCTGTAGACCAAGCAAATGCAGTTTGTCTAGTTTCATCACTTTGATATGCATTTTTGAAGTCTTGTCTGCTTGCCACATTCGTGAAGTAAGACAATAATGCTTCGGCACTTGCTCCACAAGCACCAGCAAATCCATTTGGATCCATATAGGTCAATCCATCATACCAATGCTTAAACTCCTGAGCAAATGTTCTATTTGTAATGCTTGATGTGATACCATTGAATCTGGCATCGTTCACTATTGCATATGTCTGACGAGCATCTGGTATAACTTTGAAGCCATTGTTTGGATCATTTGCCCAATTCAATAGTGCTGCTGTGCTTCCAAGATCTGTTCTTGACAAATAAGGACCAGCAACTGCAAACTGATCTCCCCATGCTTCTGAATCATCGTGAAGATATTTGAATAACATTTCATCATTTTTGGCTTGACTCAAGAAGTTCAAGAATGACTGTTTTGCTACAGATCTATTTTCATATGCCCATGGAGTCAAGAACCTGATTGGGTTTGTGTCTGTAAATGCACCCCATGTTCCGCCAAACTCTGTACTTAGGAATGTGAGTCCACCAGCGGCACCAGTGTATGTCGTTCCATCTGTAAGTTTCTTAAAGTAATAGTGTGGTTCACGATGGAATCCAGGAGGTCCATCAAGAAGCCAGTACTGTGGTTTAAGCATTCTTCTTTCATATGGTATCTGAGCAGCCAATCTCTTATGTGCGCCAAAAATGTCCGAATATGTGTCTGAAGTAAATGTCATTCCCGCAGTTGAACCTGGTCCATCTCTATATCTGAAATAGTTCAAATCTACACCAGGTGTATTATCAACATGAAGCATTGGGACTATAGAAGGATAAAGCGATTGACCGTCTGGTCCTGTTGCTGCTGGTGTCCACGAAACTCCCCATACCGCAAAATCCAATGCTCTAAAGAATCCAGTTCTTGAAGTGTCGGGAGGATCAATCAATCCGTTTACAAGTTCTTCATGTAGTTCGTTGAAGTACAACGAATCAAGACCAGTTGTAATCCCACCTTTCATGCAAGCATACAGCAACTCAAACTCGGATGTCCTCGCAAACCCAGTCCAGAAATTCTGTGGTGGTTTTGTTGGTGTCTTTCTATTTGGAAATGGGAAGTTTGAAACAACTGCCGCATTTCCAATCATTTCCATATTTGGTCTAAACTTATTGTTTAGTGTCTTGTCAAACCATCCAGACTTATTGAGATGATTGTAATAACCAACGCCATCATGGAAGTAATCAACTATACTCATGTTGAGTGCCAACATGGTTGGATACAAATAGAACAATCTAAATCGTCTGTCGTTTATCCATGGTACTTGTTGTTCGAAATCTCCATTAAATATTGTTCCAGTTACACCTTTCCATGAGATATCACCGTTGTTTTCCACCTCTGTGAAAACATTGTAAAAGAATGGATACGCACTCATCACTGATTTGTTGCTATCAGAGGAATCTTCTGGTGTGCATACTGCCATTATCTCGCCAAGTTCACTTGTTCCACAGATACCCATACCCCAAATCGAATTAGAATAGGTAAGACCCCATTTTCTCTGTCCAAGCAACATGTCATGACCTGATGTAAACAAGTCGTTGGCTTTGTCGCTATCCAAACACCAGTGTCTTGGATTTGTGTCTCCATTGAATCTTCTCTGATCATTTCGCGTTGGATCAATTAGCCCAACATCATCCTTGAACATGTATTGAGCAAATCGCTCAACACCAAGAACAACACCACCAGTTGCATCTGGACCAGAGTCACCGAATGTATAGTTGTATTGATCCCTTGCCCATTCTACTGGAATATTCTCGACATAACTTGCACCAGAACTTGCGATGTTTGTCCACAAGGTATAACCAGGTGCTTGCCATTGATGGAATGTTCTTTCTATAACTGCACTTGCATCCATGATGACATGTGCAAATCCATCATTTGGTGACTTGAATTTTTCCTTCCAATGTGATACTGATGCATCAAGTCTCCACTTGAAGTAATCTTTATTTCCTTCTACTGTTGGATCTTTGTAAAGACCAAAAGGAATACGCATCTCAAAGCCAGTTCCATATGGAAGGCATCCAAGATAAGCGATGAACTCCATTGAGTTTCCCCATGCTGCGGACAAATCATTCAAGGATTGGAGAAGTCTGTTGCCGTAACCATAGGAGATGCCAACAACATCAGTCATCGGAGGTTTGAAAGTAAGTTCCGTCAAGTCTTGTGGACTATCGGGAAAAGTCATTCCATTGAATAGAATCAGAGTTTCATAAGCAAAGCAAAGTCCCGCTCTTTCGTTTACTTGCCCCCACCAAGTTGAATAAGTCAGTGCTTCGGGATATCGAATCCACGGAGAACCAACCAGCACTTGATCAGCAGAGTATCCACCACCAGTTCTTCCGTAATCATTAAATCTAACTCGCGATACTAAACCAGCAGGAAAACAGAGTCCGCTATACGCTGTATTCAAGTTTGCATCAGTAACACCATTCACAATAACACCAAGTTCTGCTGATCTTCCACCAAACACATCTACATTCAACAGATCGCTAACTGTTGTGTTTTCCCGTAATAGCAAATACATGTCAAACTGAAATGATTCAGCCGTATATCTGTCGGACAACCAAGGATATCTTCTCCAGTTGCCAACGAGTGAATTCATCGGACTGGAAAAGTTTCCGTATGGACTATGGATTACAGAACGACGAATACAGTTGTCATAGTTTGCACTTAAGCCCATGTATAGTTGCGACGGGAGAGAGTTGCCAGGATACCAATCAAACTTTGGATGATAACCAAAGAAAGCGTTGCCACCATCAAACAAGAAATCCTGTGCATATATTCCATTCAAATTATACTGAACAAATTTATTCGACGCTCTCTGTGGACTTCTTGCTCTATCAAACTTTTTGTATGCAGTTCTAACAGCAGATGCAAAATCCCTTGGGTGAGTCAATATATCAAACCAACCATCATCACCATTTGTAGTATAGTTGAACGATGCCTCAACAGTTCCACCCAGTATTAGCGGGTTGACAGGAGCAGATATTCCAAGCAATTCCATGGTTGCTGCTTTACCTAAATCAGCAGTAGCAGCAGACCAACCTGGCTCGTATCTATTGATCAAATAATTGAATACACGATTAAACTTTTCCTGAAACTCTGGATCTGGTGGAGTTGTTATAATCGTGGGAAAATCACTTGGTGGTCTTGTGCCTTGATCGTTGAATGCGGACTCAAAAGGATTAACGCCAGAAAACTTTGCGTTTATCAACTTTACCTTGTAGTTGTTCAATACCCGTATATTAGTTATTCTCATGTAGTTGACTCCGCTTCAATCTCAAACTTACCCGCCATCAACTTGCTGACTATCTCTCCACCATCAACCAACTGTACAAGTTCAACATCATAAAAATAACGACCAGCCTTAAAAGTCGTTGTTGTATCCGAACTTATCACCATACGCATGAAACCCGTATTACCACCAAGGAAAAATATCCCATCCTGTACAAAGCCCTGTGTGCTTCCAGGCTGAAATACTTGAGTGGCTGTGCTTCCAAGTGTGAATAAAACGGGATCTCTGTACTTAGACTTCTTGATCTTCATTCTTGCTCTGTAATCATCTAATGAGTAGACAAGTGTACCGAACTCATTTATAGATGAGTTTAATATAGACAATGGCTGAAGATCATCTGTAAAAACTTGAAATTCAAGAACGAAAGTAGAACCTTGCTCAAGTGAAAGATCGTTGTTTAGTGCTGGCATCAGTTAGTTACCTCCGCTTGAACATCTAATCTTCCGCTTAATGCTTTTGTAACTTCAACTCCACCACTTGTCTTTGTATCTACAACTTCTATGTCATAGAAATATTTTCCATGCTTCAATGCAGCAGTTGTCGTGGATGATATAATGAACTTCACTCTACCTTGATTTTCAGCATCAAAATAGAACCCATCTATGGTATTGCCTTCAGTTGATTCTGTATTTGCTTGCAAAACACTGTTTGCAGTTATACCAAGAACTGCTGCCGCTGTCCCATACTTGCTCTTCTTTACCTTCATTCGCAATGAAATATTAGCGGCAGATGAGGTGGCTGTATATTGATTTGTCGTGGTGGTTGTTAGTGTACTGTTATCATCATTTCTGAGATCAAACTGTAACACAAAGGTTGAACCTTGCTCAACAATAAAATCCTGATCAACAAGTGCCATTAGTCCCCCTTCGTGAGGTCAGTAACGCTCTTGTCCTTGCGCCACATCTGACACGACCAGTACTTTGGCGTATCTCGCGAAAGACCACCTTTGTCACAGCCATGTCGAGCGCGGAAGTTCTTCAAACGACCTGGTTGATCACGCTTGATCGAAAGACCAGGATCACCGAATCTAACGATCTTGTTGTCAACGCACACAGCGAACTTCTTACGCTCACCAGGTGTTCTCCAAGGCTTACCAGTGGCTCGTCCCTCGCACTCATTAGCCTCGTTCATGCCCTTGCCCGTTAGAGCCTTTAGGAATGAATCTGCTGAACCTTCATCATCAAATACAAACTCGGTTGTCTCGTCATTTGATTTGACTTTTGCTCCATACTTCTTGGCGTGTGAACGAATGCTGCTTGCACCAACTCCCGTCTTGAGATTTCCCTGTACGATGTACTTCTCCAAGATGACAGGCCCATCCCTTGAAATAACATCATTGAATGAAGACAGTGCTGAAAGTATTTCCTGCCTATCAATAAACGCATTAAGATTGTATCTGCCTTCTTTGATAGTCTTCCAATCACCACCAAGTTCCTTATACTTTGCAGACGCCCAGCCATTACTATAGGCCGATGGGTGTACCCGAAAACCCTTTCCGTTGTTCGGTCCATCAACGGTCTTACCGTTGTATTCTATACTTGCAACTTTACCAGACACAAGGCTTTGAATCTTGCTCCAAAGTTCCTTATTTGTTGGCTCATTTTTCTCATTTATCTTGCCTTTGCCGAAGTTGGACACCATGATGGGTTCACCCTTTCTTTCAGGATTTGGATCGTGCTTTCTCTTAACGCGAACAGCGGCGGCTCTCTTTTTCTTGGAGAGCATCGCTCGCTTTTCGTTAGACATGCACTTTGGCTTGGGTTCACCAGTCTCCCTTGCACAGGGACCGATGGCCTCACCTTTGGCATTGATCCTCTTCCAACCACCCTCGGGGTGAGATGGGCTGAACCAATTTCTCAAATCCTCAAATGTAAGAACCTTTCCCATGCATGTCTCCTAGTTCCCAATATTTAGGAAAACTACAGAGACAAACTTTCAGCATAAAGTTCACGCATGAGGGATTTCAGGGCAGTTCCGCTGTCGATTTTTAGTTCATCAATATAGCCATCTATCAGTTCCACGGTGTTCTTGGAAAGTTCCTTTTCAGAGACATATTCCTCTTCCGTGGCGGCTTCTTCCTCAAGTTTTTCAACAATCTGTAGGTCGTACACACCAGCATCAAACAACTTGTCGCAGAACATATCGAACTTGGCAGTGTTCTTCTTGGAGGTAACTACAACCTTTACAAAGCATTCCTTGTACTTTGAGAAGTTGAAGTTTCCATGTCCTACCTCATCAAGGTTGGTATCGTAGGAAATCTTGCGATACAACTTTCGCGGATTCTCCACAAACTCAAGAGTCCCATCTTCCGTGTCTAGGATATGGAATCCCTTTGTCTCGGTTGCCTCTGAATAGAACATCTCATAGGCTGTTCCGAGATAGTGGATGTTTCCATTCTGCTGCTTGCAATGGAAGTGACCCGAATAGACCTGTTTGAAGCGGGATAGGGCGATTGGATTCAAGCCACCTTCGTGCTTAACTCCACGAACAACCTCATATCCCGTAAGTTCAAAGTGACCAAAAAGGACATCAGCATTGCTCTTTGCAAGATATTCCTGAACAACCTGTGCATTGTCCTTGGATATCCACGGAACAAATCCACAGATCATTCCGCCAATCATGACATCGCTTGGCTTCTCATAGACATGGAAGGCATCACCGAATATCTCGACAACAGAGTTGACCTCATTGGTGTTTTTCCAATAGCAATCATGGTTCCCGATGACACAATGAACATCTATGTCGTTCTTTCTGAACCACTCCGTGAATCTTCTGCGGACATTGTAAAGAGTATTGAAGTTTATGTACTTTCTGCGATCAAGGACATCTCCCGTATGGATGACTGTCTTGATGTTGTGCTTCAGTAGATACGGAAACACCTGTTCTTCGAAATATGAAAGATATGCCTCAAGGAAAATCGGTGAGTCGTTTTTCACCCCGAAATGTGTATCGGTGATTATTGCAATCTTCATTTCTTGCTCTTCTTGGGTTCCTTCTTCGTAACCTCAAAGTTCTTGAGATCAGTCTCAGACAATGCCAATGACTTGAAGAACTCTTCGACCTTGTTTTCGTCATAGCACATGTTCTTCAGCCAGTTCGGAATCTTCCCGTTGACTTGTGCTATCTCTATACTCTTATATTTGATATAGTTCTGCTTCTTTTCTTTCTGTATCCTACGAACGAAGGCATAGTAGATTATCTGTGTGAAATATGAGAATGGATTCTTTGACTTCTTTGGATTGAAGTTGGCAGCATACATCAGGCAGTTCTCAATGCCGTCCCCGACCATTTCCTCGCGATATGGATAGTTGATGAAGTTTGGTCTATATGAGAGTCTTTCAGCAATAGCCAGAAAGCATCTTCCGATATAGTCAGTCACAGGAGGCTGAGGTTCCTTCTTCCTCTTTGCCTTATTGCACTCCCGCTTCCACTTTATCATCTCTTGATAGAAAACTTTATTATCAACATAGTGACCTTCTTCGTTCATGTAGTATCCCTTTCATAGTGTAGTAATCATACACCAGTTATCGTCAAAGACAAGTGCCTTGATTTAGATTTATTTGAAAGGGTCTTGACAGATGAAAACGAGAATGGTAACTTGACTGTGTCGTGTTTAATCAAGAAATGTACTTACAGATTACTTACAGGTAATCATTGGGATCTGGACTCCAGTCCTTGAGACTGTTGCCCCACTTCTCGTCTCCAGTATCCTTGATGGTTTCATGGTCATCCTTGGGCTTCTTGGGTAGGCTCGGATCGACATCATCTTCCAAATCATCGTCATCATCGATGTCATGCATACCAGCAGTCATCATATCTTCGATCAGACCTTCTTCCATTAGGTTCTTGAAGATCTTTGCAGGGATCATAAAGTTCACAACAACCATTTCCTTCTCTGGATCTTTTGGGTCAAGTTTTGACTGCATCATTGAATCGAAATCGGCCATGCTGTTTATCATTGGAGAAATACCAGCATCAGCGGCCATTTCCTTTAACAAACGACTCATCTCTCCTTCCATTTCTGCTAGTTCTTTCTTCTTTGCTTCATCGACTTCTTCTCTGATGGTCTTTGCTTCTTCCTTGATGGGAGGTAGGGATGGATTGTCCTCGCGGTTTTTATACTTTTCATAAGCATCTACTATTTCTTGGGCAGGAGTCATCTTTATTCCAACCCAACTATTAGGAATGGTGACTTCGTTTTCATTTGTCCTACCAATCCAATTTTCCATGACAGACGCTGCCTTCAATGCACCACTTGATGGATCCATGAATGGAACCTGTCGAATAAGCATCGGTCTAGACACCTTGATGCCATTTCGATTCTTGGAGAGGATGCTGGCTACTATCTCCTCACCCGATCTCAACTTAATCAAGATGTATTGATTCATGGTAGATTCTCCATCTTTAGTAACACTGGTCTGAAGTCGAAGTTTTCTGATCGATAGATCTTTATTCGTTCCGCAAAGTGACGAAGCGTGTGATTCTTTTTGCTCTTCCATGATAAATCATCCCCAATATCGTATAGTTTCGCGTATTCCTTGTGTTCAGATACTCGCAGTTGTCTTCCTATCGATTGCAGCACCCGAATCCTTGACTTGCTAGGTGATGCAAATATGATGTTGTGTAGCCTCTTGATTGAGATGCCTGTTGAGAATGTTCCGTATGATGCAACAACTATGCAGGAATCGTTCTCTTCAAGTATCTTTCTTACTTTCTCTCTGTCCTCCGCTTCCGTTCCGCCATGCACGAAGAAGGTCTTTCTTCCCGTCTTTTCTGCAAGATGATTGAGATACTTTCCATGCTTCTCAACAAACTGAAACAGAATCAAAGTATTTCCCTTTAGTTTGTCTGCAAGATCTACTATGAATCTGTTTCTCTTGTCGTTGTGGATAAGCCACAACATCTCGTCACTATAGTTATACTTGCTGACAGCGCGTCTTTCGTCTTCTCCGTATTGAAGTAGTATTGTGTCGATTTTCAGATGCGAAAGTATGTTCTTGTCGATGAGTTTCTTCGTGGTTGTGACATGATAGGAAGGTCCGAACAGACCTTCGATGATCAACTTGTGGCATTGCATTCCATCAAGTGTTCCCGTGGTGCCAATCCTATAGTTGCAATCAGTCAATTTTTCCATGATGCCAGTGAGAGACTTTGCCTTGAACATATGGCATTCATCACCGAAAACAACCTTGAACTGGTCGAAGTAAGCGCGTGGTTGCTTGAACACTGATTGCCATGTGGTGATGACAACTCGTTTGTTTGTTTCTTTGTCTTGTCCCGCATAAATCGGGTGGCAGTTCTTTGAAACTTTCCAATCCGTTCCCTTGGCATAGGCTTCGAAATCACTTGCCATCTGTGTAACAAGACCTATGGTTGGAACAACTATGAGAATCTTGCCATCGACATTTTCAAGTAAATGCCTGAGCAGAAGGTAGATGATCATGGATTTGCCACTGCCTGTCGGAGAGACGAGCAGAAGCCTTGATGCCTCGGTAGCCTTGATGATGGCTTCCCGCTGATGGTCGTGTAATGAAGGTATTCCAGATGCCTTGCCTACGCATCTGTTGAAGAGATCATCCAAGCCCTCGTTGTCTAGAGGAATGGATTGATTCTGTGAAAGACTGCTCTCCACATGATAACCACGATCACAGGCGAACTTTGTGACATAGTTCTTCAGACCTCTGTAGATCGTTGCCTTGCCTATGTTGTAGAGTTTGATGTCGCCACTCCACCGCGACTTGCGGAAACGCGACATGTACTTGTGGTTTGGAACCTTGAAGGAGAAGCAATCGCTCAACTCCTTTGCGGTGCCGCGTTCACAACGCACACGGATGAATACTGAATCAACATCTTCCAGAACCAATGTATCCATGCAGATATTTATGGTTCTATATCTCTCCCATCAAAATGAATCTTAAACTCTCCTTCGTTTAGGACTTTTCCCTCATAGAGCAGGACTTCTACCCCCGCAGACTCAAGGATTGACACTCCGATATCGCACTTTGTTTTCCACCTGTCGGGGATGATGTCCCATAGAGTCTTGTGTCCAACCACCCTCTTTATGCCAGATAGAACGATTGCCCTCGCACAATCGGGACAACTGATGAATGGGCAATACATGTGCGTATTGAGGGTTGTAAGACCCTTGGAAACACACCTGTATATCACAGATCTCTCAGCGTGTTCGATGTAATCGTATTTCGGTTGTTCGTTTGGTTGTCGTATGGATGGGTAGCGGTTTACATCTGCTGCTATGATTCCCGATGAAGGAAATACAATCAAGGCACCAACCTGTGTGTTTGTGTCTTCGCTACGAGCCTGAGCATGAATGTAGGCTTGTCTGAGATAGACTCTGTGAATGCCTTCGGTTACTATCTTCATGATCCACTCATGAACTTCTTCCATTCTATTGCAGACTTGATGTCCCAACCACGGCGACCAATGGATTGTAATACGGATTCGATGTACTTCACCTTTTCCTTGAGGTAGTATACACGGGCTTCCAACCTTAGTAGATCCTTGTCAGATTCAAGGTAAACATCGATGTCTGTTCTGAGGATCTTCAGGCCAAAAGGTTGCCATCCCTTTTCATCAAGCGTCTCTTGATCCAACTTGCCAAGGTAATATTCCCACTTGAGTCTACGAAGTTCCTTCTGCTCAATCGTGGCCTTGTGTAGAACAAGAGACTCATCGTGCAGTATGTTCAGATACTTGCTGTGTAGTTGTGGTGTCTTGAGAGATTCAAGGTCGAGATTGAGGTCATCAATCTCCATGTCCTCTGCGACCATCTTCTTGATTGTTTCTATATCCATGGTTAAAGAATATCACAAAATCAAATCAAGTCAAGTCACATCTTCAAGTTCAAATGAATGGAATGTGAATGTTGCGCTGACTTGTACTGGCTCTGGTTCGTTTAGGGCAACATTTAGATCAAATCCATCTATACTGACAGGAAATACTTGCTTGAAAACAAATCTCTTATTAGGATTCTTTGCACTATTCAGCATGTGTACTGTGGCATCTGAATAATAGTTGTTCTCATTTGCAAGAATAGATTCAAAATCTTCGAAAGGGACAATGCCTTTCATCCATCGATATACCTCATACCAGTTCGCAAAATCTTCATCAACTTCAAATGTGACTCGCAACTGATCAAACTGAACAGATGACCCAGGCACATGATGTGTTAGCAGTCTATTCGGTATGCTTATCTCACCAACCGAAATTGATGGTATATTTACCGATGTACACCAGAAGGTGACATTTGGGAGTCTTGTGAAAGACAACTTAAAGTTTGTATTCTGATATGCATTTACATTTGTCGGCTGACGAAGAAGTGCATTGTAACTAGTGCCTTCTTCGTTTATGGCAGCGGCATTTATCAATGATGAATCGTATTCGTCGCTCATGCCTATATGTATCCTTAAAAAAGAAATCGGGGGGATTTCTCCCCCCGACCTCTACTGATTATTTTCAGTCAACTATCAGGACTGTGAAACTACACCCTGAACGCCATGGAGGTTGTCCACGCGGAAGATGCGGTAGTACTGATTTGCGCGATAGTTGCTAGAAACTGCAACATTGGTTGTGTTGACGAATGGATTGACTGCCATGCCGTAACGGGTCTTGAAACCAATCTTTGGCTGGAAGGTCGCATCGTTGATTGCACGAACCATCTGTAGTGGGATGTATGGGCAGTAGAAGAGTCCTGCATCATATGGCGAGGTTCCCTTGTATCCGACGCAGACGAAGTCGCGAGCGTTTGCGCTGATACCAACTGAGGAGTAAGGATCAACATAGACCTTGATCTTACCATTGAGAACACCGACGAAGGTGTTGCCCGTGTCATCAACATCAAGGTTAACATTGAGTGCTGGGCTGATGTTAAGGAATCCACCCATTGCGAGGGCTGATGCAACATCCGCAGAGCAGATGATGAAGTTGCCCTTACCACGGCGGGTATCCTTAGCGATCACATTGGCTTCGCGCTCAATTTGGAACATGAGGCCGCGGAACTTCTCAGCAGACCAACGACCGTCTGAGTCGCGGATTAGGTCATAGACACCACCTGGAGCAGCAAGACCAGTGCTTTGAGATGGATTTGATGCGCCTGGAACGAACGAGTAAGTGCTTCCAGAGGTCTTGTAGAAAAGATCGCTGTGCTGTGCGCCGAGTTTGGCTGTGGTGTAGATCGAACGAACGACTTCGCGGTTGATTTCAGCAAGGATTTCGGTGCTGAGAATGTTGGCGAGTTCTGTCTCAGCGTCGAGGCCATGGATAGCCTTGAGGTCTTGAGCGAGTTCGATTGTATACTCTGCCTTGAGTGCGCGAGTCTTTGCAGTGACTGATGCACGATCAATCGTGAATGCCATGGTGTTGAAGTCGCCATTTGCTCCACCTTCACCAAGACCTTCACCGAGTTCGCGGGACATTCCGCTAGATGGTTCCCAACCAGAGGCACCCGAAATGGCAGAACCAGTGGTTCCGAGAATACCATAAAGTGGATCACCAACAAATGTTGATTCGGCAGTGCCGCCACCAGCAGACGAAGCAGATCCCGAAACACCCGAGAACTTAGTGAATGCTTCATTGAAGAGGGCTTCTGATCCACTGCGGTTGACATAAGTGGACTTCATTGCGAAGATGAGTCCAGTTGGCGAGGTCATTGGCTGAACTGATGCAACATCGTATGCCATGAGGTTTGGCATTGCGCGGCGAACGAGCGAGATGAGGATTGGATCATATCCTGCAAGACCAGATCCAGTTGCATAATCAAGACCCGCTGCTCCGATTGCACTTGCTGGTGCTGCTGCTTCGCGAAGTGCTTGCTCTTGGTTCTCCAAGAGGATTGCCGTGACTGCACGGCGGTAGTTGTCCTTGATTGGCGAGAGGCTGTTATGTTCCATAACTGGCTCCCACTTGCGCTCAAGTTGTTCGACTAGTGTGAAAGTACCCATTTCTATTCTCCTTGATTTGACAGGGATTACCTGTTCTTTAGACCTTTGCGTGACAATGCAGATGTGTAGTGCTGCATGATTGGATTGATTGGTGCTGTTTCTTCTGCGAGTTCCTGCTCCTCGTCGCCTGAGTCGAGGACTACTTCCTCAATAAGATTCTCGGTGACAGGTGCTGGTGCCTTTACGCGACGAGCATTGCCGAAGTATGATTCCTTGAGGACTGCCAACTTGTCTTCAAACATATCCTCTGAGTCGAACTCAATACCCTCTGCGAGAGTGCGGAGTTTCTCAACTTGGGTGTCTGCAAGACCGTCGCAATATGATTCAAAGATATCGTCGCAGCGGAGAGCAAGGATTTCCTTACGGAGTTCCATGTTCTCGTTGACTTGATTGTTTACTTCGTCGCGGAGTTCTTCGTTCTCATCGGAGAGTTCATCCATGAGATCAACCTTCTCTTCAGGAACCTGAATGAAGTTCTCTTCGAAGATACCCTTCATGCCGTTGAGGAAGTTCTCTGCGATCTCTACCTTGATACCGCTTTCAAGAACGAGACGATTTTCTTCGACCCATTCTTCAGCGATGTAGGAGATATAGTCATTGACGCGGCTTGAGAGTTCATCAAGAATCTTCTCGGTGTTCTCAGCGATAGTCTGCTCATATGCCTCTTCAAGGCGAGTAACGATTGCGTCGTAACGCTCGTTGATTGCTGCCTCAAATACTGCAATCGCCTTGTTCTTGAAGTCTTCGGAGAGATCCTCGCCTTCGAACATTGCACCGATATGCTCCTGCATGGTGAAGTCCGAACGATCTGGAATCTTTGCCTTGCCCTTGAATGGAACCTTGGAGGCAATGGTTGCCTTGTTCTGAGCAGACTTGTCTTCTGGCTCGGGGAACCTCTTGGTCTTGCCACCGCCGAAGTCAGTATTGGTGTCGCTTGTTGCAACCACCTCGTACTCCTCAGAGACATCTTCCTCGTCCTCGTCTTCTTCGTCTTCATCGATGAAGTCGTCTTCATCAAATTCTTCTTCGCCATCTTCAACGAGTTCATCGTCGGTTGGCTCTTCATCATCGATGGTATCGTCCTCATCAACATCGTTGTCAATGTCTTCAAGGATCTCTTCTTCTTCGTAGAACTCTTCTGGCTGAGGCATTAGAAATCTCCTTTATCTTCCCTTATGTATAAAAATCAGAGTTTTGATAAGAAGTCCTTGAAGACTTCCAACTTTGCTTCTTCTAGTTCGCGTGAACTGGCTTTTGTGATGGTCTTCTTGTATGAGGCAATAGCCTTCTCCTGAAGAATACCATTGTTCCAGACCCACTCCTTGCCTTCCATGATGCCATTGACAAAGGCATTTGGGGCTGATGGATCTGCAACGATGTCTACTGTTGCAAGACTAAAATCGTCCTGAACCTCGTTCACGCCGTTTACTTGCTTTAAAGAACCCATTCCACGGGATGAAACGCCAAGGCGCACACCCTCATCAATGAGGTTCTTAACAATGTTTCCGAATGGTGTATCAAGAATCTTTGCCTTTCCATAAACGACAGTTCCATCCATATTCATCTCCTTGATGATATGGGAAACTCTGTCGAGGTTTAGGCTTGGTCCCTGTGGGTGGCCTAGTTCGCCAAGCGAACGGCTGCTCTTGATGTAGTTGTCGTTGTACTTACCAACCTCACGCTCCATGATGGATTGTGGGTAGATTCGACCATTCTTGTTAATCTGCTCGGATTCCATGAACACACCACGAATGTAGTAGTTCTTCTTTCCGTTGCCAGCATCTTCAGCAATGGTCTGAATGTTTGTTTCGTTGTGTTCTGTGATTAGTAGCATAGAAAATCCTTAGCGGTACATGCCCTTGTTCTTGGTCTTTGCTGCCTGTTGTGGTGAGAGTTTACCAGACTTGACTGCGGCATTGATGCGTGAACCAAGGACTTCATCCTTTGGAGATTCAATCGTGCCGTCCTTATCATAATCCTTACCTTCCTCAAGTTCATCGAAAAGGTTCATTCCAACTTCAGCCTTTACATCATCAATGTGATCGGCAACGGTGGAGAAAAGAAGGCCATTTGTGATTTCTTTGGCAGAGACGAAATCTTCGTCCATGATTGCCCTGATGAGTTCTCTTGAATCGGACATTTTATTATCTCCTGATTTGATTATCTATTATTTCTTGGAGTTTGGTTGTTCTTGGGGCTGTGGCATTTGTGCTTGCATCTGCATTTGAGCCTGTTGCTGTTGCAACTGCTGCTGCATCTGTATATCACCAGTCATCTGCTGAGTGGTGACTTGGGTCGCTATCTGCGTTGGAATGGCAGTATCGGGATTCTCTTGCTTCTCTTGCTCGACTTCCTGCGTGATATCCGCGATTTCTTCCTCAGAAAGACGCAGAATATGCTTCTGAACATAAGCCTTAGAGAAGTACTTGCCGAGATATGGATCTGCACTATTGACGAGATTCAGTCTGTTTGTTAGGATCTCGTTCTCCTTTGCTTCCGTGAAGTATGAATCCTTGCGGAAGTCGAAGCGAATCATGGGCTGAATGTATTCCCAATCTTCCTTCGTGATGACTCCTTTGAGAAGCAACTGAGTCTTCATGATGTCCATGAATAGTTCACCGAACTTCTTGCGAAGTCTTTCGATGAATCTGAAGAACTTGAGTTCGTCGCGGGTGATTTCTGCCTGACGGCCCATATTGAAGCCGTTCTGATCAGTCTCAAGTCTTGATGTGGGAACATTCAATGACTTGTATAGTTTCTTCTGAAAGTACAGGACATCGTCCATCTGTCCAAGATTCTGTCCACCTGGTAGCGTTGAGACTTCGGTTCCCTTGCCACCTTCGCGGCGAGGCATCCAAAAGTCCTCAAGCATTGTCATGTGCCTACGCTCGTCCTTGAGTTCTCCAGTCGATGCATCATAAACCAACTTATTGCGATAGCGGTTCATGATGTCCTTGAGATACTGCTCGGCCTTGTTCTTTGGAAGATTGCCGACATCGATGTAGAAAACTCTTCGCTCTGGAGCGCGAGACAACCGATAGATCACAACGGCATCCTCGACCATCTTCAACTGATTGAGTGGCTTGAGTGCCTTGTGAACATAGGATAGGACGCGCTTCTTACCTGAATCAAACAAACCGCTGTGTGTGTAACAGATCGAATCTGTGGCAATCTTCACACCCTTGGTTGGTGTGGCGGGAGTGAATGCCGCAGTGGTTGTGGATGTTTCCTCGCGCTCGCTGTAGACAAAGAACTCGTCAACCTTTGTGACAAGATCAGCATTGGTTGCCTTGTCCTTCTTCTTCTGAACATTTCGAACCTTCCTGATGTGGGTTGATTCGATTGGACGAAGTTCGACAAGACCCTTCTTTGGGTTTTCCTTGTCTATGATCTTGTGATAATAGAGTCTTCCGTCAATGTACCACTTTCGAAAGATTTCGTATCCTTTATCTTGAAACTTCAGCAGACGAAGGATCTCATCAAACTCTTCTTGGATCTTTGCCTTAATCTTTGGAGAAAGTTTCCTGTCATCAACAACGATCTCGACTGGCCTCTTTGTGTCATCGTAGACGATTGCTTCGTTGCAGATGTCATCGATTGCCATTTCAACTTCAGGATACAGGGCCATTTCCCTGTACTTGCGAATCATGTCGGCTGTTGACTTGATTCCCCCATCGAAATCCATGTAGGAACTAAAGTATACACCAGACGAAATAGGCATAGCCCCGTCCTCAAGATCAGGAGGGGCAAATGATGCATTTGCCTTAATCTCTTCCTGCTCAAGTTTCGGGGCTGTCCTATCGCCTGATCTACCCAGGCTCCATCCAAAAAGTTCAAAAGCCATTCACGATCTCCAAATACTAAAGATTAACCACCTGGGGTGAAGTTGTTCAAGCCAGGTAGCGGTTGTGCGTCTGGCGTTCCGACATTAGATGTGAAGTAAGAGTATGCAAGAGTGACGCTGAACTCTTCAATCTGATCTGTTGCTTCATATGAAAGATCGATTGGAGAGATGTCAGTTGGGAAGCATCCAACCAAAGTATATGCCTTGATTGGCTTTCCTGCACGATCCAACTGATTTACAGTCCAATCTGTGAAGACTGGACCAGCGAAGTTGATGAACTCGTTGGTAGCAACATTTGTCTGCATCGACTGAATGCTGTTGACCCAAAGTTCAAAAAGATTACGAAGTTGGAACTTATTATCATTGATGAGTGTGATTGTCCAATCACCGAAGACGCGGTCGCCAGGTACCTTGATTCTTCTTCCACGGAATGGAATTTCGATGGTTCCTAACGCAGTACCTGGCAATGATGCGGACTTGACAAGGAACGGAGTGAGTGGGCTTTCCGTTCCACCGATTCTACCCTGAACTTCGAAGAGAGAAGGCTTGACTCCCGCTCCCTGCATTGCATTGGCAAAGTTCTTGATGTTCATTCTTGATGCTCCCTATAGGCTTATTTATTCGATGGTGGTGAGGTTAAAGTCGCTTCTCACTGCAATGAAGTTCAACTGAATGAAGTTGATGGACTTCAATGGCTTGATATAGATGTCTGCAACGAACTGATTCTTATCAATCACTTCAGCAGTATTGTTTGTGTTGTCGCAAACAACCTTGAAATCTGCAATACCCCTTTGTGATTGTACACTTGAGAGGAATGGGATTACTAGATTGCGGAACTGAGAACGGGTGAACTCGTCATTGAATTCGAACAATGAGAACTTAGCCGCCTTAGAAATGGCCTTCTCAAGAGAGATGAACACTCTGCGGACATTGATGCGATCAAAGGCACTTGGTTTGGTTAGAAGAGTCTTGTCACCGAACAATGCTGTACCAGATCCATCATTGAACTGAACGAAGAAGTTAATTCCGTTCTTATAAAGTTCGTCGCGATCAGGCTTGGAGAAGTTTGTCTCCAACTTGATGGCATTGCGGATGATTCCTCTTGCAAATCCCGCTGGCGATTCCCAAGGAATCTCTTGTGCGGAGAGTATTCCAGCAAGATCTGATGATAGAGACATTCTACGCAACTGATTATTGAATGTATCAAAGTAGATCTTTCTACCAGCAACAAGCATTGTGTACGAGTTGGAAGGAACTGTTAGATTGGTCTTCCTGAATCCAATGGCATTTGCTGTTGCTTGTGCAGAATGTTGAGTTGTGCTTGCTGGCTTTGGTGTTGGAATGACAAGGATGGTATCCTTGCGTGGTTCAATCACCGTATCATAGACGATAGATTCTACTGTTGTTGCTGCGCTTGATGTATCAGTTGCAACTGATGATTCTGGTACAAAGATAATATCAACTGCCGAATCATCATCAGCAAAGATTGAATATGCATTGCTATACTCAGCGATTGTTGGAGTTGATGCGCTTGATTCACCAAAATAAAGTTGGGATTCATAGAATCCCTTCCTTGTGTAGGTTGTGCCACCAGGTACATCAACATAAGAATAGAAGATTTCACCGAATGCGGTGGTTGCATCCGATGATGCATTGCCACCACCACTCAAACCAAACGGCTTGGTACAGTAAACAAATTTAGAGTTATTATTGATGTAGTCTTTATAGTAGATTGACTCACCATCAAGATTCTTTGCATCCTTTGCCTTTGATAGAAGTTGGAATCTTTCAAGAAGTCCATTCTTTGGACCAAACTTTCCACCCGTATCAATAACTGCAAAACTTACTTCATCATTTGAACCACCAACACTAAGAGCGAATTCTGATGTATTTGGTATCTTATCAAAGATCGCGGTTGATGATGTAAAATCTGCAACAGTTGATGTTGTCTGTGAGTTTACAACTGATGTCTTTCCAAACTGCTTCATACCGAATGCAAAGTCTCTTTGGATACCAGTAAGACCACCAACTGTATCAAAGGTAAGACCTATTGCTTGTTGAGTTCCACTGACTGTCTGAACAAATGTGATTCCACCAGTCAACCCAACAAGAAGATTCCAACCCTTTATAGAAGTAGATGGAGTCCCCGATACTGTGTTGAATATCTTGGAGGCTATAGTTGACCATGTGGATCTGTAGGTAACAAATAGATTTGTGCTATCTGTTCCTGTATAGATCAAAGAACCAAAGTTTGATGGAATACCAGATGTTTGGAAGTTCTTGAACGCGGCTGGATTTGGTGCTTTTGCGGTTGCTGATGGATTTGCAAATCCAGAGTTCATATTTGTTGAATCTGCATTCAAGAATAACAGATCAACAGCCGCACTATTTACAGAATTTACTTTTGCGAATATATTTTTCGAAGGATTCGTTGATGGGTTGAATGTATTGAATGGATTGAACGCTTTGCCTATGGTTGCTGTTGCATCCTCAAGAACATAATAATTTCCATTATTTCCATCGGGAATGCTACCAGAACTAGTCAAAGAAAGATTGCTTGAAGTTGTTCCTGTTGCATAGAAGAACTTGATTCCTTCTGCGTTTGATAGAGAATCTATAAACTGTGCTGTAGTTTGACTCGTTGGCGGGACAACCGTGACAAGAGTGTATTGATGCGATCCACTTGTAAATCCCAAAGAAACAAGACCATCAACATCAGGCATATCAAGCCCAATAGTAAAAGGATTTCTTTTTACCTCAAATGTATATCCGATAGTACCCGTGCTTATACCAGCCATTGTTGCTAGTGCGTATCCGCCAAACAATGTATAATCTGTGTATGCCGTGGTTGTTGTGTTTATTATACCATTTTCACTTGTAGCACCATCCCAAACAATGACCTTAAGTGAGTCTCCAAAGTTTCCTGGATATCTACCGCGGAAGTGTGCAATGGATTCGATGCCATCTTGTCCAGAAAATCCTCCCAATAGTGCAAACTCTGCCTCATTCTTGATGCTACCATGAGTACAGTTTGCAATACTTGTTATTCCCGCTTCCTTAGAGGTAGAGTTCTTATCCCCACTCTGAAGGATTCTAATGGCCTTTAGATTATTTGAATAACGAAGGAAATTTGCACCCGCAAAGAAATCTGCCTCACTGTCAACATCAGAAGGATCAAGGGTTGGCTTTCCATAAAGGGCAGCAAGATTGCTTTCCGATGTGACTCGATTTGCAATCAAACATGGACCCCAATTGAATGTTCCCACCATACCAGCACTGTTGAGAGACTCTGGCTGAATGAACTGAGAAAGATCGATCTCCGAAACTTTAACGCCTGGGCTTAGTTGTGTTGGGATTGGACTAGCCATTTTCTCTCCTGTTAGATGATCTCAGTAAAGGTGCTATCTGTTCTTGTTGCAATGAAGTTCAACTGAATGAAGTTGATAGACCGCGCTGGCTTAATGTAAATGTCTGCCACGAACTGATTGCGGTCGATGACTTCTCCAGTGTTATTGGTTTCATCACAAATCACTCTGAAGTCGGTGATACCTCTTTGTGCCTGAACATTACGGAGATATGGAATGGTAAGGTTCCTGAACTGTGAGCGAGTAAACTCATCATTGAATTCGAACAATGAGTATTTAGCGGCTGTGGAGATTGCTTTTTCAAGGGTGATGAAAAGCCGCCTGACATTGATGCGGTCAAATGCACTTGGCTTCTTCAACATGGTCTTGTCGCCAAAGAGGATGGTTCCCTCTCCGCTGAATGTAGCAACTGGATTTACATTTGCGACATAGAGAAGATCTCTTGCTGCTTGGTCTGGATTGAATGCCAACTTGATGACATTCTTGACTGTTCCTCTGTTTAGACCCGCTGGAGAAAACCAAGATTGTGTTGCAAACTCTGCACGGGCGCAAATACCAGCAATGTCAGCATTGAGCGGAACATAGCGGAACATGTCATTGTACTTGTCGTAGATATATTTCCAACCGCTATCCATCACGACATAGGAGGAATTGATTCCGTATGTTGTGTTTCTTGTGGTAAGAATGTTATTTGTTGCGACTGATTGTGTCTTGTTTAGAACATCTGTAAGAAGTGGAGACACAAACAACACGCAATCCTTGCGTTCATTTACAAGATCAGATAGCAACTTTACTGTGGTTGCATCAGATCGACCAGAGATAAGAAGAGAAATATCAACATTGTCTCGGTCGATGAACTTGCTGTATCCCTTAGTGTAGATATTTGCTGTCGATGAAGCAGCACCAGTGCCTCCGCTAAGGCTATAGCGAGAAACCTTGGCAGCAGCATATCCACCGCTGATATCAGAGAATGTGGTTGTAAGATCTTGTGGAACAGATGCTCCCCAAAGTGTCTCAAGATTACCAGCCCAAATGTAGTTCGACTGTGAGTTGATCACCGACGAAACATAGTTTGGTGCGCCGTCATTGTCCCGAGCATCATATGCCTTGGAGACATTTTGGAATGTCTCAAGAATCGTACCCTTGGTTCCCGTGAATAGACCATCTTCGTCAATGACTACGACATTGAGTTCGTCATTAGAGCCACCCTTTGCGGAGGCTTGTGTGCTTGTTTCGGCTGTGAGTTGGAATAGATCGGCATACTTACTGCGGAACTTGACATCCGCACTTAGACCGATGACGCTTGCAACATATGTCTTTGTTGTGACCGTGTTTCCCGCTGCCGAATCGACAAGGAATGTCTGAGAGAACTGATTTGTCTGATAGATCAACTTGTCATTTTCTTCAAGAGTTCCGCCAAGAACTGTTGAGAATCTGATGGTATTTGTTCCGATTGTTGCTGTTGCTCCAACCACAACAGAAGCCTCACCATTGCCGTCTAGAACCACGACTTTGAGTGAATTTCCCAAAACACCAGGATAACGAGCATAGAAGGAAGCAGTTAGACCAGATGCGGCCTCACCACCAAGAACATCCTCATTTACATACTGCAAGCCCGTAAAGCCAGAGGAGTTTGCATTTGTTTCATCAGATCCAACAGCACGAACAATCCGAAGGTCACGACCATACTGAAGGAAGTTTGCTGCACAGTGAAAATCTATTCCGTTTTCATCCCTTAAGGGCTTTCCAAAGATACGGACTAGATCGTCTTCTGAAGTTACGGTTACTATTTTTTCTGCTGGACCCCATTGAAAGACTCCCGCGATGGCACCAGTGGCAGTTGCCACATTTGGAACAATCGTCGTAAGATCAATTTCCGAATAATTCACACCAGGGCTAAGTTGTACAGGTATTCTGCTCATTTGGTTCTCCCGATGATTCTACAATGTATGTAGGATTTTTGGTATTTGAATCAGTACCAAGAATTCATTCGAGAATCTCTGTCCTTGAACCACACAGAACCATCTTCGCTTCGCTCAGGGGTAGAATCGTCAACTCCATCATCGATGAAGCCAAAAGGCGTCATCTCCTCCTCAAGTTTCGTGATCGTGTCCTGATATATGTCTTTCCTGATATCCATGGAGGAAAGATCCTTGAAGTATGGTTGGGTGGATAGCCACCCAAATAGAACCAAGGTCATCACAAGATCGTCATTGTAACCAACCTCTGCCTCAAAAGAGTTCTTCTTGGAGATGAAGGCAAATAGTTCCTTGATGACATCGAAATCCTGTATCTGTAGCCTATCAGATTCAATCAGAGACTTGAGGATGGAACACCCCGTGCGCTTTACCACCTCAGTTGTCCTGACTCCAAACTGACTTGTACCCGATCCAAAGCCACCGTCGAGAACCTGACCCTTTCGGCCACGCATGGTCGAGGACAATAGATTCTCATATTCCATCTCGCCATGGAGGATGTCTGCCACTTGACCACCCATGTCGTTGATCTCCACAAGCACATGGCAGTTGTTGTACTGCTTGGCTGCAACATGGATGGCATTTGGAAAGACCATGGGTGACATGGTATTGTTCCTGAAGGTAGCCACCAACTTATAAGGTGCTGTAGTTATGTCCACTACGGTGAATGCTGAGTAGTCATTTCCTGTTCCGCGAGAGACATCGACGCACATGACATAGATGTGCTTCTCCTCTGGTTTGCTATAAACCTTAAATCCTTCCCCATTCTTGAATACTGGATCGACATAAGCCAGGGTCTTCAACTTGGATGGAGAAATAAGTGTATGGATGGAGCCTACAAAGTCGCAATCAAATTCTGTCCTAAACTGCTCCTCTGAAGTATTGGCAATCGTCTCTTCCTTCCACTTCTCGTCTCGGCCAGGTACATCCGACCAGTGAACATCGATTGGAATGTAAGAGTTTCTATTGTTCGTAGCATCCGTCCACAACTTGTAGTATAGATTCATTCCGTGGGGAGTTGAAACTATGAATACTTTGGTTTCCTGACCCGATGAGATGGTGGGATATACCGACGAGAAGAACTCTTCCGCCACATTCTGAGGAACATATGCAAACTCGTCAAGGAAGATCATGTTGAACGATCCACCACGAACCGCGCTTGAGGAAGTTGCCGATGCTAGAACCTTTGAGCCATTCTCAAGTTGTATGGAACCCTTATTCCATTCCAATACACCCTGCTGCAACCACTTCGGTAGATACTCATACGCCAGTTTGAGGCGGGATAGGAGTTCCCGTGCAGTACTCAACTTGTTGGCAAGGATCGCCACATTGACGCTTTGGTTGAAGAGAACATAGTGCAAGATATATGCCGTAACAGTGGTAGACTTTCCACTCTGTCTCGGAAGTTTGGCAATGACGAACCTATTGCTATGAACGGTTCTTACCATCTCTTCCTGAAAGTCGTATAGTTCAAATGGAACAAGACCCTTGTCGAGACTGATGATCTTGACATAGTTCTGTATGAAATAGATTGGATCTCTAGCGCACTTGGCATACTCCTCAAGTTGCTGCTGAGTCCATTCGTGTCTGACATCCGATGCCTTTAGGTTCGGATTGCCAAGATAGTTCTTTGTATTCTTAGTTTCCGCCATCTTCTATGATTTTCTTTGAAGAATCCAGAATCACATCTGTCTCTTTGAGTGCCTTTGCGAAACTTCTCTTTGGATTTATGAGTTCTTGTAGTTCTTTCGTAGAACCAAGGAATATGGCATTTGTGGTATTGTTGACCGTCTTCTGCTCGTACTTGTCTTCCTTGATGGTCTTCATGCGCTGATGCAGTTCAACAAGATCCTTGTTTGTCTCTGCCACGGCTTTGATCATCTGTGCGACTACCTCGTAAGCGCGGGGAGAATCACCCTCGCTTGCCACCTTCAACACACCATCGATGGCTTGAAACCCAAGACCAACAAGTTCCTTGAGGTTCTGTCGCGCCTTTTGAAAGTCTTTTTCAGCATCGTCCATGTCAACGATTGCTTCTATTGCTTGTGGTGGTTTTGCCACAATGGCTTTTGGTTCGGGATCCATATTGAGGATCTCCGATAGATTTTCATCCATCTTGCTCATGATAAAATCACCTTCCTACGAACTGATCCGTAGATCTATACTCCGCTAGAGTAGTTATCTTATTATCTGAGAAATATTCAGACGCAGCGACTAACTGCTCCTTTGTTAGTTCGAAATATGCATCTCTCATTATTGAATATGCAACATTTATATTGTTGTTTGTTGTTGTCTGCCATCTATCTCGTAGATTTGTGTTTTTATAAAGTATTGATTCTTCATTTAGAGGAACCGCATACCACAGAAATTCACCATTGAAACCATAGGGTATCTTTGTATTACCACCCGTCAGACCAGTGTTTGATTCAAATACTCTATAATCACTAAATCTACCAGATCTAAATGTGTTTAGATAGTTAGAGTGATCTGCTTCAGCAGCAGTAAGCCCAAAATCAAAAAGTTGTTCTGAAAATGTCATCTGAAATTGCAGTTGCTGTAGATTAAAGAAATATGTCTCCAATCCACGAATGAATGCTGTGATCGGATCAGAACCAGATATACCGCGATTAGTCACAACTTTTGTATACTCATCGCTCCCTCTTGCAATATTTCCAAGATAGAAACCTTGATATAGTAAATTATCAACATCGTTCTTCATGATGAATCCATTTGCTGGAACAACACTATTGAACAGTGGTTTTACTAAGTATTCAACAAAATCTTCTGGTCTATAGGGGACTGACCCGCCGCGAGTAAGATCATAATCTTCATTTCTACCAGAGAGAACGGGCATGATTCTGTAGTTGAACTTGCCGCGCTCATCAAGGAGGAGTTTCCACATCTTCAATGCTGAATGAATACTTGCCTTCATCGACTCCTTAAGGTTATACAGTCTTTCAGCGGTATTACCACCAAAGTCTTGGTGAATGGTGCAATCTCTTCTTGAAGTGTGATTTCTTGTTATGCTATTCTGATAAGAACCCTTCAACTGCATTGGAATATATGGATTGAAGCGGGGATTAAAATCCATGGCAAAGAAATTCATATCCTTATAACCACCATATTGCAACTGTTCTGCATAGATGTCATAGTAGTATGAATCAAGGAAATTCATCGTTGTTCCAAGTGGACCTCTAGGACCATTGTTGTCTGTAAACAACTTTAGAATATTTGCTGGAACAAGTTTTGATGCTTCATATGTGTTTGAGGCAGCAGTTGTAGAACCACCAAGCATAAAATATTCGGGATAGAAAGATGAGTTTCCTGTGAGAGACTTGTGGTAAGAGTTCCAGCCCGAAGAACCACCAGAACCACCGAATGATGTCGCACCAGTTGATCCAAGATAGTTGTATGTTGATGGTGGTGGGTAGAAAGTAACACCCGCTATCCTGTTGAGATAAAACGATGCACCAACGCTTGCATATGGTCCCGTGGCATCGGTCGCTGTTCCTGGCGTTGGTATTTTTGCCGACCAGCCAAACACGGATGTAGTGTATGGATAGTTGTACTGACCAGTATTAAGATCAGTTGCCGTTGTTCTATATCTTCTCGGATAAGTCTTCACTTCAGAGAAGAATCTTTCATTGAAACTCTTGGCAAGATTGAAGCCATCAAGATTGATGTACGAACCAGTTTTACCAGAGGAACGAACTAATTCAACATTCCACCCAGGATTTGCAGAGTTTCCTGCATACTGAGAAATAATATTAGTTGCTGTATCCGTATAGTCATTGTCAGAATATTTGATGAACTGATAGTGAGGCTCAAATGAAGTCAATATGCCAGAGAATGTAATTCCTCTATCCAACAGTATTGCAAGATTTCTTCTTGTTGAGAAGAAAATATCAGGCGTGAAATACATGGATTTCACTGATTGTGTTATACCATTGCTTGCAGACAATCCAAAATATAGAGGTGAGTCTAATGTTCCTGTTGGTAGGTTATTTGTGTGGGTCAATCCAAGAATAGAGGGACTGAACATTAACTGAAATGGTGTTATTACACCGCCGAAGTTCACAAGTGTATAGGTTCCTGCCGATGCACCTTTAAGAGTAACTCCAGTAAATGCTGTGACACCATAGGGCTGATTTGCACCAGTTATGCTATAGAACTGAGGATATTGTAGAAGTATGTTCGTGTTATCTTGCAGAGAGTTGAATGCGCCATAGGAGTTGGTTCCTGTGATAATTCCATACTCCGAACTCTCAAGTTGATCCATGTCATAGACCATCTTGTGTTTCAATGATAGCATCTGCGTTACACCAGCGGTAAATCTGGCGTACTCATATGTCAATCCGTCATCCGCTGCCGATATTCCTTGAGCAAAGATTGTTACATCTTCAGTTGGTGCAAGATATGGAATAACATCTCTACTAAAGAATATTACTGGAGTTATTTCTTTCTGCTCGACCGTGATGCGAATTTTTTTGATTGTATTAGCCGTTGTCAAATCAGCAGACTCAGTAGCCACAGTTATGATGCGGTACTGATCAAGGAATCCGTCTAGGTTTCTCTCTGCTGTTGATGGCATTATTCGTCCGTTAGTTCTCTGAATGTAAGGTCGATTTCTCTAATGAGTCCAGACTGTCTGATTGGTCCGAAGATGTATGACTTGGTTTGAAAAATCAAAGAATGCGTTATGAGTCTTCTATCATTTAGATCACCCTCATAATCCTCAACTGTATTGACTGATGACAGTATAACTGGCACATCAACTCTTCTATCTAGTTCTGTGAAATTCATGCTGATAGTGAAGTCTGGTGTGAAGTATGGCAGTATCTGTTCTATGATCTGATATCCATCATCTATGTTACGATTCATTATATTGAGAGTAAACTCAATGTTGTATGGAACCTCGCTATAAGCATATGAGATTGTTCCGTCTGTTTCGTCTCTGGCAGAATAAACCTTGTTAAGACTATTCAATTTTCTATTTGTGTCGTATACCATCGATGATATCTCAAACGACATTCGTGGCAATATATTTTCAAAACTGCTTCTGGCTGGATCAGCCTCATCAAGTTCCTTAATCTTTCGGACAAACTTTTCTTTTGGTCCATATGATATCGGGACTTTGATTTTCTTCAGTTCAGTTCCAGCAGAGTCTTTGCGGGAGATGTATATCTCGTTGAATAGCGAGCCAAAAGCCACTACAAGTTTTCTTATACTACCATGGTAGAAGTATCGAAACATCAGTAGTTGCCCTCTGAGAATGGATCCTTATCGGTGAAATCAATGATGTCTAGAGTTGCTCTTTCTTTCTCTAGTTCATCCCCATCATCATTGTTAGCATTCACAAACTTCTTTTCAGTAGTAACAAGAGAATCATATGAAGCAAATGCGTTTGATTTTTCTCCGCGTATGAATACAAGAGAAGATGGAGTTCCTGTTTCCGTGTGAACTTGAATTGCATTAGTGAGAGCGTTGAAGTTCAATATCGTTGCAGACCAAGAAGAACTTCCGAGACAGATTCCTTGATATATCTTCTCACCCTCAAAGAAGGCACCACACACTCCACTGATTGTGAATTCTCTGACATCTGTGAGAATGTTCTGTTCAATGTCATCAACTTCCTTGATCTCAGTATCAATCTGCTCACCAGAGTAGCGGAAGAGTTCGCAGGAAATCTCGTAGGCAAAGAATGAATTTCTTGATCCAACATACTTAACTTCATAGATTCCGCCATACTCAGGAAAGTAGATTAGATCGCCTTCCTGTGGCTTGGTATCGGTGCCATACTTGGCGGCTTCTTCGCTAAATCTCTTTTTGGAAACCATTAGAGTCACGGAATCCTGAAGATTGATTCCGAATTTATCCATGATCTTATTCTGCGTTTCAAAGAACTCGTAGTTTGAAACAAACATCTCTATCTGAAAACTACGATCAAACTTTGATATGGTATCTTCACCAAACAGATTGTCTAGATTCTGAAACTTGCGAAAGATATAATGGACATCGAAGCCATAGATCTTTATCTGCTCGACCACAAGTTGTTCGAACAAATCTGACTCGCGTGATGATACCTTAAAGTAGTTGTTGCGAGCCATTTATCCCACCATGAAATCTGTTGGAAGTTCGTACTTGCTTTGGACCGTGTCTTCAATCTGAGTCAACTCTGTCATGGAATCATTGTACATGCTACGAGAATCAAACTGCATTCCGCCTGGTAGAGCGATGTTGGAGAATTTGCTTAGGTTGGAAGCCCATTGTCTCTTGATGAGTGCCGTGACATACTTCTTGAGGAGTATGTCGTTGTATATCTCTGGATAAGTCTCTGGATTCAATGCCACATAGGCTTGCACCATCAACTTATCACCAACTCCAAAAGTCTCTGACCAATCTGTATTGATCTTCAACTTGTTGGTAACACGGCTGAATCCAACACTCTTCTCTGGACTTAGGAACTGCTGTAAAAGAGAAAGATATTGCTTGGTTGTATCGTAATAAGATAGATTGGATGTACCCGTTAGAAAGCCGTTGAAATAGTCATTCAACATCAGTTGATACTGAACACTGAACATGCCGCTTTGTACGGCTTGATCTACGATGAATACTTTAGTGATGCTTATGATGTTTCCACCAGATGAACCAGCCGAGATATTGTTGGTGTTGATGTACTTGTTATCAATATCTGTTTGTGTTATGACATATGGGAGATATGCCTCTTCGACACCATCAAAATGGTACTCAGAGAAAAACTGCAATGCATCGTCTATACGATCCTCTACTTGAGCATCATCGACATTGATCTCAATAACGGGAAATCCGAGCCTTCTTAGAGCATAGTCCTTGAGTTCTTCTCTTGTGGTTACTGCCATGTCTATCTCCCTTTGTTACGAAGATTCTCAAGGTGTCTTTCGTCTATTTCTCTTTGTGCCTTAGCCATTCTAATTCCAACAACATTGGATACTATCTTTTTCATGGTTTGATCTAGTGATTCAACTGCCCACTGATTTCGTCCATCGGATTTGAAATGTCTTCTGCCATCATAATAATGAATCAGACTGTCGGGGACATACTCTGGTACCACGGATCGTATGTCTTGAATCAAGAAAACTTCACCGTCTATAGTTGCTGTATTTTCACATCGTCTAAATGTAGTCATAGTTTAAACTTATATTTCCGAAAGAATGGCATCCTCATTTCCAAGCGATTCATATGGACTGCCTGTTGCCTTGGCTCCCTTGCCTGTAGAAACACTCTTCTTGGTTGTTGCTGAATTTATAGAAGAAACAGAATCAAGTTTACTCTGAACAAGTTTGTTGAAGTAATCCAACAGATCAAGTCTAAGATTGTATATCTGTTGTGCATTCAATGTTCTATTGAAGTTAAGACCATCAGTAAAAGAATATGATGAACGGCATATACCAAGTCCAGCAAGTTCACCATTCCTCAAAATGAAAGACAAAGTTTCGGTGTCGAGAGGATTCAAGAACAATGCACTATGATTGAACGATATTCCATAGTAGTTTCCACCGCATGAACCAAACAAGCGTCCAAATGGATTGGTTCCTAGTGATGACTTGGACACATTACCAGAGGATCCTTTGTTTCCAGATGCTCCTTCAATGAAGTAGAATGATTCGATCATTGCTTCATACATGGCATTGTAGCGGTAGTTGGATCTGAATGTTTCTAGAGTAACACCGAGATCAGTAACTGAGTAAATATCAAACACATAATCATAACCATGTACAGTTGATCCTGGTGTTGTTGCATAAGGGAAAACAAGAGGACCATATCCCATAGAGAAACCAGTGTCATCTGTATATCCAGTAGCACCGCTTATTCCATATTGATACCTGTAGATGTCGCGAATGCCGACATCAGCAACTGTTGCTGTGACTGGCGCACCAGAAGGCCCAAGCACTAGATCAGATATTCTAGTGACCACCCCGATCATTCTGTCCTGACTCTCTGCATAGAACGAATCAACATCTTCAAGACCATTGAAGTTCATCACAAAACATATTTCTGAACTTGTGGTGAATCCAGTAAGAGTCGGAACACCTAGAGTATTTCCATAGAATCCATATGCAGTTAGTAGTCCACCAGTAACATCGGTGTCAAATACTCTTAACGAGTCGATGTATCCCGTATATGAGTCTGAACCTAGATGATTATTTCCGATGTAAATTCCGCCAGTATCCGTGTCTTCTGGTATTGTGCTTGCGGTTCCTGTCGTGCTGAACCTCTGAGTTGAGTTGAAATATCCCTTTATAGTATAAGTTATACCAGTTGTTCCTTCTCTAATCAAGGAAACTGCAACATGGTTCCAGTTGTTCAGGCTTATACCAGCAGTATTTACGATATTCTGTGATAGATTATATCCACCAGTTGTGCTTTTTCCCATCCATGCAAACTGTAGGAATCCAGCACCGCTGTCATATCCCAGTTTCCAACTTGCAGATGCACCAGTAAGCCCTTTCTGCATCAATGTAAAATTGTTTGATAGGGATGTTGGATAGAAGAACATTTCAAACCCATAACTTGAGTATGCGGTTCCCGTGTTTCCTTTTCCTATCCTGTTGTGCGGAGCAGTGTTTATCAGATCGGAACGCTTGACGATGTTGGTCACATAAATGCTGCCACCTGTAAGTCCAGAAAGACTTCGTGTAAACTTACCTGATGTTGGACCAAACTTCTTTTGTATTGACGAATGCACGGGCTTGGTTGTTTCGTCAAGTTGATTGTATGTCACCTGTGTCTTGGTGATGTCTTGCTTAACTGCGGTGGCAAAACTGACATATGGAGATGGATTGTCAGTCTTCAGTATTATTTCTGAACGAGGATCATACAATGCGTTTTGATCACTGCCCCTGTTGAGCGGCCTGATATATGAGCCATTCAACTCAAAATCACTGAAGGCATTCACACCCAATTCAAGATTGGCAAGGTATTCTCCCTTTGGCAACAAATCTTCAGAAATGAAAGAATAAACGGCTGGGTTGTTGGCAACATAAGTAAAAGTCGGAACCTCATTGTCCTGAAAGGACTTTGGGTTCACCGCAATCATTTTACCTAGCGAATCAAATGTTACTAGTCTATATGGCATTTACTCTTCCTTTTTATGCTCCGCTTACCAATAGTGCCGATAGGCTGTATCCGCCCGTGAGTCCTGCGGTTGTATATGCACCTGTATTGTCTTCTGGTCTTGAGAAGATTGTGGGAGGTTTAACGGAAACATAGTTGTCCCGATATGCAATCACAGCAAATAGTGCTGGCAAATCGTTGGAAAAATTGGTTGAATTAGAAACAGAATCACCACTAACAATATTTCCATAATCAACCGAGTGTTGAAGTGGTACATATCTATAACTTGCCAGTACATTTGCATTTCCAATTGTAGTTGCATTGGCTGCTGTGGATGGTATTGATGTGCTTTTTTCAGACCACATGAATCTAAGAGAGTTTAGGGAAATCAATCCACCAGACAAACCAGATGGACTTGGTGCTGTTCTTGAGGACAATGAAGTTGAACTATTGTTCATATTAGAATTGCCCCAACTTCCAAAGTGTACTGGTGTTGTTGAGAATGCTGGATCTCCAGATGCCCAGAACACAGTCATGGATTCAAACTCCACGCCCTGATAGGTTGAGGTACCAGTAATATAGATTCCATAGTCAACTGGGAACACCGAGCAGCAATATTGTGTGTTGATGCTAGAAGATGAAGATGCGGTGTAGTTGTATTTGTGTATGGATGATATACAACTCTGTAGTTGCATTGATGATGTTCTGTAAGAACAGAATCCAAAGTTTCCAACATACGAGACGCATGAATTGAGATCAGAACTCGATGTCTTCTGGCATGTAAAAGCACAAAGTCTTGAATATACAGCAACGCTTGCCGTATTCTGCATGGATGAACTATCCGAACAGATGTAAGACGAGCCTATTCCGCTTGCTTCTGAAACTATATCGTAGTCGTATGTGGTTGGCGCAACACCAGACGAAACAACTCCATCGTTGTTTCCGCCGAAGTTTCCTTCTGAACCTGGATCACCAGTGCTTTGACCAGGATCATCTGATCCTCCTCCGCTACTAGAACCCCCGCCGCTACCCTGAAATATTTCTCGTCCTGGCATGTGTTTACCTCAGAGTATTCTTCTCTTTCCTTCAAGGACACCTGTTCTCACGGCAACAGTAAGTAACTTATCTACAGCATCCCATGCAAACACAGTACCTTTGACTTTTCCGTCTCTAGTTTCATATGTTTGACCAGGAATAAATGAATTTTCAGAAAAATCGAGTGTCGAACCGACAGCATCTTTCATTCGTATTTCAATAGTCGATTGACCGCTGAATGCTGAGAAACATCTATTTGTTTCAAGTGCTGATGAGTTGAATGCACAGAATCCATATACAGAGCCAGTGCAAATGCTTCCGTAGGTCTTTACCGCAGAACCATTGTTAGCCAACACTCCATATGAGCAATTGCTGACGGTTACGCGGCCAAGATTACCCGCAGTGCTTCTATCACAATAAACACCAACATGGAAATCTTTTATACCGATGTTGTATAACAGTCCCGCTCCAAGATCAGAAGGCTCGTTGTCTACAGGCTCTCCTAACTTGGATCCAACTGCATGTATTGCAGTCTTATTGCTATAGCCACTTGTTATTCTACTTGAACCACCAAGCAATGAGTAGTACATGGGCATTGCCATGCCATCAAAGAAAATGTTTTGTACTTTCCTGAGTCCACCAGAGCGAATGGAAAGTATTGTGCCTTGTTTTCGGAAAACAGTCGGCAACAACTTTACAGTGACTATGTTTGTATTAATCGATTTCCAGTTGGCAGAAAGTCCAATGCCACCAGTACCAGCAATATTAACTCTGTGTTCGTGATAGTTTGGACCAAAGCGAATGAAGTCATTCATCATGGAGCCAGCGGGACCAGTCCAACTATAGTTGCTTCCGCTCAGACCACCCAAAATATTTGTATACTGAAACGAAGCAGTGTGTCCCTGATTGTTTGGACCAGAAGCACTCAATGCTCCTATCGGAAATGTAAGTCCAGCGAAGTTGCTAGTTGCCCCAATGGGTATTCCACTGCTTGCTGTAGTTCCGTAGTATCCAACGGGAACACTACTGATGTAGTGTCCTCTACCGTTTTGAGATGCAGTAAGAAGCCATGCATTTGATGTTGCCTCGCTTGAGTCAGCGGTTGTTCCACCAAACTGGGCACCATAGTAGGCATTGCCATACATTCTTGCCCATGCGGTATTGCCTGGTGGGATAGGAACAGCAAACCAATCATCTCGGATAGAAGACTGAACAGTCAATATACCATTCGTAACACCAGTTAACTTATGACAACCTAATATTGATGATTGTCGGGATATGTTATTTCGTGGATTCTTTGGATAAGCACCGTAATAGTAGATTGGATTGTAATCTGTATCAAAGACCAATCCATAGTCCTCTATGATCACACCATATCCAGAGATTCTTTCTGAAACACCAGTTCCAGCAGAATCATCTAGTACTGTGAATCCAGTGCTGTCGTTTGGTCGCACACAAGACATCTGAATTTCGTGTGTGACTCCGCTGTAGTATCCTGAATAACCCGCTGCTGTTAGTCCATATGATCGATAGTATTGAACATATTGCAATACAAGAATCTCTGGATCAGCACCAATCATCGCGACTCTCTCGCCTTGAGGGTGGTCGAACAGAATTGTGTCTTCTATGTCATAGATTCCACTGGCAAAGTTTATGGTTACAAATCCAGACTCTGAAATGATCTTGTCTGAGAGATACTGTATTGCTCTATGGGGAGTTCTAAATGGAGAATCTTGATCAACACCCGTATTCAATACATCATCGCCATATGGAGAAACATAGACATTGAGATTTGTCGCAATGACTACCTTCTCTCCTTCGGGAAGATTTACTCTATGTGCTGAAAATTCGCTCATTTAGTTGACCTCAAAGTGCGGTTCCGCCGCCGTAAATAGTAAGATTTAGATACTGAAAGTTATCACTGAATGTAGAACCCATTATATCGTAGACCTTAACACCAAAAGTAAGCCCTTCTAGTGTGTATGGATTGGCAATGAACATCTGTGTAGCACCAGATCCATTCTTTACAACAGTTGCCTCGACTATGTATTTGTCCTGATCGGCTGTTCCCAATTCCGTGATCATATCATGCGTAAACCGATAGTCGCCAGTTCCGAGTCTTGCTACTGTCCATGTTCCGCTTCCATAAGAAATATCCACTGTGCAGCCAGCACCAGATGATGCTCTTGCCCATCTCTTTGCCGTGTTCTTGGCAATGATTGCCCCGCCACCATTTGGACCAAGTCGATATAGTTTCGCCACAGAATCCTTGCGAGTCTTAATGATCCAATACATCACGACATGCTGTGGAACATTGTTGTGTTCAAGTCCCCCACCAGCATTGTTGATTTGACCCGATATTATTGGAGTCAAACCTGCGGCAGATACATTAATAGATCCAGTTATTGTGTGACTGTGCGCTCCAGAAACAGTGGTTATGTTTTGCTGTGGGACAGTATTTGAAGGATTTGGAGTGCCTGGAGCAAGATTTGCGATTATTCCTTTAGCATTTGAATTATCGTCACCATTTCTACCAGTACTGAATGGCCTTCCAAGATGGGTGTGCGCTCCGTCTGTGCTTGTTGCTAGATTGTGTGATGCAGCAACAGTTCCAGAAAGTGATCCAGTCAATCCATGCAAGTGCGTGTGGATTGGCATTTCACTAGAAAGAAGAGTGTGATACTCTTCTCCACCATTTCTTCCTATGAAATAGGTGCCAAATGCACTGTCTTCAGCACCAGTTATTCCTCTAGATTCACCGACGATAAACCGCGATCTCAGATCTGGTTTCTTGAATTTTGCTGGTGATGCAACCGATGTTATCAAAAATTCTTCGACGGTTCCATCGTTTAGTGTTATCCTGATGAATCCACCAGCACCAAGAGTTATTCCATGGTACTGTCCTATCTGAGTTCCGCTCACATAGGTGGGTGATACTAGTATCTCTGCATTTGTTATTATTCCAAGACCGCTGCTAGATGATATGGTGCCACTTAGAAAGGTTGCTTCAATGGTTGCTGCTCCACCAATCGTCGGAGAATACGAGAACTTTTTTCCTATGAGTTCCGAACTTGAAATATTGACAAGACCAGCACCCGCCAGTTTAGAAAATGATGCGACTTGGCTGAATCCATAGATTTTGCCGTCATCAAGTGCAGCATATAGATCTGGATATGTGGCGATAGAGAGAAGTCCACCATCACAAAGTTCCCAACCCGCTGGAATATCTGCTGTCTGTCCAGCAAAAGCCAAAACAGATCCAACTGGTTGTATCTCGCTGATATCTACACTTGAATCACCTTGGATGACATCTCCAGCCGTATTGATGATGATTCCGTCAAAGTCTGTCCCCATCAAATCGCTATTTACCATCATCACTGGCTTGATAACGCTACCAGGAGTTGATGGTGGAGTGATTGACATCTTTCCAGCATTTGTGTCTGAAAGATAGAATACTTGTGCTGCTGTATATCCAGCACCTATTGCAGAGAACAATGCGCTTGGTAGATTGATTTCACCTGAGTAGACAAGAACTATTTCTGTTCCGCTTATGCTCTCGACAACTCCAACAAAGTTTGCATTTGTCGTGTTGTTTGCCCTTGCAGGGATGTAGTAGTCGTTTGTTGGATCATATCTGACAACATCACCAACAGTTAGAACGCCACCACAGGCACCAGAAATGTCTATCTTGTGCCGCACCGAGCGGACATCTGCTAATATAACTGGATCAAATGCACTTGTTCCCATCGTAATCCTCTTTTAGAGTTCTGCCTCTGCTTCGTAATACATTACAAACCATGATGTTGAATTATGGGGGGCAAGGAATCCCCCATTGTGTTTATAATATCCCGTTATTACACTTGATGCTCCACCAGGTGAACTTGCCTTTGTGTTCAGTGTATAAGTTGGAGTTCTCATCTTAACTGGGAATGTTATCTGAGGATAAATGCCAGTCGCAACATAGATAGCATCCATGTTTGTAGTTGTGCTATAACTTATTGAGCCATCAGTGAAGAATCTATATGGTCGCTCATAAGTAGTTCCATTTGCATTCGTCTGATAGTATCTCATGCACTTCTGCATTTCAGAAGTCTGATCCCTTAGATCAAACTCAGTTGCCTCTCTACCAGATTCAAGTTGAACCTGTGCAATCTCAATGCTATAACTGTTAGAATTGATAAGATTTGGATTGATTGCTTCAGATACATCCTTGCCAGTGACAAGATCCGAGCCAGCCCTCAAGAAGAATCGTAGTTCGGGACCATCTGTACCAGATGCGCCTATTAATCCATTAGAGCAATCTGGTAGGCTGAATGTATGTGTAAACTTAGTCCACTCAGTTGGAACAATGGTGACGAATCCTGCAACTTTTTGCGAGTTCTGCTCAATGCCAGTTGATGCAAAGTCTGGTGCAGTACCACCACCAAAGTCTCTTCTAAATGACACACCAAGTCTTGAGTTTGTTACTGTAGATCTTGCGTAGAAAGAAACGGTCGCATATCCCTTTGGCAGATTCTCAATACCCTCAATACGCTGATAAAGATAGGTGCTTGATCCCGCTGTATATCCTCCTGTACCTATTGAGAACTGCAATCCATAGTTGGAATATGCAGTTGAACTTGGAAGATCACCAAGACCAAGTGGAGTTCTGTTTACACTGATGCCTAATCTATCCGCGGTCGAACCACCAGTGTTGACAAGTTTCCATCTATCAGCAGAATACCTGTCTGGTTCTGTGCTTGGATTTCTGTAGGAGAATGTTGTTCCTCTTTGCCAGATATCAAAGTTTCCATTTATCAACTTATTTCGCTGACCAGATGAACTTGATAGTCCTATGCTCGTACCCGTGCTTGAATTGCTGTCTATCACAAGACCAACATAGTTCTGCACAACTGCTGTAGTTGGCGAGACTGCAACCATCATTGGCTTGCGTACTGTGTTGACTGTGCTTGGGCTTTCAAGCGTCAACTCGCCTGGTTCCTCACCGAGGAAGTAGACCTGACCAGGTGAATATGTCAATCCAGTTGCTGAAAGGTCAATAAATCCAGAAATGGTGATCAAAGATGATGCCGATGACCCACCGTAATTTACCTTTGAGATTATTCCAATGGCTTCTGCTTCCTCTGGACTTGTGCATTGAGCCTTGACATATGAACCATAGAGTCGAGTACCAGAGGTGATTCCTTCTTCAAATCTAACAACATCACCAATGCTGAACTCATTGGGATCATGACTGATTACGATTGTGGATGCATTCAACTTTGAGTAGAGTGCATCGTAGTCAACATTCTTTGCACCAACATAGTTCATCACCATAGCAGCAGTGCTACCTAGTGCGTAAAGTATCGGCTTCCTGACTCTACCTGTGATATATGGTGGAGTCTTGGTTATCTTTCCTGCCTCTGTATCGGACAAGAAGTAGAACTCACCAGTTCCAAGAGATGTCATTGAATCTTGGCTTGCAATGCAATCTGCAAAGTTGCCAGAGACATATCCAAGAAGATTCACATCGACAAAATTTGATGTCGTATTTAGATTGACTGCTACACCAAAAGATTCAGCATTTGCTGGTGTATTCGCTAGAGCAAGAGTTACTCCATTTGTGGTTGTATCGTGACGAACAACCATACCAAAGGTGAGGCCAATGCCAGTTATTCCACCAACTGGCATTGTAAATCTTTTTAGTAGCGATCCGTTGATGACGCGAGTTGAACCATCACTTAGGAAAGCAAAGTTTCCATATGTGGTTCCTACAGAGTCAAAATATGTTTCAGTATCTACAGTTACTCCACCGCTGTGAGTGGTTATCGTAACGCGAGATGCGGGTGTATTGTCATCACCCTCGCTGAGTATGAACTTGTTGTTTCCCGAATAAAGTTTTGCATCACCAGCAAAAGCAAGACTGTCGCTGATGCGCCATGCTGTATAGGTCTTTCCGCCATCAAATGCTTTCCATAAGAAATATTTGTCGCCACATGCACCAGCAATGACAATACCGCCACCACCAGCATTGGTGATTATGGCATCTGATGTTCCGCCTGTTCCTCCATCAGAACCTACAGCACCAAGAACAAGATTGTAATCATCAATGGTGATGAGGTTTGTGTTAACTGTGGTAACAGCCCCATTGAATGTGATATTACCCGTAAAAGTATGATCACCAGGAATGACTGTATCGATGTATATCGTCCCAATACCAGAGTCATCGACACTTACTGCGATACCAGTGTCTCCGTCTAGTTCATAAACCTTGACACGATTTAACTTGTCAATGATATCTGTGTTTGTCAGATTATACCATTCATAGAATGTATCCGACAAAGTCAGGGGAGGGATTATGTAACTGATGCTTGATGGACCTGTCGGCATTTCAAGTTCTCTTTGCTATGATTTCTTCTACTAGGCTCTTTAGTCTATTTATCTCTTCTTTGAGAGCCTCTATTTCTCGTCTCATCATTCTTTTTTCCAAAAGATCATGTGCCTTTGCTTTATTGCAAAGAAACACTGCTTTTGTTCGATCATCTCGGATATAGTCTTTCATTCAACAGCCACCACCCGAAGATTCTTAACCTTGGGGATTGAACCGCTTGATGTTGAGTACATGCAAATCTTGACTGAGAATGTATCAAATTCCTTGGTTGAGGCCATCTTGTACATTATTTCTCTGAAGTCGAACTCGGATTGTGAATTCGTGCTTTGATTTCCTGTTTGGAAAGCATCTGTTCCATCAACGCTCATAAGTACATACTTGTCTGTGGAGTTGAATCCAGCGTTTATTCGTGAGTCTGAAACCTTTCCATAGACAGCAATGAATGTTCCTGCTGGCTTATTGAGATCAAGTATTACCTTAAGTTCTGTTGCAGATTCCCCAATAGGCAATGTCACTTTCTTGGAGATATATCTTGCTACAGAAGAATTAGCGGCACCAGATGTCGGTGTCAATTCCTCTGTAGTGCTGTTGCTACTGTCAATCACATTCTCAACAACCACAGTATTTGTCATATCCATGTCTATCATCGGAGATAGAAGAGTTGGTGTGACAATGCTGGTTGCCAACTTTATGTTTAGCGATCCCGTTGAGTAAACCTGATATGGCGTGGACAGAGTCATATTTCTATTTGGAACCACCGACATCTCGGTTGGAGCCATTATCTTTGTTGTAACTGATACTCCCGATGGAGCAAACACAACTGGATTTGGTTGTATCAGATTGACAGTGGCATTATCTTCAGCACCACCATAGTAGTTTTGAAGCACTATGTCGCCAGATGGTGATGAGAATTCACATCTGTTCAAGTTAAACATCAAGTCAATATTGTTGTCTCCAGTTGGCTCAGTGTTATTCTGTGGTTTGAACAATACCCCTCCAATGAAAGTGGATGCTATTCTTTCATTGGTAAGTATGTCAAAGTCTCCAATATTTGCAGCAAACAAGGAGTAGTCTGATGTATTGCATCGAACAAGTATTGCATACCTACCAGGTGCAAGATAAACTGGAGTTGAAAATTTGAAGTTTGTTGCTGTCGGAGTGCTACTGTTTGCAGTAACAGACGAAGGATTCTTAACAACAGTACTAAATGGAAGAACCACAGACGGATGAGGCAATCCATTCACAACTGGATGTATCTCAACTGTAACGGGTAGAGAAGAATCCTTGGTTGCAAAGAACAGATCAACACTCTCAAGGTAAAGACCATTTGGATAGAAATTCTGACTGATCTCAAATGTCTGTGCAAGAGGATCGATCCACTGATTGTATTTGGCTGTGTTTATGCTCTTATCGCGATAGAGGGGATTACTGACAACTTTGTTGCTGTTTGGAGTCTGTTTCCTAATATCTGGTTGTCTGATCGATGAAACGCCATAATATTCATCTTCCTTGAGGCCAGACGCTCTATATGTGGTTTCAGCAATTGTGGTTGCATTCTCAACAACATTGTTAGCATTGTCAATTACACGAAGTATCTTATTTCCAACTTCAAACATATTTGCTGGAATATCAAATACCACATTGAGTAGAGATCCGTTTGAAGAATCTGTGATAAATGGTCCAGAAGAACCGTTTACAGTGCAATACTGATTCACATTGATGTTGTCGAAGAATACATGAACCGTTGTGTTTGGCTTCATGTTGTAGACATTGAATGTGAGTGTTTTTTCCCCTCGCATCAGAGGAACAACACTCTTGTTGAGTATTGTGTTTGTGGCTACTTGCTCGTAGAACTTCTTCTTTCTAAGACGAGTTATGTAATCATATTTCTGTGTTTCGAGTGCTGTTATGAACCTATCATATCCATCAACAATAATATTCTTTTTATCAATATTAAGTCCAGAATTCACACCTCTTGGTTTGGAAAAGAAGGATGAGTTCTTTCTATTCTCTGCATCATCAAGTTCAACTGAAATTCCAGACCAAATACTCTCCCAATCATTCCACTGTGAACCGTGTCCATAAGATCCAAGAATGTTTCCAGACAGCCAAGCATCATTTGCATTATCATCATTATTTTTGACGAATGGGCGTGTAGTATTGTCATACCAGTAGTCTCCATGTGGAGTTATTTTGATATTTCCTACCCAATTTGGAAGATCAAAAGGATTTGCTTTTAGAGTCGTGCTGACTTTCGTTTGGGATATAACAGGTGTTGCAAACTTGGAGAAATTATGACATAGTATGTTATCTGTGGTTAAAGTAAGACCAGCCTCTGCTGTATTATGCCTATACTCGTATGCTTCAGAGCGGAAAGAAGATCTTAGTTCTCCTCGTTCAATGTCAATAGAACATTGGTGATTTCGATCAGATACATCGGCAATTGAATGTCCATCAAATGTATCAGTGATAATAGCCTTCACTATAGCATCTTCGCCCGTATTTAACTTTAGATTTGCAGAGATTATTCCCAATTCAAGTTCATTGAGAACCGCATATTGCTCAAGATCATTAACTCTGTTGGATATTTCTCCAATATCCTTCATAGTAAATCGTGAGTTTCCTATACGCTCGGCCTTAACATCTGTTGGGCTAAATGTGTATGCAGGAACACTTAGAACAAACAATGTCATCGAATCTGAAATGTCTTCTGGTACAATAGGGATTTCGCTAGGAACCCCGCGCAATATAGAAGGAATAGGTGTTTCATCATCAGCAGAAAGATTTCTTCCAATAACCAACTTGTCTATTCTCGGCACATATGCTGTATATGAAGAAGATACAGTAAACTTGTCGGGAATTATTCCGTTTGAATAGGTCACATAAGGAGAATTAGTTCCTGCAACAGATGCCACAAACCTAAAATCGATGGCAGATGATAGTTGTATTGATTGTCCCGATGTCGGACTTGTGTATACTGGAATATTTTCATACGATATTCCACGATACGATTCGACTGTGAGTGGACCATATCCAGTGTGTTCAAAGTAACTGTAGTTTACATTTATTGTAAATGTCGTATTGGCTTTGTATGTTGACAGATACTCTGGCTTAATATAAAGTTTTGATAGTTCATACTTCTGATCAGTCTGACCATTATCGAATATGAATCTATCGGAAATGTCTACTCCCGAACCATCTGTTATGCTGTTTATCTTCCACACATCAGATTTATTCAAGTTGAAGTAAATCTCATATGGAGTTCCAGCAGAATTTGTCTTTATCACTCGCCTAAATGTGCTTAGATTTGCAGTATTGTTGTTTATGACTTCAGATGTATCGGTGGAAGTCTTTACACGCATCTTTCCAATCATCTCTTGGTCTTGGGTTGTTATGATGCCAATGCTACGATGCTTTGCCTTTCCTACAAGGTAGTATCCACCATTTGGTAGATTTGATGTGAATTTTACCTTGTCGCCGTCTGCACTCAATATTGCCGTGACTTTCAATGCACCCACAGGTACCGCTGTATTATCTCCAACAATCTTAACCATACTATTTGCGGGAAGACTTTGATTTCCCGAAGAAGCAACAATGTAATATCCATCAGTTATGTCTAGTGGAATATTGACTCCATTTGGAGTCGTGCCATTAGCAAGACACCAGTTGAAATCCACGCCCTTGTTCAAAAGAACTTCAGGCTGCGCCGTTGTATTTGCGTTTACCTGAAATCCAACAAACACAGGATGTGTATATGCTAGTTCATCTATGTTCTTTATTACGGTAGATGCTGCTGACCCATTTGCTCTGTAAATCAATGATCTGCTATCAGAATCAAAACTATTGACTTTGTTAATAGTAGCAACTAGAGTATTGGTGTTAAAAGTGATTCCTACTGCAAGTGTATCTGGCGTGACCGTAAATAGTGGGGTGGAAACTCTCGTATCTTCGTTATACAGATATAAACTTGATTGTGCAATGGCGGCAAGAACAGCATTATTGCTATCTCCCGTTATCGATGAACTCAAGTTGTCTATTTCTAAGAAATGAACCTTGAAGTCTATTGTTCCATTTGATTGTGTGCTTATCTGAGTATTTGACTGCTCTGGTTCTACTTTGCCAACATAGCCAGTGAAATAAGCCTTGGTTAGATCTGGTGGATTGAGGGTAGTGCCAGTAATGGCTTCCTTGTACAAATAGACCCTATGACCCCTACTTGACTGATTTATATTTGAGTTAAGCGTAGTAAACAAAGGCACAAGAGACGAACTAGTAGATGGGGTGTATCGGAACTTAACATAGTTTCCAAAGTAGTTCGCTATGCTTTGATCATCATAATCGAAGGTTGATCTTGCCTTGGGTATTTCAATAAAATCCTTGGACTTGCTTTCATATTCGTAACCAAACACATAGGCTTTTCCCGTCCCAACATCTGCATAAAGGGTATTTCCGCCTGCATCTCTAAATGTTATATCGAATGGTCTTACGACATAATTGCCACTTTCATCATATGTTCTTTCTGCAAACAATTTAACTAGTTCGGAGTACTGTGTTTCTTCATTTTTTCCGACAATCAATCCATTCTGATATCTAACAAGATCTATAAAGTCCTCACCAGACAGAGTCTCAATGAATTTCAATACAAGATCTATCTTATAGCGATGCGCTCCAGGAGCGTTGTAGTTGTAACTTCCACTTGCTGGATCCTTTATGGTATAGTCTTCTTTGTCAGTGACTATTGTTGAAACAACATCAAAACCCATAAAACCTGTCGGGTTTGTGAATTGTCTTATACCGTTGCTTACGGTGTATGCTGCCTCAAACTGTGCAGTAGACTTGACAAAGAATCCATTGATATAGTAGATACCATCGTTAACTCCAACAACCTTGCAGACTCCCGTATGTGTTGCAGAGGCTTCTGTTTCGGTATTTGTTGGTATGCTTATGGCAACAGTCTTGTCTGGGTTGGTGCATTCAAGGGTTACTCCAGCCGCAAACTGTGAGCCAGAAAGGTAACTTACTACAGCAATTCCATATGGATCTGTTTCTCCATAAGACTCCTTGTAGTCAATTACCTTTGCCTTTACCTGAATATCACCATTTCCATTCCTTTGTATTAGACTATAACCAACAATATCAGACGGGGAAATGGTAAATATTGGTGCCGAATAAGTAGATGGTTTGATTCGGACAAAGTTCAAGGTCTGAGTGGATATTTCACCCCCAAGTATTTTGCTTCCATCCTTGAAAATATGATTTCCAAATCGCTCAATCTGATTCTGTAGGATGGTCTGCAACTGCGTCAGTTCTCTGGACTGAACGGAGTAGCCAGGTCTAAACAGCATTCTGAGGAACTTTTTGTCCTCATTAAAGTCATCGTAATATGGATTGATATTGAACAGCGAGGGGTCGTAAGAAGGCATCTACTCTTGCTCCTAGAAACCAATCACGATCTTGAACTCTTCGGCTTGTTCGTAATTTCTAACGATTGGTCTTACATTTTCTATGTATAACAAATCTCCAGAACCTATTTCGATATCCGAATTGGTAATAGAGTTTATATTGGCGGCTATGCTGGCTTCTGCGGTCGATCCGTAGGCCGAATAGAACAATGGATCACTACTGTTGAAAGAACCTTTTACATCAGTAAGGCTTAATGTTCCAGTGTTGCCAAGTCCACCAGTTACGGCAAAATCAACAACCGTTCCCGTCACCTTTTTCAAAGTTGTGGAATTGGTCTGTGAAACAATGCCATCTATAGCGTCACCAGAAACAAGTATTTTATCTGTAAATGGCGAAGATGTAGTAACGAGTGTCAATCGTGTGGTCAGGTTGTATTCTCCTACATCTGTTATTTCCACTCTGTCCAACTGAGTAGATGCTATTCTTCCGTAGTTTTCATCTCTCAATCCTCCCGTAGACCCAAACACAAGGAACGCACTTCCACTTGTCAGTCCGAGCGAGAATTGCCCAACCTTTTCTCCAAACTCCTCATCAACATCAATTATGTACGAACTTGGAAGAGTAGAACCTGTTGTGAAGAATATTGACTTGCCCTCTACAAAGGCTCCATTGGTACAGTTCAACAATACACTTCCTTCACTCATGTCAAACGAAACCACCGTTCCAGAAGCAGACAAGGTCAACCCAGTGATTCCCGAATATTGGAATGCACTGTCTCCCGTGACAAAAGACCCAGAGAATGTTAGACCAAAATAAACGCGACTTCTCAACGATGCTTCATCTGAGAATCTGAAGTTACCAACAACATCAACAAGATTTACCTGATGGAATTCTGAACCTGGAATCCTCTCTGATCCAACAATACGACCATTTGCCAATGATTCTTTGCCGATAAGGTAATTACCAACTACAAAAGTACCAGCATTGTATTCATCTCTGGTTCTGTATATTGAAGTCTTGTTAGGCTCTTTCTTTATCAGCAACTTGAGTACCACATCTTCTTCTACGCCAGCAAGGGTAAGACCGCCATAAAGATACGGATTCTTGATTATTCCAAACTGCCTATAGTCATTTCTTGTTGATATCTTGCCGCCCTCTGTCCCATCAACTTCCATGATGATCATGAGATCGGATCCACCAAATTCCTTTATGGCATCAGCACCATGGCCTTGGGGGGTTGATAGTTCCGTTGAAATGGAATTATTGAGAGCCTGAACACCAGATCCAATAGTTACACTTGAACTTTCTGTGGTTATTCTTGGTCTTGCATATGTGTAGTTCTTGCCTGGATTAATCACAGACATAGTGACCACTTTCTTTGCATTGGTGGTATTGGGAACAACAACTGCATCCTGACCATCACCATCGACTACAACATATGGAACTATCTTGAATTGTGACTTGTTTTCTGATTCTGCTATTTCAAGACTGCGGGTTAGAGATGGATAGACATTCGCATAGTAGTAACTCGCACCAGCATTCCCATTCTTATAAAAATTCAATATTCTGAAATATTGACCCACTCCAGCACCTTCGGAGACATAAAGACCATATCCATCCCAATAAGAACTACCGATTGTTGCGCTCTCTTGTGAAGCATCAAATGCGATATAAGACGATCCCGCCACATTCGGAGTTATTCCCTGTGTTGATAAGAATGAGTTGTATGCTTCCGTCACATATCTTTTTGCTGAAGATATCTTTGAAAATGTGGGGCTTAGAGAAGCGGTAATCGAAACGGAATCTATTGAACCTGGTCTTGCCCTCTGTTGAACTAACTTTTGCTCCACCCGATCTTTATCTGTAACCGATGCAAGATACACGGGAATATACTCTTCTGTTATAAAACCCAAATAATCTTCGGGTACAGAATAGATGTACTTCCACTTATATCCGTCACCAGTTGTTATGATGTCGGACGATTTACCCGTTGGCATTATATCCGATGTCCCATCGGCATACATGCACTTGTAGACATTGTATTCACTGGTCATCACATAGTATGTTTTTCCAGCCATGTCTTTTGTTTCGGTATACGCATCATATACTTCACCAGCAGTCCAATTGACACGCGGAATCACTATCCGCATGTTGTCTGGTTGAATCCTCTTGATGAACAAAATGTTCCTGAATGTGTCGTATACATTTCTTGATGATTCACCCACTGATGGCGGAACTGTATCACTCTCTACAACAGTCGTGGTTTCTGCATTGTCCGTATATGGAGTGGCTCTGCTTACAAAAAGATAATAGTTTTCTTGTGTTGTAAGACCACTCTTGATCATCTGAACAAGATCTGTCTTCAGTAGGGTTTTGAGAGCGTTGTTTGCCATATTAGAAGTTCGGTGAGGTTAGAGTTGTGCTTTCGATCAGACCATACTGATTGTCATCGCCAGTGGTTCCTTCGTATGGACCACTGTTTGGATTTGAATGGAAGTGGTATCCTATCGGCATTCTGAAGAATGGGTTCAATGCAACGGATCCAAATGATGCTCCTAGTCCAGTACCACCACCCAATGGTCCTGTTAGACCCTTTATTCCTCTGATATTCGGGTGGTGATAAACTCTCCAATAAGCATAACTGAATCCCTGTGCTTGTATGTATCCCTCTATACTACCGCTTGATCCAAGAGGAAGTCCTTGCGGGTCATGGGTTTGTCCCGCTGATGTTTCGGGGACAATGCCAATGCCATATAGAACTCTTTGTATCGTTGCCGTGTAACCAGTGGCATTGCTGTCTATGAGGGTGAATGTTATACCCTCAACAAATCCACCGCCAGTTATGCTTGCTGATGTAGTGTCAAAATCTATCTGCTTTAGATAGAAAGCACCTTGTGTAGCACCGACTCGCTGAAACTCAAAGACACTGGCTGATATCAGATTTCCATTAGATCCACTTGCCGCAATAGTTGACCATGTTACGCCGCCATTGAATGTAAAACCAACTGGAGTGACGAGTAGTTTTCCACCACTTTGGCCGTATGCTTGGTATGAACTGAATGAATTTCCTCGGGGGTTGAATCCATTGACATACTTGTTGTATAGATCGGCGGTTGTGCCAATTCTATATGGTGTATAGTGACCAATGAAAGGAAGTTCATATCTCTGCATCTCGGAATGAAATGGAAGAGAATCTACTATGTCACGCTTGATGAGAACATCACCGAACATCTTGAATCCCGCAGGATGCACCAACTTCTTGTATATTTCTTTATAGGTAAGAAATGGTACTTCGCTGCGTAGAGCATATGCAAACTCCTGATAGTAGTCGGCATCATACAGTTTCTTGTTTGAACTAAGTTTTCCGCTGTTGGTGGCGAAGTATCCTGGATAGGATGTCACGGCTCCAATCGTGACATTTACTCTAGCAAGTCCGTTTCCTGTATTCGATGCTATTGATATTGTTGGTGTCTGATCGTAACCAATTCCAGAATCGATTATCTGTACTCCCGTGATCTTACCGTTTTCCTTCACCGAGTCTATTGCCAACTCAAGCCCAAATCCATTGTAAGATGTAGAACTTGTAACAACATCGCTTCTGGAATATCTAAGGCCACCATCAACTATTTCATATCCACTTATTACAGGATAGACACGCTCCAGCAGCCTTCCACTTGATGTATCAACATAGACATCCAGATTCGGTAAGAATGTGCCAAACTTATTCTTGATGAATATTTCGTTGATATCATAGTATTCTTTGCGATACTGAATGACATCGGCAACTTCTGCGTATGCAATGACATCACCATTCAATGGATTGATCTGAACAACTTGATGACCAGCCATCTGAAAATTGGCAGTTCCTCCAGTGTTGGTTGTCTTCAGAGAAAACTTTTCTATCCATCTTCCATCAGATGCCTTCAGAACATCATTACCAGGATAATAAACCTCGGATGCCGCGTTGTAGATCAGTCTGAAAAGAAACTTGAAAGACTTTTCTGTTCCTTTTGCTCCATAAAAGTTTCTTGCATTCTTGAGAAAATTGGCCTCACTAACGATATTTCCAGTTGAATCTGTAGCCAACTGCAATGGAAAGTTCTTTAGATACATTTCTCTGAAATCAAGGACAAATAAACCGATGGTTGTGTCTACATCGGTCATATCCATAAAACTATCGATGATACCAAATGGATTTAGATTCCTTTCCATCCACTCGTAATATGCTTCAACAAAACTTCTGAAACCCTCATGATCTCTGTTTATAAAGTCTGGAACCTGATCAACAATCAGATTGCTCGGTCCAAATCTTTTTATAGTTCGGGGAGACTCCTCTGAAAGAGCAAGAGTTGCCGCTGGTGCGGCTGCTCCTGTTCCAGTATTGAGAAGTAGGGGTATATTTGCCATTAGATATTACCGCGAGACACATCGACCGTGTCAACAACAATAGATCCAGAAATATTTTCGTCTATTTTTAGTATCTGATTTCTCTTTGGTACAATGTCAAATCTTTGATCTGGCTCGACAGATATTTCGATATAAGATAGTTTGTTGCTGCTGTAGGGATTGAAATTAACCAAATTCACTTTTCCTGTTTGATAATCCACCGATCCGATACCACTCTTCAAAACTACTTTAGATCCGTCCTTTATGGTGTATATTGAAATAGATCCATATCCATCGTCCTCTAAGAAGCAATCGACCAAGAGATTTGTTGATGTGTCTTTATATTTGAACACGGATGAGTTCAGTATGGTGTTATTGCCATCAAATGGATGGTTCAGTTTTGCTCCAAAATCTAATATGAAAGATGTTGGAGTCTCGCGCGGTATTAGTTTTTTGGCAAGTTTTGTTGATATCCTGTTACTCACCATTGCCGTATTAGAAAGGTCAACCAATCTTGTGAGAACAGAATATCTGAATGATCCATTGAATTTTTCAAGACTAGTATTTGAATAGTTGACTATAGTTGCTGATGCAGAACTACCAACTCTGATATCGCTTTGAGTTGTTCTGGATGAATCATATGTTACAAAACAATTCACTTTGATGTATGTGTAGTCTGGGTCAACCAACTCTGGAGTTACGGCTATTACCTTCTTCTTTGACAGAATATTGGTCTTTATTGATTCCTTGGCAGCATCGCTCAATATTTCCCCACTCTTGGGAAGTATTGATACGAATACCTTACCGTAAACTGGAGGATCATTTTCCTCGCCACCCCAAACTCTAACCGCACTGGCAGCAGAGTATTCCTTTAGTATTATGCTTTCATAATCTGAAATGGTGACTGCCCTATCTTGAGACTGATAGTACTTTGGAGCGGTGTATCTTATTTGTTCTTCCGTATCTCTTTCGGCACCACCATATGATGCTGTTACCGTGTCCACACTTGCATCAAAATCATTTCCACCAATACCATTGAAAGTAAATGATGAAGCAGCATCGGTATCAGAATTTCCTATTGCATTTCCAGCAGATCCCTCTGTCTGAAAGTAGACTATCATTATGTAACTCTTATCCGCTGGCTTGCTACCAAGTATTCCATCTCCGAAAGAAATCTCATAGTTTCCTCTAAAGTTTTCATTGATGAAAAATACCTTAGAGGTCGAGTCCAACTGAAGATAGTCGTCATTAACTTTCCACGATTCATCCATATTGGATAGATCGGTTGGACTATTCATGACATATATCTTGATCAGACTTTTGTCTATCTTGGCAGAGGGGATCTCAAATCGTATTGCGTTTATTGTTGAATCGTAAATATACGATGCAGTCTTATAGATACCTTGCCTCACCTCAAGATTGGAAACTTTGTATGGGACAGCATCTTTGTTGACCTTGAATGAATCAACAGTGCTAAAGGTGTAATTATCTCCATCCTTAGAAGAAAAAAACTTTGTTCCAATCGGGATGTAATTTGGAACTCCAGAGGTAGTTCCCATTGTAAGATTCAGTACAGCCGTTGCAGCAGTGCTTGAATTTGGGACATATCCTAGATTTTTACCAAGTGAGACAAGTGATCGCCTCATTACTGCTGAGTCAATGAAAGACTCTGCTGCCAACATATTTGCATACACAGCCGTGTAGTGTGTATTATAGGCAAGTAGATCAAGAAGAATATTTATTCCCGATCCCTCATAGTCAAAATCTGAAAATTCAGATGTACCAGAGAGATAAGTCTTTAGATTTTCCTTTATTGCAAAAAAGTCTAATTCTGTCACTGGTGTTGTTACTACACGATTTGGCATTTTATCTTAGCCTCTCTATGCTAACAAACACACTAGACACCTGTCTGTTGTTCAATAGCATGAACGAAATCTGTGTTTCGAACGAGTTTTTCTTTTCGTTGAAGGAAACAATCACATCATTAACCTTTGCCCTTGGCTCATGTCGATTGATCATGTCTATCAAATTTGACCTTAGTTGCATGGCTATGATCGGGGTTGCTGGCTCAAATAGGAGTCTTGTTATCCGTGCATCGATGTATGGTTGAAAAGGCTTGTCATGACGATTCATCAAAACCAAATTTCTTATGGCTCTTTTAACAGCCTCCGCATCCGTCTTTTGAGAGACATCAGCAGTAACTGGATGAGGAGTAAAATCCAAATCCAAATCTTTGAAAAAGTTTTTCCTTATGATGCTCATCTATAGTCTTTCGCTGAATTGAGAAGGAATGACACCTGATCTCGGGTGTATTCCATGTGGGACTTGACATCCGTTTCATCAACATTGTCTATAGTTTGCAAATCACACCATTCAATTGTTATGTATCCATAAACTACGAGGCTATCGCTGCAAAACAGCGGCAAAATCGAGAAGCCTGTGGTATCATGGAGTTCATAGAACTTCTTGGTGTTTGACTCAAACAAAGAAGAGACATTTCTTATATGCGGATTGTTTTCTCGCAACTGCTGTATGATTTCCACGAATCTACTAACAAGAACATCTTGCCTAAACTGCATGGTAGATGATATTTTTGGATCACAAGATTGATGCGATATGCTCATCCTTCGCATCGAAGACCCATCAGCAAACTTTCCACCATTATGAAACTGAGTAAGTGAAACGCGAGAACCCTTGGACTTCATTCGAAGTTCTCCAAGAAGATCAGATATACGCATATTGACTGTATTAAAAGTTTCCTCGCGTTTTACTGCTCCACGCTTTTTGAAATACCTTATTATTGGTTTAGACGCAATGAAAGCACCTATAGCCGCAGTAATAGCACCCAGAGCGGCACCAACAACCTCTAACCAACCCTGCAATGAATCCGTAATCATTAGTTTCTCCAAAGTAGCAAATATTTATCAGATACAAATATGACGAATATTAACTCTTCAGACTTGGAACAAAATCCAGAAAGTTTACGGGCGCACCTTCTATCTTAGTACCCGTTTCTGCTGCTATATCATCAAGCCCCTTGCTAAAGTCAGGCTGTAGAATTAGATTCTTAGCCAACTTTGCGCCGAAGCATGGGTCGGTCAGAGCAGATGATATGATTGTATTTCCCAAGGCATAACGCTCCACAAAGGCTAACGCCAAGGCAAATGTGTTGTTGTCATTGTTTATGAGCGTCTGAATATTACTCTGTAGCGATAGAGCATTCTGCGTCAACTGCCTCAACTGACCCACCGTATCGGCTAAACCAGAGGCTCCACCAAGTGCCAACTGAGTTTCGATGTTGGACAGTACGGTTCCTATCTGATTCATATTCTGCCCAAAGTTCTCAAAGAATGGACCAGATATCTGTGGATTTAGAGACGAGAATGCATTGGAGAAGTTGTCCTCAAGCAACTCACCAGGATCCTTCAGTAGATCCTTTATACTGTTGTAGGCAGACATTACTCCTATGATTTGATCCAATCTAGGAAGAACTCCGTTGTCTCCTCCGAGTTGAACACCACTCAGCCGCGCTGTATGGGCATTGAAAGCACTTAGTTCTGTGTTTAGTCCACTCAAAGCACCATTGAGTTCTTCCAAAGAATTGTTAAATGGACTATCTGCGCCAAGAAGTTCATTCAACTTGTTTTGGTTGCCCCCAAGTTTTTTGCCAAGTGCTTCCGTTACTTGCTGAACTGGATTTCTGAATGCGTTTCCATCCATGAAATCTGCAAGAAACTTCTTTGCATTTGCTGGTAAAAGTTGAGATATGAGGCTGCAATTTGCAGCATCAAAGATATTTGGATAACCAGGTTGATTCTGCGGCCACACCATTAGCCAGCCTCCACATTACTACTTGATATAAGAGTATCTCCGCAACTGGCGGAATCTCCCATCCTACAGATACCTATGCCTCCAACAACCACGCTCTGAGATCCCACAGTCATAGTGGGGGAACTATGGGGTGAATCCCCGTGTCCCTTGACCTTGCTGCCAATTATGGCAACGGGAAGACCATTTATCTCAACTGATAAATTTCCAGAGGTAATCAATCCGCCAGCACTATCTGCGCCAACTCGACCAACGCTAGGCATTAGAAAGAACCCCCGTCAATTTCGGTTATGTTGAATCCAGCCAACAACTCAAATCCAGAGTCATAAATGTAAGGCGGTATGCCGTATGTTTCGCGCTTGCAGACATAGGTGAAACCATCATCGCTAAAATACACAACATCACCAACTTTATACCTTACTGATAGGCTAAAAACCCCACGCCAGTTTAGTGGGATCATGTCAAGTCTCCGACTGGAACGGTTGGATCAGACCCCCCTCGCGGAGAGTTTAGTTTGATCGATGGGGCTTCTCCCGATAGGAAGACATCCGAGTTCTTGGCCGTCTTGACAACTGCATTCTTACCAGATTTAAGAACGATGTTTCCTTCTGCCTCAACTACAAAGTCGCCATTGACTTTGAAATAGCGGCTGTCTTCAACTGTTTCTCTATACTTCTTCTTTACCGTAAGATCTACATTCTTCTCAACTGTGCCACGGACATTTCCCGTTACATACAGATTGACATCTCTATCCACTTGTATGTTTAGATCTCCACTATCTTCTCCAGCCCCAATGTATATCTTTGCCGAGCCGTCTACTGTGATCTTGGCACTACCCTTGATATGGACAAAGTCATCACCAGCCAATATCTCATAGTTGTTTCCTTTGACCTTGTGAACCCGAGTTCCTTTTGGGTCTTTTTCCCAACCATTTGCAACTTCCTCAAAACTTCCACCTGGATGATAGGTGTGGTGACGCTCCTTGTCTTTGGTATCATCCCACTCCTCGACCATCCCACTCTCTGTCGCAAAGACCTTGTTCTTGGGATATTTCGGTTTGTATGGTGACTCTGGCTCAGTCCACTTTTCGACATCATTACTGTCGAGTGCTACTGGAACATCTTTCTTCTTGTCTTTCTTTCTATCCTCTATCACAGTCTTATCTGTGTTTTCACCAGTGGCTAGAAAGTTAACATCAGAGTGTTTCTTGTCAACATATTCCTTTGTGGGATAAGTTTCCGATGGATCATTGAAGCCAAACTTCTTGTTTGCAACTTCATCAGGAATACCGCCAACAGAAAACATAACAACTGGCTGCTGTGCATTTGAACCATCTCTGAAAAAACCAAAGACATGAGAACCAGCCACAAGTCCAGTTGGCGATTTACCAACCCCGCTTATGGATGCACTTGTTATGTCTTGCAATGGGTGCGCCCACGGCAAATCATCCGTAGGAAGCATCTTTTTGTTGGGTGGGTGGTATCCAAAAATACGAACTCGCACCCTACCCAATTTCAATGGGTCATCTGTGTCTTCAACGACACCAAACCACCAGACGAATCCAGCCTGACCCATTATGTCCATTTATCATCGGTTCCTTTCGGGAGTGCCGAAGTTTTCGTTTCCCCACCGTTCCCAGTCGAGCAACTCTTCCTTTGTATACGGCAACTTGTTCAACTTGTCTTGAGTTTCGCGGGGAGTTATTACCTTGCGTTCGTTCTTCTCTTCCATAGTATTCTCCATTCTGTATAAGGTTACTCAAACTTGTCGGGGATACCCTTTATCAATGAATCCTTGGCAATATCTATGATGGTTCTGTATCCTATTTCAGGGTCATTGCTTATTGTATGTTTTATTCCAAATATGAGATATCTGCCACTGAGATATGGATCAACCCAATCCTGTTCATTTTCGGAAAGATATCCAGCCTTTGGTATGTCAAACTCAATTACATCAAGCAATCGCAAAGATGAATTTCCTGCAACCATTTTGGTAAGTCTAATGGTATTGAACTGCTCAAGAAGACTATTCCTATATTGAAAGAACTTCTCTGGTGTTTCATTCTCTGCAACATCATCAAACTTTTTGTTTTGAACTGGCAGAAGAGCCATGTTGCCAATATTTGTTTGCTTCATGGATTTCTCTGTTGCGGGAAGCAGAGGATATTTGTTCAAATGCTTAGATGATCCAAATATATCATCGTAGTTTACTTCATTAGACTTGAATTTCTTAGTCGTTATATCGTGAGTATAAAGAACACTTGAGTACATACCCATCTTGTATTCTTTTAGTCTGTCGAAGTAAGATCTAACTGTATATTCCTGCGTCTTCTCAAGAAATCTATTTACATCGGTTTGATTTGCTGCATTATTTGGCTCATATCTAAATTTCATTTTTGGTCTATTTTCAACCTTGGACATTATGTCTGTAAAATGAAATCCATCAACATCTTCATAGAATACAAAACATGATGGGTTTGATGGAGTTGTTCCTGGAGAAAATGCTCTGTATGCCAACCAGTTCATACAATCCAGTGGACTCCAATATGGAAATATAAACTTGAATGTCTTTGAGCCTGTATCACCTATCTCATGCAGTTTCTTGATATCCGCATCCGATGTGAAATTTTCTATGAACAAATCTCTAACCATCTTTCCGATGGTTCCCTTTTTCGAACATGCTACGCGCATCATTCCATTCTTATACTGTATATCGCTTACGAACTGCAACTTGTATACTTGGCCTTTTTCATTAGTTGATCTGCCAAGTCCACGGACAGCAAACACTTTTCCAGTTAGTGTTACTATGTCGGTAGTTCCTCTTGTTCTATAAGACACCTGTATAGTCTCATTCCCAACCAACGGTATTGTACCAGAGTAGTTCAACGAATCAGCAATAACAACCTCACCGAACAACTTGTTATCAAATATGTTTTCGTAGATATCCAACTCAACAAACTGACTTATCAAACTTACGGGATCTCCACCTCTATTTGAAACTACCGTGAGGGTGAGCAGATCGAAATCGTTTGGCTTATCGTAAGACTTTGGGTTACTTTTCATCTAAGTTTATTCTCAATGTCTTTTTCAAGGTTCCCCAGACTCGACTTATTGACTATCAGTATATTTCTCTTCTCGTCGTTTTTCTCTATTTCGTATTCCCTATTAGTTACCATACCAACTGTATAATCTTCAAAGATGTATCGTCCAATAGGCGTGGCACCAAAAGTAAATCCCATGTCAGTAGAAGTCAAGTACTCATTATGAAGAGATGATGGTATTCTTGGGTTCAATTCTTCACCATCAGAGTTTTCAAAATGGTGGGCTGCATACGGTGATTCTATGACTTTTCCAATCTTTGCGACATAGTACACAGGTACACCCAATCTGTTCTTACTTGCTCCAGCAATGTAGTCTCCCTCTTGGGGAACCCATGCTGTTTTTTGGGTAAACTCCACGACAAGTTTACAATACGCTGGATCATACGAAGCAACCCTACCGTTCTTCAGAGAATCCTGTATTGCTGGCTGTAGACTAGCACTTGTAACTCCAGTGGCATAGACGATGTCATTGATTCGGAAAGAACCTCCGAAAGCATCAATACCATTGATATCAGTAAGGAACATGGTGTATCCAGGATACTTTTCACTGATGTAGTTTTCGAGTGATTGACTACTTAGCATCCAATCGTAATAGGGATTGATTAATTTGTTTATAGTCAATGAAACCCAATGAAGATTGACATCTCCATATGTTCTATGAGCAAACATCTCAGGTCGTTCACCATCACGGATGGTGGAGTTTAATGGAAATGACCTTTCTTCTATCAGATATTGATCAACATCAAACCTTACGATGATGTCCGTCATATCCTTGAACCCTTGGGGGGTTATGTATGTTACCCTTGGAAATTTATCGTACATCTTTAGAATCCGTGGATGATGTGTTCGTTTGTTAGTTGTTCCATTTCCATGAAACCAAGTTCAAGACGAATAAACGCTGGTTTTGAGTCTGGAAATGTCTTGAACGACTCTGTTGGTGAGTAATCTACATTTATAGATTGCAGAGCAAGCCTGGGCATCTTTGGTAGATTATCATTGACAAATAGATTCCCAACCCCATCTATTGTATAAAATGACATCTCAAACTCTGCTGGAAATGTAAAAAATGCACCACCAGTTCTAAGTCCAGGATAAGCATGATATCTCAAAAGTCGTATTATGTCTAATGCTGTTTCTGCCTCTGTTGGATTCTTCGGAGCAAACTCAAATGAAAACTGATGTGTCCGTATTGCTGGATCTCTAAACAAAAGTTCTCTTCTAGGATTTGCACTTGAACGGGTGTTTGCATTTCTTGCTCCTTGAAAATTCAAATCACCAGCAAGATTTACAACAGGTGAAACTGCATCAAGGCCAAGTGTAATTTTACTAAGACCACCAAGACCACCTAGAATAACATCTGTTACTGCTTTTACACTGCCTCGTTCAACCAAACCAGCCAGTCCACCTCGTTTTCCAGTTATAGCATCAGACAATGACTTAATCGGACCCATTTCTTCTTCAGAATACACAAGTTGATCACCAAATGTTATCTTTTGAGGCATGTATAAACAGATGGTATCCTTGGTCTTTACATTGGCATTATTGAATCTTCTGTTTGCGAGCAGTATGTTCTGCTCATTTTTTGGCCTATTTACTTTTCGACCAGATATTCCCTTCTGATCGTAGTTCTTTGCAGTTTGATTTTTTGGATCAAGAAAATCTGTTGTCTGCACTAAACTCTGCAAAAATTCTGCTCCTTCTTCTTTGGCTTTGTCTAAAACTTGTCCCCCAAATTGTAGCCATCCCGAATTTTCCCCACCTTCGAAATTTGCTAGTCCAAAATCTATACCATTGGAGTCAATGAACCCAGGTTGAGAGAGTGTAATACCATCAACTGAATTTTCATATATCCGTTTTGCTTCTTCAAAATCCTTGGAAAAAGGATCATAACCACCTTGTATTAATGCCCCATTTATTTCTTCATCAGAAAGTCTCCACTGATTGCCACCTCTGGCAAGTACAGCACTAACAGCCTGATCCCTGTTTCGTTTCTCTCTGGTACTAAGATTTACTTGCTCGGAATCTCCTTGATAAATATTGAGTACTATGAAATGTTTGTATCTCGCATTATTACCAAGATCATGTGGATAGTAAAGAAGTCTTGGCAAATCTTCGCCCAATGAATAAGTGGATTTTTTTATGAAATCCTTAAACTCTGGTGATCGTGTTGCATCCGACTGATTGGACTCAACGATCATGTCCTCAAGTGAATCGGCAGCAAAAAATCTTTCATAGTATCTCTTATTGGAGCCAGCGGACGCAGTAAATTTCAATTCTGAATAGGTTGCGTCCCCTATAGTCTCATCTTCTTTGTATCTAAACTTTGTTGTATTATCGTGCATCGCCATATGTCTAACCTAGAGAAAAAATTCCTTCAGGGTACATTTAGCCCAAAGAATCCAAAAAAATACAAGGGCGACCCAACCAAGATTATTTATAGAAGTTCTTGGGAAAGAAAGTTTATGGATTACTGTGATTTAAAAGATTCCATCATCGAATGGTCTAGCGAGTCAACTGTTGTTCCATACAGATACGAAATGGACGGAAAACCTCATAGGTATTTCATAGACTTCAAAATAGTGGTCAAGGAAAGCAAAGGATCCACTCAGACCTACTTGGTCGAGATCAAGCCAAAGAAGCAAACCAAACCACCAAAACAACCAAAAAGAAAGACTAAGACCTATTTGTATGAATCTATGCAGTATATCAAGAACCAAAACAAGTGGGATGCTGCCAAAAAATATGCTGAAGCAAGAGGATGGAAGTTTATCATCCTGACAGAAACCGATCTAGGAATAAAAAACTGATGGCCGAATACAACGACAAGGAAATGGACGGAATCTTTGGTAGAGCCATTGGCAACCTAAAAAGGATTGTCGGTGATCGAAAAGAAAAGGATGAAGAGGTTGATGATTCCCTAACTTTAAAGTCCATATTCAAATCCATAAAGGAAATGAAGGACGAGAGTCTTGATAAAACTGATGATCCAGATGATTTGTCTCTAGACTCGTTGAAGTGGTTTGAAGAGTTTGCAGTAGATGCATATGAGGATATAACCAACTCTAGTCAGTATGATAGGAGAACAAAACAGAAAATACTCCGAAACAGTGTGTCTGATTACTACACATCCAAGATAAGAAGCGGAACTATGTGGACTTTCGCTTACAATCCAGAAACAAGAAATGAGTTAGATTATTGGGATAGATTTCCACTTATCATAATGCTTATCAGCGAAAAAGACGATCCAACATCTTTTCTTGGGATGAACCTACACTATCTCTATCCAAGGTACAGAAGATTAGTTCTGATGAGTCTTCTTGGCTATATGAACGGGGATCTATCGAACACCGAGAGTAGAATAATGTTGATGAACCTCAATAAACTCAGAAAGTTTCCAAATAGATATGGTAGGGTTTGCATAAGAAGATACAAGTATAAAAACATACTTGGAAAGATGTTGAGAATACCACCAGAGCATTGGATGAAAGCGATATATCTCCCAACATATCAATTTGTAGGGGCAAGGCCAA